CTCCCCCTTCTTACCTCCTAAGGGTGAAGCTGAAGAGGACAAGTTCACGGCTCTAACTGAACGTATCGAACGACTTGAGATCGATCTCTCTAAAGCTGAAGAGATTATCAATAAGTTGCTCGAAAATGAGTTCAGGGTAATTCAGGGTGGTGGAACAGGTAACCTAGACGATGATTATAACGAACGCTATTTAGCTTGGTGCGAGAGAGAAGGATATAAACCAGGAAAAGGATTGGTTGTTCATCCTAAAGATCAAGAAGCGTATGATTATGAAGAGATTGTGTATGATTATGATGATAATATTACTTATGATCTATTATCATGATCGAGCGCGGTAGAGCTAGTAAAGGGCGTCGTAAGAACGAACAAAGTCACCCCGCATGGGCTGGCGACGATGATATTTGGGAGTATCTAGAATTTCTCGAAGACACCATTATTGCCCAGGATGAACGTCTAGAGCGTCTTGAAGAAGATCTATATGCGGCTTTTGATAGGATAAACCGAAAACCTGTAACCTACGAGGATAAGGATGATCAACGAAGAAATTAGAGTATTAGACCATGGTTTTATACGGTTAGATGGATTGATGGCCGATGATCTCAGTGTAGTGAATTCGGCCCGTGTGTCGTTTGGTTCAAGGCATACAGAGATTGAAGAGGGTGACGAGAAACTTATTCAGTTTCTACTTCGGGAACGGCACGGAACCCCCGTAGAACACAATGCGTTCAGGTTCCACGTCAAGGCTCCTATCTTCGTGTTTCGTGAATGGCAGCGCCATAGGATTTCGAGCTACAACGAACTGAGCGGTCGTTACAAGGTCTTCGAGAACCCGGATTTCTATATTCCCAAGGAGTTCCGTACTCAAGTGGGTAAGCCGGGTCAGTATACGTTCGAGAAGTGGCAGGGGAATACGCAGATGGCTCAGACTGTCTTTCTACGTCATTGTCAGGACGCCTACGACCTTTATAAGTGGGCAGTGGATTCAGGGATGGCCAAAGAACAGGCACGTCTTGTACTGCCTCTGAACCTCTACAGTGAGATGTATTGGACAACGAACTTGCGATCAATCATGAACTTCCTGAGTCTTCGTAACGATAAGAATGCTCAGTGGGAGATTCGTGAATATGCTAGAATAGTTGAAGAGATCGTAACCGAGCATATGCCTCTAACAATGGAGGCATTCCAGTTAGGAGGTAGAGTTGCTCCGTAAACCTCCTGTAGGGATCCGTCTTGCTGAAGATGAACTAGTGTATTTCGACGCCCCTACTAACTTTTCAAGTACACAGAGAAACAATAGTTATGTTTCGGGATATCGGGATGGTAAAGGTAATATCGTAAAGGATCCAGAAGGTTATATTCGAAACGGGTGGAGTATTTATGATTATCTTTTGGGTTTTGAAGATGGTCAGGGAGATCGACTCAATATTAGACCAGATCCACCCCGAATCACTGGTAATAAAAGAAGTATATAGATGGGAGGTAAAAATTGATTCTTAGACTTTTAGTATTGTGGTATAGGCTTAACTATTGGTGGTTACGCCAACGCCAACAGGCAAAATTTAACTGGACGCAACGTGGGTAAGTTAACTGTTATCTGTGGCCCTATGTATTCGGGTAAGTCAGAAGAGCTTATGCGTCTGTTACGTCGATCCGAAATTGGTGGTAAATCCACCATTTTGTTACGTCCAGACTTCGATGATCGATATGACAAGGAGAAACTTGTCTCTCATGCTGGTGCTGTCTATCGTTCTTTCTCGGTTGCGCCGATAGCTCCCAAGATCTGGGCCAATGGTCAGTTCTTTGATGTTGTGGGGATCGATGAAGTTCAATTCTTCAATAGAACAGATGATGGTACGACTGTCGAAGAGGTAATAGGTTGGCTCGTTGATAGAGGAAAGGATGTAATTGTTTCTGGATTAGATATGACCTATCGCCGTGAACCATTCGGTTGTGTCCCTAATCTTATGGCTATGGCCGATACGGTGATCAAGCTCGATGCTGTATGCCATAAGTGTGGTGGAACTGCTACACTAACTCAGAGGCTCATCGATGACCAACCTGCACCGTTCACCGGGCCAACTGTGCAGGTTGGCGGTTTAGATACCTACGAGGCTCGTTGTAAAGAGTGTTGGGAGAAAGGATGAAATCAGAGAGTCTAAGAGTAAAAGTAGTTAGCAATCCAGCTATTGAAAAACGGCTAGATTGGATTACCAATATAATGCTTAATCTAGATGGTGATGATCTTGATTACTTCATCGGTTATTGGGATGGATTCGCCGGAAAGAGTAAAGATACCGATTGGAACAACATGGCCCCATATGAAATGGGTTATTTAGATGGGAAGGGAGATCGTGAAAACTACAAAGGTTTGGTTCCCTAGCCCTTAATAGATGAAATGACGACACGGTTGCCATATCCATTGTGTAATATCAACCCCGCAACGGAGAAGCCATACCGCACCCATAAGTGGGTAGTATCGCCAGGAACAGACTATGTGGTTAAGAAATCTCCAACTGGCCCAATCACCTATTACCGCATTCGATGTTCTAGATGCGGAGTTAACGATCCTAATCCACCCCTACACTAATGCCAGCAGCAGAAGCACCAGAATGTAATTGTTGTATTGAGAAGCGGCTCAAGGGTGGCCTAGAACCTCTACAGATGATGACCTTGCCGGACAAAACTACTAAGCGCGACTTAGAGGTTTTTGTTTGTCCTGCCTGTGATGCTCCCGTTTTGGAACTGTTAAACAGGAGGCAAGGTTAATGAGTAGAAGTACCGGTACTTTCCCGAGTTACACCAGGATAGATCTAGATCCTGAACACTGGCCCGCCGACTATTGGGGATCGAGCCTAGTCTGTCAAGCTTGTGAGACTCGTTGGCCCTCACACGATCTATTTAAGAGATCTCCGTGTTGCGATATCGGAACACAGTTAGACGAGAACAATGCTCCTGATATGAGATGGCCTGATGCAATCAAGGCTCATTTGACTAGATCGTTTGAACAGTTCTACGAACAATACAACGAGGGGACTACAGACCAAGAGCTTTCTGTTTCAGACTTTGACTTTGAGATAACAGAGATCAAGGAGCCAGTAGCGCACTAAACTCTCAATTTCCTATCTCCTAAATAGATGAGAAGATCTTTTCAAGGAGGTAAGAAATGCCAGAGTCCATCGGCCCACATTTGCTTGGTAGAATACCAAGCCCACCTGACGAGCGCGATTTCCGCGCTGAACATTTCGTAGGATTAGGTCAAGAGCAAACGGGTATAGATCCTGTTGCACTGGCCAAAACTGCAATGTCAGAGCTAGCTCTGACAAATTCTGTTTCTTATTCCAGATGGGCATCGACTAAGTATAAGGATGTAACATCAACGCACTGGTGGAAGGCTCTTGCGGCTCTTTCGCAGATTGCTTATCCTGCACCAAATCCTACCCCCACTCCTAGTCCTACGCCAAACCCTAGTCCAGCCCCCAGCGGCACGGATGTAGTTTGGTCAGATAAGGGCCAATTGGATCAGGGGCAATTCGGTACCTGTACCGGAAATGGCTGGGCACAATGGGGTAATACAGATCCTATTAATGATACCTTCACTGAAGGAATAGGGCAGCCCGCCACTAAGGGTGGCCCTTATGCTAGAGCAATCTATTATGAAGCTACAGTAATCGATGGTAAGCCGGATGATCCTGACGCGCCTGGTGGGGGACAGCAGGGCGCTACAGTGAGATCAGCAGCAAAGGCTATGCAGGCTCGTAATCGTCTCAGTTCTTATGCTAAGGCATCGGATATTGCCACCATCAAGCAGTGGTTGCAGACCAAGGGGAGTGTTGTAGTCGGTACTAACTGGACAAAGGATATGTTCACCCCAGATAGCAAGGGGTATATTGCTCCCACAGGAGCAGTCGAAGGTGGACATTGTTACCTTTTGCTTGGAGATCTAGAGTCAGAAGGTGCATTCTATTTCCAGAATTCGTGGGGTAATGGATGGGGTTTGAATGGCTACTTCAAGATGAAGTATGCAGATTTCGAGTCTCTTTTAAACAATGGTGGAGAGGCTTGGGTAGCGGTCGAGCTACCTATCTAATTTCAAAAGGTGAATAAATGACAAACGGCAGTGAAGGATTAAGACGTGGAAGTCCAGTTAGTTTCTGGGGAACGATGTCGGGTGCAAACCCGCCAGTTCCTGTGGTAGAAGCAGTAGTGGCAGGAGCGGCATCTAGAGCAGTTCAGACAGGAAGAGGAACCAATATGTTCAGCTTCTTTATTAACTCAAGTGGTGCATCGACGTTCCAGTTGCAGGCGGCTCATGTGGGTCAGTTTACCACGCAGGGAGTTCTACCAGATCCAGACGATCAGACCTTTGCTTGGTATGATCTTTGGTATCTTGGTAATAGCGGTCTAGGTAACTCTACTCCCATTACTTTGACATTTACAGTCGCTGGAACTTTCGCCAGCATTGTACCTGATTTTGAAGTTGATTGGGTCAGACTAAAGAGAACTGATGGTGGAACTTCCGTAAACGTCATTGCAGGCTTTGAAGCTTGGGGCGACTAATTTAGGGTGGTCTAAATGGCAAGTACTTATCCCACCACATTAGATTCTCTAAGCACGGCTCACGTCGATAATGTATCAGAAGTCGTTCACGCCGCAAGCGTGAACGACTTAGCTGATGCTGTGAATAAGATTGAAGCAGAATTGGGCACACTACCTAAAGGTAACTTTGCGACAGTCAAAGCTAAGTTACTTCAGCTTTATTATGGAAATGTAACTACTACTCAACGAAACGCTATTGCTTCAGGTCAGGCACCTAACGGCGTCTTGGTCTTCAATACAGATACGAATCAGTTTGAGTGGAACCAAGGTAACGATGGTGCTCGCAACTGGTTAGCTCTCGTGCCCACGATTGACCTAAGCCCCTATGCTCCATTGGCATCCCCGGCATTAACGGGTAACCCGACCGCTTCTACTCAGACGGCCGGTAACTCGACCACACGATTAGCTACAACAGCATTTGTGCAGGGAGAGAAGGTCACGGTCATCAATAACCAGACGGCTTCTTACACCGCTGTCCTCGGTGATGCGTTCAAGCTTGTTGAAATGAACGTGGCGAGTGCGAATAACTTCACCGTACCACCTAATTCCAGTGTAGCTTTCGCTATAGGTACTAGTGTTTCTATTGGCCAGCTTGGAGCCGGTCAAACAACTATCGTAGCTGGTGGTGGAGTTACACTCAGATCCTACAACTCAAACCTAAAGCTAGCAGGCCAGTATGCCGTTGCTTCTATCATGAAGAGAGCAACGGATGAATGGTGGGTTGCTGGAAACCTTGTTCCATAATGTTACCTATTGGATTCTTCGCCACAACTGATCACATTCCTCCTTCGGGATCTCTCACTCCTACAGGGACTGCTTCGGCTACGATTACAATGGTCGCTACGGTGACGGATAACGACAAGGTAGCAGGAGTCCAGTTCAAGATTGATGGATCAAACTTTGGTGCAGAGGTAACTTCTTTCCCATTTCAGAGTTCTAGCTATGACACACACCTTCTCACGAATGCATCACACACATTTGCGGCTGTTGTCCGGGATCGTGTAGGAAATACTGTGACTCTAAGTAACTCTGTCACAATAGCTAACACTACTCCCGCCGCAGGAGATCTAACTTTTGATGAATATTTAGTCTCTGACGGTGGCGGTGGGTATGTTGGTGGCCGAACGATTGGCCCAGCCTTTAGTGATAGGTATACTAATGATTTCATTTGGGCATCTCACGGTGACAAGAATCCTAGAAACCTGCCCACTAATCCAGATCCAACACATTATCAAATGTCAGTTCAAATGGGCGTAAATTCTTCTGGTCGTATTGAAGGTGGTACAGCGGGGAATGTAATCCACGTCATGATGACCGTAGATGGTACAGAGTACGACTCCTGGGCTAACGGCAGCGTGTTCACTCCGTCTCTCGACGGCCCTGTAGTGAACGTTGCTGGTGGGAATGCTATTGATTTTTACAAATGGGAAACTATCCCTGGAACAAATACGAGCTTTACAGCGGGAGTTATCGCTCACTATACATTCTCAATCAAAGCGGGATATCTTTCGTAGGAGAAATTATGTGGACTCTAACAGCACAACTCGTTTCTGGTACTTACGTGGTTCAGGCCACCGATCAAATTTGGTGGACTTCTGGCGTCGATAATTCGGCTCAGAACTACGTTGTGGTTAACAGTTACCAGGATAAGACCTTGGTGTATGATTCTGATGGTACGACACTCCAAACTGGATCACCTGTACATAATACAAAATATCTATCATCTTCTACAGTGAGCCTAGACGGTGGAGGATCCGTAGCCCTTTCGACTTTAACTAATTCCAATGTAAGTTTCAAGTTCACATTCGATACCAGTGACTTGGGTGGAGCGAGTGTTGCAACCTCTGGGGCGAAGTTCTACGCCTATGACGGTACAACAGACGTAAACCCCATGGCCGGGATCAACTTCCAGGCTGCTATACCGGGTCAGTCTACTTGGGTAGCAGCAAACGGACTCAATGCTGCTTTGAATCTTGATCCTCAGAGCGCAGCCACGACTCATAACTTCTATATAGCTACAAGCTCTAGCCCAACCAGTACAGGTGTGAAGTCAGGTAAGTTGAAGTTCTCATTAGCATATGTCTAAGACAGTCGTTTGGGCCGCTACGTTGAGTAGCGGAGAAGAGGCAGTAGAAGAGATAGGGGAGTGGACGGTTCGACCAAATGAGAGATCTCCTTGGGTTAGATTGACTCAGTTTACTGCTCAAGAAGGATTGCATCTCGTTTCACTGAGAGTTAAGGTAGGGAATCGGATTGTTAATATGCCGTCCTTGAAGCCAGATAAGTTCCCTTATCTTAAGGATATCAAACCTCTTTTCTATTCTCTGAATTACTATTTAGAGGTCGATGAGGTATTTGGTGCCAATAAAGAGAGCCATTACGTAGATCTGGTATCTCATTACCAGGACTTTGTTGTACATTTTATCCAGAATACCAACACTGAGGAAGAAGGCTGGATAGTCATAACGGATACGGCAGAGCCACCGTTGGCACCTTCACCCCTCAACCCTCAAAAAAATGGGCAAACAATACCCGAATAGATGAGGATAATTATCTACCCTTCCTGCCCAGGAAGAAAGAGAGAGTGAAAATAAATAATGGCAAATCAAGAACAGAGTTTTTATAGAGGCCGTTTGGCTAGTGATGGAGACGGGAATCTTCTGGCAGATGAAGGTGAGTACCAGGGTTATCCTGTAGCCTACCATGAAGGTAATTTTGTCTTCGTACAACCAGGCGAGCTTTCTCACAATCAGCGCCACCACAAGAATTACGTACAGCCGAACCCGACAGTAGATACAAGTATGACTGACGATGCTTCGTTAGTTAACGCTGATGAAAGTACCAATGCACATCACTTCGGTATCCAGTCCGATGATCTGCATTATGAGGAAGGAGCAACAGATTCACAGGGACGGGTCACTAATACTCGTATTCAGAATATACCTGATGCAATTGCTCCACGAGCTACAGGGCACACTGATGCCTACGTAGGAGACTAACATGAATAACGCTATGGCATTCAGCCCACGACTAATTGTTCCCAATAGCCCTATTGTACCTTGTCCGGCTATTGAAGAAATCTTTCCTGATTTTGTAGATCAGGGCGCAAAGAGACTCAAGGAGTATTTTGGTGCATTGATCAACCAGCCTCTCCGCGAGCGCATTGGTGTTTTGATGTCGGGTTCTTTAGCTAACTCGCTCAGTAAGGCTATCGCAGATCTTCCGTTTGGAGCTACTGCATTCGGTCTTACCAATACGACCCTTTACTTCGGTTTGTGGGCGGCAACACTGGATGATACTCTTGCCGGTAATACTGGTTCCGAGAGCGCTTATACCAGCTATGCTCGATTGGCTCTAACGAATAATACTACAATCTTTGCTACTGGTTCAGGTACCACCACGTACACCAAGACATTCCCATCGGATGCAACAAAGTCTTGGGCAACGAGTACAGGTACAGGAACGAACAACACTATCACCTTCCTTGGTATCCTTAACGGAAATGCAGGTACTTCAGCAGACAAGGGTTACGCTTGGTGTTCGGTTACTTCGACTACGATCAACAACGGTGATACTCCGCAGCTTGCACAGAACGCCGTTACACTCGTTCAGGATTAGTCATGGGTATCGAATCAGAATCCACTGCTACTTGCGATAATCCGTCTTGCACTAGAGGTGATGGTGGTGTCCCAGCACAAGATAAAGTTGCAGGGTCTTCTACCCCCGGAGGGTGGGTTCAGTTCTCCGGTGCTGCTACCGTGAATTCATCTTCAGTGTCATCAGTACAGACCTTTTGCTCAGTAAAGTGTACCACGTCGTTCTTCGAGAACGTCACCGCACATGTTCTTACTGAGATGGGTGCTAGGGAGTAAAATCGATGACGCTTTTAGCGTCAGTACAATATGATCCGTCAGTAGCGGTAACTAAGAACACTACCGCTGCATTGGCGATGACGGCGTTAGACACGACGAACCTTCGCCTTACTTTCACTGCTCCCGCTTCTGGAAACGTGTTGGCAAGGGTGAGGGGGACTGTCCACGGAGCCACTACATTCCCTCAGATCCTTCTTGGGGTTCTTGATGGTTCAACGGTGATGATGCGTCAAGTTCCGATGGGTTCTCTAAAGACAACTGCTCTTGCAACATCGCAGTTGACACAGGAAGCTCTTGGCGTCATTTCCGGGCTAACACCAGGCAACTCCTATACGTGGGATGCTGCGTACGGTGTCGAGACTTTGATTGCAGCGACAGGTATCAAGTACGGAGGGCCGAATAACACAACGACGAATGATGCCTTTGGCGCGTTTGATTTCGAGATCTGGGACGCACCAACACTTCTCGATAATGCAAGCTACGATCCGTCAGTGGCAGTATCAAAGTCAACAGCGTCGCTCCTTGCTATGACAGCACTGGATACAACTAATCTTAGAGCGTCATTCACTGCTCCTGTATCAGGCAATGTTCTTGTTCGTCTTCGCTGTTCAATCGAAGGTGCAACAACGATGCCGGGTATCCTCTTGGGAGTATTGAATGGAGCTTCAGTTGTGTTCCGTCAATCCCCTATTGGAGGTATTCTAGGAACGGCTGTGGCAACCACTAGAATCTGTCACGAAGCATCAGGGATAATCACAGGTCTTAGCGGATCAATTAACCTCGATGCGGCATATGGAGTTGAGATCGTCCTCGCGTCTACGAACATCAAATATGGTGGCCCGAACAATTCCACTGCCGACGATGCGTGGGGCGCGTTTACCTTTGAGGCATACGCGGTCTAATGCCAGCTTCGATTCTTCCTATCCTTGTTCAAGATCGAAGACCAAGGATAGTTCCCGCAACCATCAACGCGACAAGCACTCTTTCGGGTGCTGTTACTAAAGCGCTATTCTTCCCCAAGACTTCTGTTCTAGATCCATTCAACAGAACTGAAAACCCATTGACCGATGCAGGCCAATGGACAGTCGATATCGGAGGAATTGCTGGTGGTACCCCTCAGTGTGCCTCTGGCGTGGGTTGGAATGGTTCAGCAAAATGGAATCCGACTCAATGGCAGGCTGTCGAAGCATGGTCTAAAACTATTCCAGGGATGAGTAGTTTTACAAACACTATCTATGCACGAATGTCGGGATCAAATAATTCCAATCTATGCGGATATGCTGTTCGTTATTCCGGGAATGGGTCACTTGTCCTTCTGCGTACTGACAACGGTACAGACACAACTCTTGCTTCTCTCCCTGCCGCAACATTTACATGGGGAACTGATGGTCTTAATGGTGTTGGTATTCGAGTCTATGGTTCAAATATTGAAGCATGGGTTGATGGAGTAAAGAAACTTTCGGCCACTGATAGCACATACTCTGCCGCTGGGTACGTTGCTTTTGATACCAATGGAACAGGAACCAGTAATGGTCTGAATACCTTTGGTGGTGGAGAATATATTGGTTCTATTCCCATCCCTGGTGCTTCGAACATCGCGGCTACTAGCACCCTTTCGGGTACGGTTGTAAGACCACGTACATTCCCGACTGTTAGCGTTGTTGACATCTTTCATGATACTTCATCTCCAAGGAATCTGTCAACCTATGATGGTACCAATTGGGGTGCACTGCCGGGTGAGTTTAATGAAGCTCAGACGACTAGTGGCGTGGATTCAGCAGGAGCTACCAGTCCTAACTCCGGTGGTAACTACCGTAAGATTCTCTCTGCTGCTGATCTTGAAGTGTATGCGACTATGGCAGCCGCAAATACAAGTGGTGCTAATTATCTCTTTGCCCGACTCACTAATCCATCAGGGGCAATAACTGCATATAGATTGCGTATTCTCGGTGGATCAACATGGGATTTATACGCAGAAGTTGCTGGAACTATAGGTAGCTCAATTGCAAATGTATCACAATCTGTTGCGGCAGGCGATGCAATTGGTATGTCTGTCATCGGCTCGTTGATCTCTCTCTATTACAAGTCATCGGGTGGATCTTGGACTCTGCTTACGTCAGTGATAAACACGACAATCACAGGCGCTGGAACCACTGGTATTGGTTTCAATTCAAGCACAGCCGGTAAATACACAAGTTTTGGTACAGGACAGTCAGTAGCAATAGCTTCGATTATTCCGAGCACGATCAGTGCTACTGGTACAGTTTCAGGTAAAGTAACTAAGCTTGCTAGAGTCGCTCCTGCTACAATTTCTGCAACCTCTACGATGTCCGGTACAGTTACTGCACAGAAGAGGATAGTACCAGCCCAGATAAGTGCTACGAGTACCATCAGCGGGCTTGTAACCGCTTCCAGAGCTATCAGACCGACTACCATCAATGCGACAAGTACTGTTTCGGGTAGGGTTAACAAACTTGCCCGAATTTCAGGTAGTATTTCTGCTACTTCGACAGTTAGTGGCAGCGTCGTCGCTCTTAGACGGATTGCACCGGGAACGATCAACGCGACTTCTACAGTAAGCGGCTATGTTGGCAGGATATTCAAGTTCATTGGCATCGGGACGATCAATGCGACCTCTACGGTAACAGGCTATGTTAGTAAGATTTTCAAGTTTACTGGCGTTGGTTCTATAGGAGCAACCTCCATCGTCTCAGGTAGAGTTAACAGGCTCGCGAAGATAACCGGTTCAATTTCTGCAACTTCTACCGTGACAGGTAGTATCGTTGCAGGACGAGCTATCCGATCTGGGCAAATCAATGCTACAAGCACTGTAACGGGTAATGTCGTTGTGCTCAAGCTTATAAAGCCTGCCGCAACTGTAAATGCTACTTCTACTCTTTCAGGTCTGGTCACGTCACTACGAGCGATCAGACCTACGACTATCTCGGCTACATCTACTGTGTCAGGATCAATTGGTCGCCTACGACCAATAGTTCCTACTCAGATCTCAGCTACATCGACTGTATCGGGTAAGGTTGTAGCTCTTCGAAGAGTTCTTCCTACTCAAATTTCAGCTACTTCGACAGTATCAGGCTCAGTTGTAGCTTTCAGAAGGATTCTTCCGGCCCAGGTCAGTGCTACAAGCACGGTTAGTGGTTATGTTGGCAGGATTTTCAAGTTCGTCGTAGCACAGATCTCAGCGACTTCTACGGTCAGTGGTAAGGTGATTGTATTCCACCTTATCAGTCCAATCTCTAGTATCTCGGCTACCTCCACTTTGAGCGGTAAGGTTATAACCCTGCACCGCATCGGTGGTACGATCAATGCCACAGCTACAGTCAGCGGTAATGTAACCAAGCTAGCTCATATTACTTCTGGGACTATCAGCGCAACAAGCACTGTTAGCGGTACAGTAACAACCCATCCAGTAGTTATCTTCACCGCACTCAACATTGCTGCTACTTCAACTCTCAGTGGTGCAATTCGGGTAGCTAGGACTATTGTACCGACGACGATCAATGCTGCTGCGACTGTAAGCGGGAAGGTGACTGCTCTTCGAGCTATCTTCTTTCAGCAGATTTCTGCAATCTCTACTCTTTCAGGAGCTATCAGAGTATTCCGAGCCATACTACCGACAAACATCTCAGCTACTTCTACGGTGAGTGGTAAGATCCAGGCTCTTCGAAGATTGGTTATAGCCCAGATCAGTGCATTTGCTACAGTGAGCGGAGCTTTAACGGCTCTACGTCGTATCATACCTACTCAGATCTCTGCAACCTCGACTGTTTCGGGTAAGGTCGTAGCGATCAGAGCAATCAAGCCGACCACCATCTCGGCTACTTCAACGGTCGGCGGCTCGATCAAGATGAGTAGAGGAATTCTACCTACTCAGATCTCTGCAACAGCTAGTGTTTCGGGTAGAGTAGCAGTACGTCGAGCTATCTTCCCGGCTATCATTCAAGCATTCAGTACCTTAGCCGGTGTCGTTCGTCGTCCTATTGCTGGGCATATCCAGGCTATCAGTACAATCTCAGGTCAGGTTTCAAGACTCGTTATTACCTCAGTGGCACAAGCCGTATTCATCGGTGGTACCATTACTGTACATACAGAAATTACACGAGGGATCAATATGGGTGGTAGAAAGGGTGGGTACCTCATCGATCATGTTCTCTACCCAATTAAGAAGATTGGTATCAAACAGTATCAATCCAGAACTAGCCTTGATCTTCCATTGAGTGACACTCACATTAAGAAGTAGTAAGAAACTCTCTACTAATAGATAGAGTGTTCTAACATATAGGAGAGAAAGTTGAGTAATAACAGAAGTGAACGTTTAGGGATGCGGGTTAACCCGGAAGATAAGAAACGATGGAAGCAAGCAGCTTCGCATCAGAATTCTTCCCTATCGATGTGGATCGAGACAGTGTTGAATATCCTGTCAGATCAGATCCTTGGCCCACGTCCACCACAGGCTCCTAAGGGTCAGCTACAGATAGGTGAAAATGAAAATGACTAGATCAATTGAGTTTGAGTGTGATTGGTGTCACGCTACGATCCATATGGATGAAGCCGTCAATGAGGATCCGTTAGAGATGGGGTGGATTTCTGTTGAGATGTATGATACAATAAAGGACGAGCCGGTTACTTACGACTTTTGCTCACGAGATTGTGTCCTATCACACTTCATGGAATAGTCTTCAATCGAAGTTAGGTGTTGAGGTAGATTATAACGATATTACCTCGACACACGACGCAATTTCTGCTATACTTACAAAAACGGGAAGGAGCAACATGAACGACCAGGAGATTGGAGCTAAGGGGAATGAGCGGATTGGGTCGATCAAGAACGTCATCGATGCCCAAGGCAATACCTCGATCTTCCGTAAGCAGAACAATGGTCGTTGGGCGCTCCTGGATAGCATGGCTGACAAATACGACTTGACAGACACTGAGAAAGGTGATATACTTAGTCCTATGGAAACCGAGAAGAACACTTCAACCACTTCACTCATCCCGAACGCTGAGGCGTATCTGGATAACAACCTGAATGTCCTTCTTGTCGCCCTTCACGGTGTCGGCAAGACCGTCTCTATCGTTGAGCTTGCTCGCCAGCGTGGGATGAACTTCAAGTACTACTCCTGTTCAACCCTCGACCCGTACACCGACCTTGTTGGTGTGCCTACGCCTCGTGACTACTGCCCCGAGTGCAAGCTGTACTTCAAGGATCAGGTCAAGTGCCCCGACTGTGGTGGCAAGACCGTCGAGTCCCTGAAGATGGTTCGCCCGCGTGAGGTCGATGAGGCTGAGATCATCTTCTTCGATGAGTTCAACCGCGCAGACTCGAAGACCCAGAACGCTCTCTTCGAGATCATGCAGTTCAAGTCGATCAACGGCGACCCGCTTCCGAATCTCAAGGCTTGCTGGGCAGCAATCAACCCGCAGGACGATGAGCAGAACTATCAGGTCGAGCCGATGGATCCGGCTCTGCTTGACCGGTTTGATCTCTACATCGAGATCACTCCGAAGCCGTCTGTCGCTTACATGGCGACTCATATGCCCCGGCCTATCGCTGCTGCCCTCAAGGTCTTCTGGGATCAGCATCAGGAGGCAATCAAGTCGGGTGCAAAGGATTCGCACTCGGATTACATCTCTCCGCGTCGTCTTGAGAAGATCGGCCTGGTGTGGTGCGCGACCAAGAACACTCGTTCAGTCAGTGCAGCACTGCCGATGGGTGGTAACTTCGAGAAGCGCAAGCTGATCGACCTTCTCAAGCAGGCTCAGAAGGAAGTCGATAAGGATAACGGTCTGATCGATCCGACTCCTTACGACGACGAAGACGAGATCACGCCTGACGGATCTGGCCTGGGTGATCGCCCTGCATCGCAGTTCACCTACCGGCTCGCCAACATGAGGCTTCAGCAGAACGAGCTTGCTGATTACCTTGAGCAGAATCCGCTTCACGCACCGACTCACGAGAAGGTCGTAGAGCAGCTTCGCCAGGGTGTCGGTGGAGAGGAAATGGTTCTCAAGTATGGCAAGATCCTCAATGCTCTGAACCCTGCAAGCCTAGAGGCACTGGTTGTCGGATTCCCGCAGGCCAAGGTCAACGAGATGAGGAAGGGCTTCATTCGCCTCAACACCGATGATCAGCCGCTCGCTAAGGGTCTGAAGCGTCTCCACAAGGTTCTGGACAATGGGAACCAGCTTCCTAACTGGCCCAGCACGATCTAAGAACCCCTCCGGATGGGGAGGTAGGGAAACCTACCTCCCCCTTCTTGATTTCTCTCTGTACTTCTGATATAATAGGAGCATGATGAAAAACCAGGATCTCACGAAGCATTACAAGTCGGCCATGGATTACCTTGACCGGAACTATGCTTACTTCCTCACAAACGTCATTCGGATCGGTCATCCTAAGTGGACAAAGGCGATCCCCACCGCAGCCGTTGCGCTACTTCAGGAGCAGGGTAAGCTCCCGCAGGCACAGGTGAGTGACCAGATCGATTTCGAGTTCATCTTCAACCCCGATTTCGCTGAGTCTCTTGATGTCAAGTCGATGGGCTTCGTTCTTGCTCACGAGACGATGCACATCGTTCTCAACCATCTCAAGCTCGTCAGCAACTTCATCGACAAGGATCGCTACAACGAGATCCGTGCTAAGATCGAGAAGGGCGAGCGCCTGACTAAGGGCGAGATTCGCGACTCAATCAAGATGCAGCAGACAGCCGCTAAATTCAACATCGCGGCAGACTGTGTTATCAACGACTACCTGGCTCAGGCCGGTCTGGATGTCTGGAAGGATGCTTGCCGTGGACAGATGTTCATCGGTGAGGATGCCGCATTCCTGACCGTCACTGATGTCTTCGAGCGGCTTCCTGATAAGCCGCAGCAGGATCAGGATGACGACGATGGCGATGAAGTTGCTGACGGGGATAGTGATGGAGAGGGCAAGGCTCGTGGTCTTGGCTCAGAGGATGGTCGTGGATCCGGTGCTGTCGATGGTCACGGCTGGATGTTCGATCCTGACTTCGCAGACAAGATCGCTGACGCCATCGACAAGATGAACGATGAGATCGAGAAGAAGGATAGCATCCCGGCTGACCTTCAGGATAAGCGTGTGGAAGAGAACGGTGGACAGACCGCCGCTCAGCAGGCTCTCAACCAGTCCATGCGGGCAGGTTCCGAAGAGGGTAACATGCGCCAGTTCACCGAAGTCAATGGACTGAATCTCGCTTGGGTCAAGCTGCTCAAGGAAGTCGATCCCAATATGTTTAAGGAGCCGGGTCTTGCACCACCGCCTCGTCCTGCTTGGCACAAGCGGCCTCGCAAGCTTGGAGCAGCAGCATTCGGTGACCTGAACCTCCCGGTCTACCAGAAGGATGTTCGCCGTGAGAAGCGGTCGAACGAGAAGCCCGCAATCGTGATGGCCCTCGACTACTCCGGTAGCATCGGCCCGCATGACGCCGATAGGTTCGCTACTCTGGCACGGTCGATCCCCACGGAGCGGATCAAGCTCTTCTGCTGCACCTTCACCACCAGCTATAAGGTCTTCGATCCCGAGAACCCGCATGGTGGCGGTGGAGGCGGAACCAACTTCGATCCTATTGCAGACTTCATCAGTAAGGAAGTCGAGCCGCAACTCAAGGGTAAGTACCCCACCGCTGTCATCGTCATCACCGATGGTGAGGCACCGATGAGTAAGACCCCGACTGAGGATCAGGCTAAGGGTTGGCTGTGGCTCATCTCTCCGGTCGATAGAGCAGGTTCGTACTACCCCGCTTCTAAGAACATCGGGCGTCGGGCAATGCTGACCGAGTACATCGCTTCGTGAGATGACTTACCTGGGCCTAGAACATGCATTGCGGCAGGAGATTGGTTCTATCAAACATGATATCGAGCATGTGGAAGATTACTCTTGAGAAGTGTCAGACTGAAAGAGAAAATCTTGACAACAAAGAACACGCTCACCTGAAGAATCTGCTAGATTTAGAGTCTGCTCTAGCTGAATGTGAAGAGGCGCTAGAACCATTCAAAGATAAGGAAGAGAATTAAATAAAACTGAACACGGAGAGGTTGATATGTCAGAGACAGAGATCAGAAAGATAGCCAATGTAGAGTTCGACGCTGAAGAGCAGAAAGCCAACAGTGCGCTCATTGAAGCGATGCAGATCATCATCCATGATTGGAACCTCTACGAGGGTAATCGTTCCGAAGTAGCGGCGGCTATTCATACTCTTCAGTTGTTCATCATCCAGCACATGCTACAGCGGGTTGGAGCCAACGGCTTCAACCCTTGGTATGGAAGGGATGCTGAGGATGTTCAAACGTAAGAAAAGATGTAGTGTCTGTGGAAATTCAAATTCTTACATCTTTAGCCCTAATGATGATGTTTGCCATCAATGCAAGTGGAATAAGATAGAATCATCTCTATTTGACGACCAGAATCAAGATTACTTCTATAACATGGGATATAAAGTTGGTCGTGGAGAACATCTTCCGATGATTAACGTTCCGACCCCTTTCAAGTCTCAGTATGAGATGGGGTTGAAGGACGGCGAAGGAGATCTATATAGCTTATGAGAGAACTAACACCATATGAGAAAGAGAAGTGGTTCGATGAGTACAAACGGTTTAAGATGGAGTCCTCCGATGGTGCTCCGTGGTTCCTGGGTTATGGGGACGAGCTAGGCGAAGCATTTGACGGTGCGTTGTATTGCACCGATAAAGAATCGTATGGGCTATCGGAAGAGTTCGTACTAGCGGCCCAGATCGAAGTACTGGATATGTACTATTACCAGATTCATTATTACACAGGCGAGTACGGTGGCTATGAGACACCCGAGACTCTAGGACTTCCGCCTGTGGATGACTTTATCGCCAAGGCTAAAGAATTGGGATGTGAGGATTTACGTCCTTGGGTTGAGTTCAGTGATAACAATCGACGCTTGTGGGATTGGGCGATGGACTGGCGGGGTGAGCAGTGGCAGCGGATCGAGTCGCTGCTCGATGGCGCGAGTCTGATCGCGTCCGAGCGTCTGCGCCAGATCGAGGTCGAAGATTGGTCATCCGACCACGACGACGAACACAACGACGGTGACCTGTCGCGGGCTGCCGCCTGTTATGCCCTCGAAGAAGTTGATCGGGACGGCTTCCTTGATCTCGATGACGTGTGGCCCTGGGCGGCGAAGTGGTGGAAGCCGACCCCAGAGGATCGCGTGCGCGAACTAGTGAAGGCCGGGGCGCTGATCGCTGCCGAGATCGACCGCTTGCAGAGGAATCCCGGTGCCTGACTTCTCCCGCCGAGCAACGCCCGGGGAGTCGCCGCTTATGCTCAAGTGGACATGCCAGGCGTGCGGCTGGACGACGACGGTGGCCGCACCTGGATTCGCTGGTGACGGCCGCGACCACTTTCCCGACGGTCGAACGCCTTGCGGGCCTCTGACCGCTCAGCGTGACGTGAGGTATCCGTCGTGACCGGGCTGCCCAAGAATGGCACCCCAGGGCGCGTAGACGGATGGAGAACGCGGCAACGATCTCGCAGGATTTGTGGTATAATAGTACAATGAAGATAATTGCAACCTCTGATTTCCACGGTACTCTCCCCGAGATCCCTGAGTGTGATCTCCTGTTGATCGGTGGAGATGTTTGTCCTGTGTGGGATCATGATCGTCAGTTCCAGGCCGATTGGCTTAGGTCTACATTCACAGAATGGATGCGGAACCAGCCTGCAAGGATGACGGTATGGATTGGAGGCAACCACGACTTCGTTCTACAGGACTGGCGGAACAATCCACGGAAGATCAAAGAACTTCCAGGGATTTACCTGGATAACTCAATGGTTGAGATCCCTACGATCATCGACGGTGAACCCGATTACGGAAGAATGTTGAAGATCTGGGGTTCACCATATTCAAATCAGTTCGGTAATTGGGCATTTATGAAAAAGGAGCACGATCTTAGCTCTATATGGCGTAAGATCCCTCGTGACATCGATATCCTGATGGTTCACGGCCCGATGCATGGGTTGGGTGACTTCGTTGGTGCGATGACGTGGAGTGCCGAGAAGCGTGGATGGGACAACATGGAAACCTCCGGGGTTCATACTGGCTCAACCTCCTTGTACAACCAACTCAACTATGATGAGTGGCCGAATCTGAAGCTGTTCGTCTCTGGTCATATCCATGGTGCTCACGGTAAGTATCGTCTCAAGGAAATAGACGTGCATAGCGTGGCCCACCTTGACGATCAGTACAACCCTACGAATCCATTGGTGGAGATTGACTATGCCGTTTAAAGGTTTATTCATAGGGGCAGCACTGGTCGGTGTATTATCCGCTCTAATGGCACTAGCTCTTGGATTCAACGTCTGGTCTTGGCAGTGGTGGCTCATCTGGTTTGTTTCGACCGCGTTTTATGAACTTGGTTACTTCATCGACAGGGACTAATGCATTCCATAGAGTGGATCTCACGTCCTGCGTTTCCTTCTGGTAAAAGATCTTGGAAGCAAGATCTTAAAGATGATATCTATGTTGCGGGGTATAACGACGGTCGTAATGGAATTGATATGAGGCAGGATTATTACAAGTACCCTGTTATTCAAGCTATTTTTGAAATGGGATGGGAAGATGGTTGTGGTGATCTTGAGCTTTACAGAGATATCGATATGTGATATAATACATCTGTGAGCGACGAAAGGACAGAGATGAGCACCACCGCCGTTTATACCCATGACTCCAAGGGTCACCGTGTTGATGTCCATGCCCCGAGCAATATCGTTCCGGGTGACTACGAGTATCGTGGCGTCAAGGTCAACCGCAAGGATCCCGTCAAGGGTGGCCCTGCTGGTACCTGCCATCATTGTGGCAAGGCCATCGTGTGGGAAGTCCTCTGGCTTCATCGTCCCTCTGGCAATCTCGTCACCTTCGGAGAGATTTGCACCCAGATCCTGGGCATGAGTGACAGCCGTATCGAACACGAGATGGTGCTTCTGAAGCGCCGTGCCGAGAACGAGCGGGCTGCTGAGCGGGCCAAGATGGAGAAGCAGGAGAAGATTGACGCATTCAAGGCTGAGCAGCCTGAGGTTGTCAAGTTCCTGACTGACCTGGACGCCAACGATAGCTTCTACTTCCTGGTTGAGATGAAGCGCTCGCTGGATCATTGGGGTGGGCTGACTGAGCGCCAGGTTGCTTCTGTCAAGAAGTGCATGGTTGCTCGTGAGTCCTACAATGCCCGCAAGATTCAGGAGGCTATCGATCAGAGCATCGCTGGCCCTACTCCTGAGCTTCAGGAGGGTCGCCGGGTAATCGAGGGCGAGGTTGCCTCTCACAAGTGGCAGGAGAGCATGTACGGCGACACCCACAAGATGCTGGTCAAGCAGGATGACGGCAACAAGGTGTGGGTCACGGTTCCTCGTGAGATCAGTGACTACGTTCATGAGAACGATGTCGAGCTTAAGGGTCTTCGCGTCCGCTTCACCGCTACGGTTGAGCGCAGCAAGACCGATGACAACTTCGGATTCGGCTCGCGGCCCAGCAAGGCATCGGTGGTCGTATGAGTGATCAAGAACTAGAACGTCTTAGAGCACAGCGCGATTACTATCGCCGCCGTTGGATCATTCATGGACTTCACTATCGCCTTTCAAGTAATTGGCGAGCAGAGAGAATAGCTAGGCTCAAAGCTAGGCAGAAGGATGATGATGAAACAAGTTCTTAAGGGAATATGGGAAGGGTATTTTGTGACATTTCTCCATCTCTGGCCACTATTCTGTATCCTTCTACTCGTAATCCAGACTCCTGTTCCTATACTTGGTAAGGAGTGGTGGCCGTTATGGTTTATAAGTCTAGGTCTTAGTATCTTTTGTCTATACGGATATTGGAAAGAGAGGAAGAGTAAATGAAACGTTTCTTGCGATTTCTACTGCGTCGTCCAAAGCCAGTTCCCTATCCAGAGAAGTTCTGGCCAGATAGCTTCGGGGATCTCTAGTGATCATCTACCAACACAGAATCTACCGGGTTGATCTACAGAACAACCCCGATGTTCTCTATCTCTTCGGTGATAACCTGGATAGAGTAGGGCTAGGTGGTCAGGCTGGGGAGATGAGAGGCGAACCTAATGCTATCGGAATTGCAACTAAGATTCATCCTGGAATGAGTGAGGATGACTTCTTCACCGATGATGCGTTCGCATACAACATGAATAGCATCAGGACGGATCTTAAGCCCGTAGGCGAGCACATCATTGGTGGCGGGATCGTAGTGATTCCCTCTGATGGACTTGGAACCGGTTTGTCTCAACTACCCGAACGAGCACCACGTACCTATGCGTTCCTGGAAGAGGCATTGAGGATTCTCAAAGGAGAGCCTAAGACAGATCTTCTATAATGAAAATGCGAAAGTATAGACCCACGATGAAGTTAGCTGAACGTTCTTGTGTGGGCAGAAGAAAAGCAATATAGTCTTAGGATTCACAATGGTACCTTACAGATGTACATCAACGATGGTTGGTATTATCTAGCAGGGCCACAAATGAGAGAGGATTATGATGAGAAGACGTAAGAGACGTTTATCCGACAAACTAAGAACACTAGCGGACAAAGCGTGGGCGCGTGGCAGCAGAGAGGTATCCACAAGCATCCACGAGGCCGCGAGAAGGGCTGAGACGGAGAGGGCAAGGTATGAAGGTTAAGACACAGTACGAGTACTCTCACAAGGTTCCGTACGAGTTTGAGAAGTTCTGTCTAGAGAATGGGATCACTATCAGTGTTAAGACAAGACCCAAGAAGTACGGATTGCCTAGATGGTACGCTTCGTCTGATAACTTGGTTGAGGTTGTAGGCAATGGTGTTCTCACTAGCGTTCGTGGCGATGGTGACACCAGAGAAGAGGCTATCGACAACTATGTCAAGGCGCTCGCTGGTCAGATTGTTAGGTTCCTCTTGAATGGATCAGAGAAGAGAGTCCAAACACCCAGAGTGTGGGGAGATAAAGAAGATGAGTGGGAAGACTAATATCCAAGAGATACGAGATTGGATCAATTGGGCTTGTGAGGCTGTAGAGACTTATGGCCAAACAGGTGTTGAACCAGTTCTTGAAGCTCTTACCGAAGTTGAGACTCAACTCAGAGAGTATGAACACGCTCTCGGTACAAGGTCGCACTTGCTTCCCGATGATATGGTCTGTGAATGTTTTGACCTAACGGGTAGCCGTCAGGTTCGTGTCTACGAGATGTGTACAAGATGCCAAGCTCTAATGCTATCAGATGATAGCCTAGAACTGCGTACAAGGCTGTCTAACGCCGCCCAAGATTCTTTCCATAAGATGACTCAATCAAAGGGGAATCAAGAGTATCAGGCCCGCCATTGGGGACGTTACCATGCATTCCATGATGCTATCAGAATGTTGGATGGCAACGAGGTAGAGAATGTCTGATAACTGGCCCATCCAAAGTATAGGTGGAGAGCGCCTGCCTTTGAATGTACCCGAGTACTGGACTCCAGATGGTCTATATCAACAGGGGTATCTTGAGGGCAAGAAGGGCCGTTTCGCTGGTGCTACAGATCTTCGGGGTGTACCCGAGGAATTCCTCATGGGACTCGAAGATGGTCATGGTGATTGGCTCGCAGAGTTTGATGGAACAGTAAATGTAAATGACAATCAATTGCAATCCAAACGTGTAGAGAACTTCATGGCCAAGTGTAATCCTGGTCAGCACAGCTACGATGCTAAAGACACCTGTACTAAATGCGGCTGGGAGTTTAGATGATCGAGGATTATAGCCGCAGTACAGTTCTATTAGTGGCTGACGCTCTTAGGTTTACCAAGAGGATAACTACCAAACGTCGGGATATTATGGCCGACATATTGACAGATGTAGTACGTGGCCCGATAACGCTGGAACAGTCTAGACAACATCTCAAGACAATGTTAGAGGCAGGTTGTAGTATCACTGCTCCATTTGTATGGGATAGATGGCTGGATAACTTTATAAAGGAGGAAGATGGATAAGATACCAGAAATGGCACCACCGGGTTGTACGTGTGGATACCCACGGTTCGAGAATGGAAGAGTTCGATTCCACACATTTGAGTGTCAGCTTCGTACTGGTATGAATACAGGTCAAGCTATTGCGTGGGTACTAAGAGAGATCGACTTCGCTACTCGTAAGTTTGGGGAATATCGTTCTGTTCACGAAGGTTATGCTATAATTCGTGAAGAACTAGAACATGAATTGTGGGAACACGTATGTAAGAACACCGGCACTACCGATGCAGCTTTCGAGGAAGCTATTCAGGTAGCTGCCACTGCTCTGAAGTACGTAATCAATCTCAGTGAGGGTCGGCCTGTACATGCTGGTCGTCCTGTACCTCTAAAGGACTAATCTATGTGGGATGACGAATTCAGAGACATCGTGTACAATTTCATTGTGGCCCTAGAGAATGGGGAGATGGTTACCCTCGTCCAGGGTTCTGATGATGAAGAGTTCACTTACGGTGCGCTCTGTGTTGCTTTGAATGAACTTCGTCGTCTCAGTATCGAGAGGCGTAAAACCACGCACTTCTCTACGTATATTGAACGTCAGACTAGTTACTTTAGGTACCAAGCTAATCTAGACAAGTGGCGAGAGTGTAACTGGATTTTGTCTTGTGCATTCGGCACTTCGTACGTGGTCAGACACATCGATAACGCGCTCTCTACGGGCGACTATGTTGTATAAAACTAATAGAATTGGAGACTAGAGTATGAAGGTGAGGCTTGATCTATTCCCGCAGGTTTTGATCTCCTGGGTAGCAATTGTTTACTTGCTGCTTCAGGATAATATCGGCTGGCTTCTTTGGATCCTGGTGGCCTTCGTCATCCTTGAGCGCATTCTGGTCAAGCTCATGGTCACGATCCAGCAAATGTACATCCAGGCCATGGCCAAGAAAGCTTACGAAGAACTAGGTAAGCAGATGAAACAGGAGAAGGAAGTTCCGAATCCTTTTTCTGATACATCACCATTCGAAGATCCCTTTCCCGACGCTTAATATATAGACCATGACACTAATCATCATATTGTGGATTGCAGTTTTGGTTGTTCATACAATCCCTAAATATCTTAGCTTCAAAGACTTCCCCCTCGATCACTTTATCGAGCTACCGAAGTCTACTAAACCAGTCGAGACTAAGAAGACCGTCATCCATCTCTACAGTGGCCCTAATGATGGTGAAGTACACGAGGTACCGTCTGCACCTGAAGACCTTCCTCACTTCTTCATTACTCCTTACATGCCGAAGGATGAGAATGGGATGCCAGATCCAAGCGAAGAGAATATCGTTCAGGCTGGTGGCATGATCTATGTCAGACCTAACCTGGCTTATTACCAACAGATCACTGAAGAGGATTACTTCTATGTTCGTGATGTAGATCACACTGAAGTACAGAAGATCCAACTTACAGGCGAGCTACCGTCTATGCAGAAGAAAGATAAGGGCGAAGAGTAATACTATCGAAGGGAGTTCTAATGCGCTACAGCTTTGTGGAGTTGGAGTCTGGTGATCAAGAATATTTCGATGATGCCTACTCAGCATTTAGATTCGCCAAGGATCAAGAGCATAAGAAGAGAAACTCTGTATCATTGGTCGCTGTTGGGAAAGAGTATGACCCCGACACTATCGATGAATCTGAGTGGATTAACCTAGCAAGCGATATGACTGTCTATAGGGGTCAGATGCTTCGTCATATGATCCGCAGTTTAGACAACACAGTGGCTTGGCTAAGAACACAAATTGAAGAGCAGAGAAATGCAGCAGAAGAAGCAGGCGATTCATGAAGATCTAATCAATCAGATACGAGATAATCTCACTCCTGATTTACTAAAACCTGAGTTTCGTGACCAACCTTTCCCGGTTGGTCATTGCTATGTTAGCAGTGAAGCACTTTACCACCTACTTGGTGGCAGAGAGAGCGGCTTACGTCCAATGCGATTGCGTATGCCTGATGGTGTTGTACACTGGTGGTTGGAGACTCCCGAGGGTGAAGTAATCGATCCTACCCATGATCAGTTCGGTGAGTCAGTCCCTTATGAGCAAGGTAAGAGCGGTGGCTTTCTAACAAGAGAGCCATCTCGTCGTGCTACGGAGCTAATGAATCGAATTAGCTCTACTGAGTCTGATGAGCTAGCTCATAATCTCATGGACGAATTAGCCTGGGTTTCTAAAGAACGTGGTGGTCTAGATAAGTCTAACTTCTTGGGTGATGATTCTCCTGAAAGAGCAACTCCTTATGTAATTCTAAACAATCAAATGTATGTAGCTCCTAGACAATATCATTATGATCTTGCGGATTATTTAGAGAAGAAGAATGGATTTACTAGAGAACAATTGAGAGATGGCTATTGGGGATGGATTAGACCAAATGAAAATACATCTTTTGAACATTCAGATATGCTCAAGGATAATAACTGGCATGATCCTGAGATGGTCAAGCGACTATACCCGAGTGCTATAGATATCACCAAGGCTCCGGTCGATGATGCTCCTTCCGATCCTCTAAAGGGATATGAGCAGCGTCGTAGCTCTTCCTGGAAGGAATCAGTGAATGCTCAAGGATGGATCTATGATCCGGCCACAGATAAGTTCATAACCGGTAACACATGGCATGGTGGGCTATTAGAACAACTATTCGATAAGCCTTGGCCCTATATAGACAGAAGCGAACTAGACAAATTAGTTTATGGCTGGTTCGGACATCCGGCTAGTGGTAAAGACCCTGTAGCTATCTATTCCGATAACTTTGGATCCACTGCGACCGAAGAACAAAAACAGAGAGGATTGCAGCTAGCTAAAGAGTATTACGAAGAAAATGCCGCTCAAAATATAGAATCTAAGGTAGCCTTCGAGACAGAACCAGATCCTCCCGATCCTGGTCATTACGTAGTGACATTCGTATACTATGCCGATGGTACACTGGAAACGGAAGTAGATCGTAGTCATGCTCACATGATCAATGAGTACATTGCACAACATGGATATGATCGTCGGGAGTTCATGTTGAACATGATGCCCGTACTTGGATGGGTATTCTCCATAGACAACCAACTTTATGCCGTTTTCGCCTCTCAGGGATACAATGTCCAGAATAATACTCTTGAATCAGAGAGGGAAGAGACGCTAGTAGCATTGTCAAAGAGGTTCGATAAGCCTGTTCGTGAGACTGACTATCAAGAATGGATGGCTAACCAACAATGGGAAGCTATTGTTGGTGAGTCTAGCGTTCAGAAGACGGCATTCGATCAGGCTTTCGTGTATGCTAACGATCATCTCTACGTGGCTAATAAGCCTCATCCAGCTATCATGCGAGCTAACGGGATCGATCCAAGCACACCATTGGTAGCTGGTATCATTAAGGATACTCCAACTGGCGATGGCCCGCTCTGGATGACATTCTTCTCATGGTCACAGAACTTTGATGACCCTGAATTACAGGATCGTGCTCGTCAGGCTATAGAACATGAGTATGGTAAATTCCCCACAGAGGTAAGTTACGACGATATGGTGAAGATCGACAACGAGATCGGCCAACATCGTAATGAGATGCGTCCTCAGGCAGATAATCGTATGAATGAACGCTGGGATGACCATGAAAAAGCTTGTCCTTTCGTGTGGATGAATGGTATGGTATGGATTGGTGATGAGTTATCAGGTCATAATGGATTCGCTACAGATAGACCAGATATGTATGCCGAATGGTCAAGACTAATGAATGAATCCGAACACACAACTTGGAGCAGGGATCAACGAGACGCTTTAATGTGGTTTGGTCGTGTCTTCCCCGATGGTGAGGTCGTAGCATGGAATGACCAGCCGGTACCCGAAAACATACAGAATGATATTAGAAATGAAGCTCAGAAGCAAGGATTCGAGATGATGTCGGCAGCGCTTCCACACATCTATGTTGTGAATACGGGTGACAGCTACCATCAGTCTGGATTGCCCTTCATCTATGTGCCAGATAACGATGCAATTTACCTGGGCGAAACCATGGCTCCGCATATAGAGTTGATCAAGAACAATGAAGATCTCAATGGTTATGTGCGTCCTGAGGAATACACAACAGGCAACGGATACCTAGCCGGTCGAATAGATCGTAACGGTGATGTATTGTTCTTCAACGTTCCTGGTTCGGTGTATAATCCTCAGACTGAACAGACAGTTTTGACTACACTCAAGAGTCAGTGGCCCGCGATTCAGGATCTAGATGGATTACAAGAAGAGGATGACGATCCGATCAATAACTGGCCCGGTTCTCATACATATCCAGTTCATAGTATCATCTCTAAGCTTGCTAATGAGGAACCCGAGATCATTGTAGATCCAAGTGTGAATAATTCACATATCCCTGACTTCAATCAGATGGAAGTGATCTACATCTATGATCCGGGAACCAACAAGCTTGTCATTAGTCGTGGTCTTCATGCCGCCGCTATCCAGCAGTACTTTGGTGGGCCACGACCAGAGGATCGACAGTACGGCAACATGATAGCGGGTTACGGATCCTTGGATGCTGGTTGGGTATGTGTAACCGGCGATCTCTTGCGTAACGATTGGGTAACTGAACAGGTTGACAGAGTATTGGAGAACATAAGTTCTTCTGATCATGTTGCCTCTGTACGGCTCATTGATATCCCTGTGACTGGACAGCAGTACGATTGGGCATGGAACAATGGTCAGCGTCCAATCCTATACCATGCACCATCCGACACGCTCTACGTAGGGACACGCAATAGACACCATGGAGAGCTAATCCGTCAGATCTACAATCAAGGGCAGGCCGAGGCAGACGATTGGGATACGTTACAGAATAACAAGGATTACCTTCTCGGCTCTGGATTGCCTTCGGGTGAAACCAAGTGGTTCACTATGAGAGATAGCGAACGCAATGCTCTGATCCCACAGGCTAACCAACAGTGGCAGGACTATTTCACTCACAGAACGGCAGAAGTTCAAGTACAAAACCCTGTGTCATACAATTACGTTCCTCTTACACCGAACGAACTTACGGCTTTTGATTCATTGGACGAACGAAAACAAACGACATACTATCGACAGGCTCAAAGACTTAACGCTAGAGCAGAGAAAGCAGGAGTACCTGGCAAGATAAGGGGTAGAGATCTTGCGGCCCTTATGTATCGATACGATGGTCGTTGTGCTTATGATGGCACTCCTGGCGCAGATAGCTTTGATCATGTAATCCCATTGAGCCGTGGCGGTTCTAATACAGTAGATAACCTCTTGCCTGCTCATACTCAGTGTAATGCCGAGCTAAACGATTGGGATCAGAAACTCACACCTATTCCTACAGCAATAACTCTGTCACCTGACTGGTTGAATGTACCCGCTGTAGCCAAGGTAGCTACTGTAGTTAAGGAACTGTTGTTCACTGACGATGATGTTGACGAACGGGACGGGGACAGACATTGGGCTAAATGGTTCTACTACGCTCCAACCGATACATTGTACTGGTGGCCCACAACGAGTGAGAACGATGGTATGCCAAGTCATGCACAAGGTATTAAAGAGGCGTTCCCAGAGGAAGATTGGCTTGAGATGTGGGATTCAGGAGATCTTACCTTCGGTTACAAGACGCCAGATCAATTATATGCATATGATTTCAATGATAGATACCCAGAGAAAGATATCCACGCTGCACAAATAGCATCAGAGTTCTTTGATATGCCCACTAATCTATCCCCAGAGAGATTCGCAAGCTCCAATAACATTCAGTTCGTTGATACCGAGGGTGGAATGTATCATGGAATGGGTTTCCCATTCCTTTACGATATTCGGGATGATATCCTCTACTTTGGTACCACTTCAACTTATCATGTACAATTGCTACAGGATATGCAAGCAAACGACCAAGATTATTACGATGATTACAAGGGGAATACTAAGCCATTGGTGGGTGGTCGCTACAATCCCGAAGAGAATCCACCAGACAGGATATATCTCTACAATTACCGCAATGATCCGATAGTATCTAATAGAATTCGTGAATTGGTCAATGAGGCTATTCAGACTCCTGAATTTCAGCAAATCTATGAAAATGACTCCCATCATATGTCAGCTTGGAATCCTGGTGATACAGCTTGGGTATACGATCCTGAGACAAAGCAGCTTCACTCTGGTCAATACCACGGAGAAATCATCCGTTCGATGAACCTACCGAGAGATTACAATTGGGATCAGTTTGTGTATGGTTGGTATCCACGTACCGATGAAGAGTTTACTGACAGCTACATCGCACCTGAGTCTGTTGATCATCCTGATGAGCAGGAAGCACTCGTTGCTGCTCAAAGAGAATTCGCTAATAGAACAGCAAGGACGGCTGGTGTAGTGTATCTTGATGTACCGAGTACAGGCTTCGGTGGTATGAACCCAGAAGATACTTATCCCGCAATATATGATCCTGAGGTTGATACTTTGTATGTCGGTACTCTACCCGAGACTTCTCACGCCGAGTTGATCAGGAATAGTCCATTGGGTCACATGATGAATGATAAGGGACACGGGTACAATATGGATCATCTAGGATTTGCATGGATCTATCCGACACAGGATCCACATGATCCTGGTTATGAGGCTGTATCATGGACAGCAGCAATCCCGAGTAAACTATTACAAGAAGCCGTTAAAGGACTCAGAACAGGCAAGACATCTGAACGAAAGGAGGATGAAGCTCATGAACAACTACAGTTGGATACCAAGGTAGCTGAATCACAGTGGATTATGAGTGGATTCTACTGGCCCGATAACAATGCGGTTGATATATCGATGCCTGGTCAGGGTCATACTGGACTGATGGCAGAACAAGAATATACCTCCGAGTTTATGAGAAAGCAGAATTGGGTTCCGTTCCAGGTGTTCCACGATTCTCGTGACAAGTTTTACTATGTGGTCGTTGGTTCTGATTGGGTCAACGGTGGTAGTTATGATCTACCACCCGAGGGCGAAGAAGCTATCCGTGAACAGATACAGGTGAACACAGATGAACCTGTGTACTTCGAAGGAGATATGGTAACGAGCAAGGTAGCTTCTAGTGTCGAGTATGTTCATGTTCCTGAGGATCTACGTCGAGAGTGGGAACCAGATAGTATCCGAGGAAATGCTCGTCCTTGGTTGTTAGTCAATGATACATACTATATAGGATCATTAGGAACTGGCCATGCTGAATTAGTTTATGCGGGTAATCTTCGAGATGAATCTATTGACTATAGTGACACCGGTGTTATTACAGACGCTTCTGAGCTTCTAGATATCTATGGTTATCGAAGCTATCCGATTCAAGGATCAAAGTTCTTCGTGATTCCTTTCAATGATGAAGCCCTAGCAGAAGAGTTAGCCCGACTTATGATTGACCACACAGATGAGATGATCAAGAGCACCAAGACCGCATTACAAAATCATATTCCAAATCCCGGTTACACCGAATGGGATTCTCGTGCTGGTCGTTATGCTTGGGTTCTTCTATCTGATGGTCGAATCCTCTTTAGCAAGGAGGGTGGAAGTCATCAGTCTATTGCTGTTGATCATGAATTTGGTCGAGAATACGATTCATTTGGAAAGGGAACTACTTATGGTCAATTATTCGACAAGAATGGAGAAATTGAGGTTGAGATATTTACATTCACAGGCGGCGGGAGTAATCAGCCACCTGAAGAAATTAAGGAGAAAGTCAAAGCAGCATTCATGGATCACAAGGACGACTCGTGGTATGGTAAAGTAGCTATGCCAGGTGGAGGCTATTGTTATCTCTGTTACAATGATCCAAAGATAAAGAATAAGCAAGGTATGCATCCCGTCACTCATTGGGATTGGGTCATCGATGAACTTCACCCAGATCCTAAGCCGTCTCAGATCGGTCTATGTGATATGCATCACTGGATTCTACAGACCGAAGGTATCGATGGGTGGAAGCAGATCTTCCCTCTACGTAGACAGCCTGTTATGTCGAGCACTATCGTTGAGGTTCGCACATTAGGTAGTGCCGAGGAAGATGTAGCTGATTCGCGGCCTATCATCTACGATCCAGAGACTGACACAATCTACATCGGCGGATATGGTGGCTATCATAGCGAACTAATGGATAGTGAAGAGATGGGCGGCAAGAACTGGCGAGGTATGGCCTTTGGTAGATTCTCTGGGTTTGATCATTTCAAGTGGTACATGAATCAGGATAGAATTCCTGATCTAGCTAACGTTGAGGAACAGATCCAGGCAGAGGCTCGTGTTCATTCTAATCTAGCGGAACAAATGGGATGGACGATTGAGGATTTAGGGCCAAGCGACCATAGCCACGAATTACTACAATGGGATGTCGATCAAGACAGACTGGCTTGGGTCGCAGATCTAACTACCAAAACGATCTATATCGGTGAAGGTTGGATGCACCGGGAGATCTTCAAGCGAATGCTTAACATGAATATTGAACACGCCGGTGATATGAGTTTCAGCGGACTTGATGTGGATGATATCGCCGCTGGTTCCACAATGGAAGACGATCCTTCTAAGATGGAGTTCTATGAATGGGGAAAGAATTGGGATCAGTATGAACTCAATGAATTACGTGAGATCCTTCAAGATTACATAACTGATGATCATATCAAGACAGCCGTGGAATTAGACAAGACTGAAGCTGGATGGCCCTCTGGATATGAGTGGTACACTAGCTGGTTGTATGTTCCCGATACTGGTCAGCTACTCATTAAGAACAAGCGTGATGTCAATCACACTATGTTGATTGTAGAAGAACCACAGTTAATGCAGGAGATTCGCGAAGGAGTGGAGATTGTACCTGGCTTGATTCTTAAAAACAATCATAATCAGTATGGGATACTATCGATGTACTCGGATAAATGGGATGGAAGTAATATCTTACATCCTGGGGCCAATGAGGAAGCAGTCAAGGCTGTTCAGGATTGGGCAGCAGCGAATACTCATTGGGGTGATTTACCTGTCGTAAACACCGAGGATTCACGCATTAGCTCATTCAATCATATCAACTATGTCAATGTACCAGAATTCAATTACCACGGTGATGGAGTCCCCTGGATTCTATTGAATAATGGTGATATCTACATGGCTACCGAATCATGTTTTCACAGAGAATTGATTTGGGCAATAGACCCAGATGATAACTATAAAAATATAAGTTCAAATATAGCAGCGGCTGGTCGTGTAGAGAATGGGGTAGTGAAGACCTATTGGGGGCCGGATAGAGCCAATGTAAGTAATGAGGTATTACGTGCGCTCAAAGAAGGAGCATTGAATGAAGATGAACGAGGTAAGATAGCTACAGTGGTAGATGACTTGAGTAGTCAATTCCCGGCGTCGGCATCAGAAGCTGAAGAACCATGGTCATACTGGAAGTATATTTATGACAATGATACAGATACCCTGCACGTATGGAAAACCAAGTATGAGGATGGTGATCCTATACATGCGGCAGCCTTCCGTGAGATCTTTGGCCCGGATACTTACAATCATAATTTCAGAAATAGTGAAGCACGCTTTGCATGGGGGCATGGTTATGAAAATGGTTATGAGCTTTATGGTCATCACAGTACTCCCGATGTAAACGCTCATGCTGAAGCAGCCCTAGCTTACTTCATCAATAGTTTTCAGCAAGAGACTAGCAAGACGGCTGGTGAGTATACTCCCATGGTCAAGGGTATCCGTGGTCGATGGATCTTACTCCACGATGGAACTGTGTTGAGTGACGATGATCCAGGGACGATACACGCTCAGATTCTATTAGACAATGGAGCAACACCGGATCAGATAAAGGATATTGGATTCGATGATGTCAGTCTGCGGAAGTACATTGATAACTATTACACATTCTATAACAATGTAAAGCAGGATCAAGAGCGCCAGCGTAATAGCTCAACTGATCAGTGGGACAACATCCAGCCTGTCGATGATTCTTGTTACCTCGTTGCTGCTGATCTCTCTCATGAGTACCCAGAATTGCATTATGAAGCTGGTCAATATGGTGATCAGGGCGAACATGCGTGGCTACGAATGGATGATGGAACAATCATTGATCCTACTCACGGTCAGTATGATGAGAGCAAGCCGATGAATATTGTCAAGCCCAATGATCCAGCCCAGAAACTGTATAAGTCGTGGGCTACTAATCCTAACATGACTACTGATTGGAATAATTACCCAGAAGAGTTTATGGATGATCCCGATGATCCATTACACTGGTTATTTAGAGGAAAGCCAGGTCATCCTCATTCTGGCCCCGATGAGTTTGATGGAGCAATGGCTCCCAAGACGGCAGGCTGGGAACAACAGCAGCTTAACCCCGACGCTCAGTATATATGGGTAAGAGGTAATAAAACCACAGTAGCGGCACCAACATGGTACTCTCATGGCTCATTGATCCAGTGGCTTCGAGATCATAATGAAGAACCATTATCCACGGGCAATATGTCATTGGGTAAGGACTTACCCGCTAATACTGTCGTGCTTCTATGGGAGGATGATGAGACAGGTGATAAATACTCAAAGGCAAGCTCAACTGTCACGGTACGAGATGATCCTCATCCCAAGAGCTTTATCTGGACATACGATGTGAACAAGGATCATTTCACGGTAGGCAATCGTGACTGGTATCACACACGCTACTGGCCATCTACTGATGGTGGTGTAGTGTGCGGTGGTGTGAATCCCGATGGAGTGTGGAGCTATGATGACTCCACCAATAAGACTACACCATCCGAAGCGAAAGCATTGATGCAGAATCTATTGGATCAAGGACTTCAAGAACAACTAACCAACAAAACGAGCGCTGTGGTTCCCAATCCTACAGAACCGTGGAATGATCCAGCATGGTTGAAGCAATGGCAGGATAGAGAGGACGAAGGAGGATTCTATGGTGATCATCGTGAGATCGCTAATCCTTATATCCCGTTCTTGGTCATGGAAGATGGCAGAACCTGGATAGGCTGGGACTATGCTTCACATGCATATGAATGGATGGTCGATGAAGCAGAAGAAGAGTTGAATATTGATTACAATGCAATGAAGGATTCACAAGGATCTATCAACTTCGCGGATCAAGAGTATGAAGTTCACTGGCCCAATCATGGATTGCATAGAGAGCTAGAACAACAGATCGTAACCGAGATAGTCAATGATGTAGAGGATGAACGCAAGCGGGCATTCGAACGGGGTAGATTGGATGACAAGACAGCATGGGTAAAGACGGCGACACGAGTGGACGTATCTAATCCCGAGGATCTAACACAATGGCGCTGTGGTTTATGGGTATACGATGAGAAACAGGATCACTTGGTCTTGGCCCCGTATTTCTCACACTATCCGTTTCATGCCAAGCTGATCCGAGACTACATGTGGGACTTCGAACCCAATGATCGAGACTATGAGGCTCTAGTAGCTGGACAATGGTGGCTCAGAAACAACGACTTGGTTGTGGCCGAAATATACCCGGATGATAATGAAATTGAAGGGCCAATGAAAGATATGATCGAGGGCTACATTAGTGAACATCTACAGACAGAGACAACGGCTGGATTGAATGGTGATCTACCCGACAACCTGCGGAACATTCCTTTAACAGAGAACGAAGGATGGTGGGGAACATACATCACCGATGTACCCGTGAGTACCGATAGACTGAGTAGAGATGTACTAACGACTTCCCCCACTCCACTCTCCAGACGTGATGAGCAACTGACTCACAGGAATTCGGCATATATAAACACACATGAAAGTCAAGGCTTGACATACACTTCAAGTTATGCATCGGATCCAACAACCCCGCATGAATACACAAGTAATATAACATCTGCCCTAGGGCTAGACACCATGCGGCACACTAACACCCCTATAGGCAAGTACCCCCACCAAGGTTGCCCCTCTAGGGTACCCCCGTGGCATAAAAGAGAGTACCTTTCCGCAAATGGAGAGGTTCCAGAGGTCGAGGACACAGGGGCAAGAACCGCAAGTGATACCCCTTGGTGGGTAGTGGCAGAGCCAGGGGAGGAACCGAACCAAATAGCATGGGTGGCGGATCTGAACACAAGAACGGTCTATGTAGGCGAATGGCATGGAGAGATCTTCAAGTCCCTCATGGGCCTCAACTACGATCACACAACGGATGAACAAGCGGAAGAAACACCCAATCTTGCCACGGGAAGAAGCTGGACACAGTTCTACGGAACCGAAATGAGCAGGGAACAAATAAAAGAGATGCTTCAAGCCATCCACGATTACTACGAACAAAGAGCCTACCATTTTTCTACAGATATTTTCCCCAGGGTTGAGGACATCCAGGCTTCCCCTAACAGCAAGTTAACGGCTCTATTCGAGGATATCAACGGTACGACGGCCTTTGCATGGAGTCCCGAACAACTCATTCAGGGCCACAATCATCGTTTCATTATCATGAAGATCCGAGATCAGGGGCTGGATCCCAATGACTTCACCTACGGATGGAAGAATGGAGATCACTTCTATATCCATTCATGGGATCATCAGGACTTCCAGGCCGAACATCAGATACTTGAGTGCAAGAAGGCTTTAGAGGCGATGGGACTCCACGATGAGGATGGGCCTTCCTTCCAGGACACTGGTAAGGTCACCGGTACACTTGAGCAACAGATTCACCCAGGTTGGGGAGGACAATCGCTTATCTATTTCCGGGGAAAACAGTATAGCGCCCCGACTCATGCCCAGAATTTCAGAAAGCTTATTGGCGATGGAGCCTCATCGGAAGAGATCCTCCATGAAGGTATCCCCGGTGCCCGTTACTTGGATCCAGGTGCACAGAGACGTATAGGGAAAGTGGCGGCAATAAACGAAATTCCAGTAGAAACAGCGGGGATGCATCCATGGGGAGATGAACCCTTTATCTACTATGCACCGACCAATACTGTGTATGTTGCAACAAAATCGGGAAGGCATGGAGACATCATGCGCTGGATACAGGATCACGACCCGGAAACGTTCGCCCTGATTACCGATAGGAGCACGGGATTGGACGCTTTCAAGAATATCTTCTATGGAGAATTCGTTCCTTTACATGAATGGAGGGGAGAAGTGGAGTCCGGGGAGATAGATTACTTCACCGCGAGCGGTTCAAGGTTGACATCCGATGAGGTACCGGAGGAACTCAAGCAATGGGCCGAAGCCCGTTGGGGCAATGTCACATCCAAAGTAATAGAGTCTCATCCGAGTCTCCATATCGTGGACGTAGATAACTACAGTAGTAGGATTGAAGGGCTTGAGCGTCCTGTATTACAACGGGAAGGCGATTCTAATCTCTATGTTGGACTGTATGGTGGAGGGCATTGGGATCTAGCTAGTGTCGCTGGTATTCCTTTTGATAATATTTTAACACAAGGATGGATCGATGAAAGTGGAGAGTTTAACGCTTATTCGATAACCACAGAGGCTTACGATACACTGGAAAATGCAGGATATAACCCAGTCAGTAAAAATTGGGAAAGAACAATCGAAGATAAAGTAGAGTCTCATTTATCGGGTATCCAACTCACCCAACCCAATGAACCAAGGGATATTGATAATCCCGGTGTTAGGTGGATAAAGACCCAGGATGGAACCTACTACACCGATGAAGAGGAACCGGTCATGACTCATGCCCATCTAGTTCACCGCTACAAGATTCCCTTGGATAAGATAGTCGATGTAGGCGTGGACGATGATAGCCTCTGGAAATACTATAGCGGTTGGTATCAGAACCATCTACCCACAGACTTTATAGAGTCTCATAAAACAGCTACTCAACTAATACCCATTGATTTGGACGATTCATCTTGGCATTCCGAACCCGCTTGGATCTATGATCCTAATAAGGATCTTCTTTACGTTTCTACCGGAGCCAGTCACCACGCAAGACTTTTCCATAGTATCCTTGGAGATGACTACGGAGACACAGATGCGATGAAGACCGGTTGGATCGATCTGGATAACAACTATGTAGCCTTTGTTGACGAGGATGAAGAATCGGCATTCGCGAACAATATCACGGCCATATTCTCTCGTTATTACGATAGGGAAATGAAGCCCATTGATGGAAATACTTGGATGGCCAAGTATGGATCAATAGAGTCTCATAAACAGGGTGCCAACATAGGGGAACCTGACCCGAACAATCAAGGGAAGTTCATGGAAGGCAGTCAGCCATTTATTTACTACAATGGCGATTTCTATTGGGGTAAGGGCGCTGAACACCATCCCGATATTCTACGAACTAACATGCTTTATGGTAAGACTCCATTATTAGCTGGTTGGGTTAACTTTCGCAAGAAAGAAATCGGTCTATGGTCGGGGAACGTTACACAGGATCGTACCATCGAAGATGAGGTAGCCCGACAACTACAAGAGCAGTTCCCGGATTTCGCTATAGATAAAGGCTTTCGTTTAGGGGCGGTAACCTCTTGGAAGATCGAGGTTCTCCCCGAATCGACTGGACGGAGAATAGATGACAGAGTAGCCTGGGTAGCAGATCAGGATTCTCATACAATCTATATCGGGGATGGTTGGTTCCATGGAGATATCTTCAAGCAGATTGGAGAATTAAATGTTGATCATGCCGGAGATTTACATTGGAGACAAGACAAAACATCAGCATTATTGGCAGGAAGTATCTGGAAGAATAACATCTTACTCTACGGAAAATCGGGTGAATGGAACCCGTCTGATGAGGCAGAAGTCTACGACACTATAAAGGACTGGTATCGGGAAGAAAGGAGCGAAGATGTGTCCACCCATCAGCTTCCAAATGTCCACGCAATGTACCAACAAAGTCGAGTGATGGATATCGATGATCCGATCAACGGTAGACCACAAGAAAAGCCCTTCAGTTTCATCTACTACAACGGCGATGTATTCGTTGGATACCTCCACACTCACCCGATGCTTGTCTCCGATATGGCGGGTATGGGAATTAAGATATTAGATAAAGCCAACACAGCGGCGGGTTGGGTAGATACAGCTAATCGAGTAGGTATGTTCTACTCCTTTGAACAGCAATGGCTAAATCGTAGTAGTGAAGAAATCCAGCAGATTCAAGCCAACGAAGAAGATGCCAAGAGGCAGTTGGAGTCATGGGTACCGGGATTGGAATGGGTAAACCCCAATGATTATCTCAGACGAACCACAGCAACAGAGTGGAACTACCAGAGTGCTTTCTGGTATAGCCCTAGAACGGGACTACTCACAGGTAAAGCTGCCCACTGGCAGCTAATCGGGGATGCTCTAGCTAATCTCCCCTACGAAGAACGAGAAACTATAATGCAGCATTCTTACTTGGGTTGGATCTTCGAGTCCGAGGGAGGCAAAGAGAAGGTAGCCGTTCCTGCATCAGTGGAACACAACCTTGACCCTACTCTTGAAGAAGAGGCTAGAGAGGCTTTGAAACAAGAGGGAATCACCCTAGGTGATCCACAACCGGGGATGTTCCAGTTCGATAGCGAAGATTATCCCGCTGAAGACTATCATCTTGGACGTTTAGCAACTGAAGTAGTCGATATTCCCGAAGTTGAAGAGGAAGACTATCAAGAAAGAACCCGTAGGAAGCCTTTTGTCTACAGTCCGAGGGAAGATAAGCTCTATATTGGCCCTTATGGGAGTCATCATGTGGAATTAATCTGGAAAGCATTCGGAATGAATGATGATCCTTCGACCCCTGGTTTCGACGCCAGAGAGGAAATAGCGATGAATATCGAGGACGATCCGGGCAATCTTGGGGTTATTTTGGTAGATCAGGTCACAAATGCACCATATTTAGTACATTGTTTCGGTGATCCGAGCGATAAATGCCTCGAAGCCTTGCGTTCTACCTTCCCCGGTGTTAGAATAGAAGACGAGAACTGTGAGGTTATCTAATGTTGACGACACGTAGGCCAGTAATCCCACCTAAAGGCGGTGTAGCTTATTGCTACCTCGATGGGAACATTTACTATGAGACAGAAGGATCTCATATGGAACTCGTACGACAGATGCTTGACCAGGGGATTCCTAGATCAGCACTCGATGCATACGATCCGGGGTACAGCGCCATCTTTGGTTATATCTGGAATACAAGTGATACAGAAGAACCAAAATATGTAAATGATCAATACTCTGATATCTACTCTAACACGAAGGATCCACAGAAGACAGCGGAACTGAATTCTAAGTTACGTGCTTTATTTCCAGACATCACAACAGACACCAGTGGCCCTTACTTCGAGCCAGTAAAATGGACATTGAGCCACATTTCTGATACAATAGATCCAATGTCCGATATGACACCTATTGAGACGGCTATCCAAGGAGAACCTGCGGCTTCCATGGCTATTCGTGCGCTGAATCAAGCAGGCGGACGGGTATTTGTCGTTGGTGGTGCAGTTCGCGATGCCATCCTGGGTCACGCACCCAAGGACGTAGATCTCATGGTTCAAGGTCTGGATGGCGATGCTATCGAGAATGCGCTTAAGGGTCTGGGTAGACTGGACTTTACGGGCAAGCAGTTCGGTGTGTATCGCTTCAAGAGTGGAACCTCTGAGGTAGAGATTGCTCTGCCCAGGACTGAGGTTTCTACTGGCCCTGGCCACCAGGATTTTCAGGTTACCACAGATCCTAACTTGGATCCCGAGCAGGATCTGGCCAGGAGAGATTTCACCGGTAACGCTATGGCATATGAGCCTGCAACCGGTCAACTCATCGACCCTTACGGCGGTGCAGAGGATCTTAAGAATGGTACTTTGTCACTTGTAAATGACAAGGCATTCGAGGATGACCCTCTCCGTGTCGTTCGTGCATTGGTTGCTAATGCGCGGTTCGGCCTTGAGCCGGATGAGCAGCTTAAGCAATCACTGGCCGATAACGCTCAGAAGATCAAGCATCTTCCGGGTGAGAGAATTCAGGCAGAGCTTGATAAGCTCCTGTCTGCCCCTGACCCTGCTAAGACGATCAGCCTTGCGGAGCAGAGTGGTCTGATCCCGTATCTGTTCCCTGAGCTAGAGGCGGCTGTTGGATTCGATCAGCACAATCCTCACCACGATATGAACGTCTTCGATCACACTTTGTCGGTGCTGAAGAAGATGTCTACACTTAGCAACGATCCTGATATGAGACTCGCTGCGCTGTTCCACGACTCCGGTAAGCCCGAGTCGTACTGGAATGACGAAAATCACGGTGGCAACGGTGGTGGCCACTTCTACAAGAAGGTACTCCACGACGGAACTGTCATTGGTGCCGACCACGAGGATGTGGGCGCACGTAACGTTCGGGCATTCATGACGAGGATGCGTTACCCTAAGGATCGTATCGACCGTGTAGAGAAGCTGATCAAGTTCCATATGTGGAACTACTTCAACTCCGAGAAGGGAGCGAGGAAGTTCCTCCGTGCTCTGGACGGCGATACCAAGATGGCCTTTGATCTTCTGGCTATCCGCGAAGCCGATTCAAGTGGTAAAAGAGACGGAGAGCCGAACAACTACGATAGAGAGATGATCGACAAGGATCGTCAACTACTCCAAGATGTAATTGCTGGTCATGATGCCGGTGAACAGCACGCATTCACGATTAAAGATCTGGCCGTCAATGGTCACGATCTGATCTCTCTTGGTCTAAAAGGCCCGGAAATTGGTAAAACTCTGAACTATCTGCTCGATCTGGTCATTGATCATCCTGCTCTGAATGAGAAGGAAACACTCATGAAAGTAGTCGATGAGGGTGTCCGGGTATAATATACACGACATTTTAGTTCGCCGTGGTGCTCACTTTGCAAATCCAGAGGACTGGTGGTATTGGGCCGGATGGCTCGATGTTCTCTATGGTAAATGTACAATCAATTACCCAAAGCAACTATCCTACGCCAGGGCATATGAAATGGGTATGGCTGATGCTAAAGGTGAATTATGTATAACTTAGATCAAGTTTCCATGTTTAGACAACTTTACACAGGCCCAGACTTCTGGTATTGGACTGGTTGGATGGACTATATTAGTTATGGGAATGTTCATCGACCCAAAGAACCTGAGAATCTTACGGCTTATCTGATGGGATATGCCGACGCGAAGGGTGAAGACTATGGCTGCACCTAATCCATGGCGGAAGAGTCTCGAAGAGATTGGTCAACTTCAACCTATAACCACAAACAAAGACCCTAATCTGCTGAATGATTGGTGGTATTGGGAGGGGTGGAAAGATGTTCTTAACGGAAGGAAGGATTGGTTTACCAGTCCTCAGAACAAGGGGGACTATAAGGCTTACGATGATATCTTGGTTAGCTATCGATTAGGTCGCGCTGATGCTTCAAGAGACGAGCTATGTGAAGCAGACGATGCTAACTACACTTAAGGTCGAGGATCGACTAGATATGTCTTCATATATGCACCATGATCAAATCCATCATCATACGCTTGCTGAAAGACATCCCACGGTGCTGGGAGTGCTCTCTTCACGAATCCTTCTTGACCGTCCGTGACTCCGTAGTTATACCATGTTGAAGGTAATGGCATCGGTGTGTCGGCGGCGAATTCTAAGTCTGAAGTGTTCGGATCGAATAGAGGTTGTCCCATATCATCTATTAGGGTGCGGTAGAGATGCTTAACATGGAAACTCCCGAAGAAAGATATGACAGAATGACTCAGGGAATCGATTTTGACCCCGCAGATCCATCAAATGATGCTTTTTATGTTGGTGGGTATTACATAGGATACCGAAGAACTGATTGGCATCCTTCATGGGATACGTCGCCATCTCTTCCCCAATATAGGGCTGCGTGGGAAATGGGGCAAGAAGACGGGAAGGGAGATAGGCAGCTTGCGGAAGAGGAAGAGTTGTGTTATACTGTGGAGAGATATGCAACGGATGACGAAATGAAGGAAGGTCTTCCTTTGGGGTACCATATCGTAGATTGGGGCACCGGTACACATGGACTCTACATGAATGGGTTCACAAACCCTAAAACCGGTTCGTCTCTAGCTGCTACTGGTGATAAAAATGCACTTGAAGCTCTGGTGAGGAAGTTTTCATGAGTAAGAATAAGAAATTAAAGAAAGCTCGCATCGAGGAAGCCAAGATCGTCATTGAATTACTCAATGAGATTAGATACGATCTTTCTCGATGCAAAGGATATATCTCAGCCGTCGCTAAAGGACGGCAGGATGGTCACCATATCCTACTTGAAGATATACAGAGTGATATAGATTGCCTTTATGCGCTAAAAGAGCGGCTGCTAAGGGGTATTCGTGATTAAGCAGATCATCATTATCGATGAAGACGATAGAGCCAAGATCATTCAGGGTGATGATCTAATCACTGGTGGCTTCAGAATCACCGATGTCAACCAAATATCTTCCATTGTCACGCTCGAAGATGACTATGAATCTCCCCTGAGTGACGGTAGTACCGATTGTACAGTTACGATGATTTGGGAATATAGATCATCGATGAAAATTGGAGATGAAGTTGGCACTTCGTTCAACATGATCATGTGGGAGGACTAAATGGGTATTAGAGTAACCAAGGTTCTAGGTTATGGACTCACTGATGTAAAGATCCGAAAGTACAATATCGCTGACGGGCGCATCAATACAAAGAGTCCACTCTTAGACTACAGTAGCAAGAAAACTCTTGATGACTACATCGATTGGCTCAATACCAAACAACAACAGGATCAAGAAAAATTCTATTTCAACATGGATGGATATCTATTCAAGGAACGAGAAGAAGAGGGATTCAAGTGGAACGATAGAACAGGTGCCTTTAGCCCTCAAGATCTCTGCCATCATGGAATCGAGTACATGATGAAGAATGTACTGCTAATTCGTCCTCTTTCATGTAAGGATTGGAATAGACACGACGATATCATGGATTATATAGAGGAAACCTCTTTTAAGGACGTTGGTGATACCGATTACAGTGCCAATTGGGTTAAAGAGATCCCCGGTGGTATCTTTCCTTATAGCGGCTCATTCATGGATGCTAGAACGGGTGAGAGAGTCAAAGACGGTATCACACTCTATAGGTATCTAACCTGGCCCTCATATAGTTCTTATCTCCGAGATGAAGCCTGTCAAGAGTATGGATTCAACGATATCGCTGACGCTTATAAGAATCTAGTTCCCATCGTCCCCGATGAGGTTCGGGATCTATGTGAATGGGGTAAACTGTTCATCGATGATGATGTCTGGAAGCAGCTTCGCCCACTATTGTACTGCTACTGGTCATAATGGGTACGACTTATAGCGAAGTTCTACAGACTTTGACCGATACGTCTCTTAGAGATGCTGACTCAAGGTACTATCTCCATGGATATATCCGTGGTAGATGGGGAGATGTTCAGATTGTGATGTTCCCGCCAGATAATCATAAAGCTGCATGGGAAATGGGCTTGAAAGATGGCGAAGCTGATGCCCATCCTATATACGAATACATTGCTATATATGAAGATAATGAAGCTTACTCACATACACAGAGGATAGGATAGATGCGTAGATTCAGAGAAATCAAGATCTGGAAGTTCCATATCCGTCATTGGTATTCTATATGTTCCAGGCACTACCATGGAAAGGACGATTGCCCTGCATGTAATACAGGGTCTAGTCGTTGGTTCTTCAGTGTGTGGATTTCTAGATTCTTCTATGGGCCAAGTCCTAGTAAGGGTGGCCCATTAGGTAAGACTGGACGAGAGATCTGGCTATGGTATGTAAACAGGCCGAATAGCAAGGCTAAGCGGGAGTTGAAGAAGTGGTTCCCAAGACTAAAATAATGTGGAGATACAGGTTGGCGATGCTGCCGCCTCAATGGTTATTGAGGCGTTTACCTATGAAGCTTCGCCTATGGTTCTATTGGTGGGCAATACAGGATCTGCTTAGATGAGATGCAGTTCCGCATGGTAATATGTGATGAATTCAGTAAAGAGCAACGTCTTTGATCCCATCCAACCTAACTTAGATCAAGTTATATTTAATGGCACGGATCTTAGGCCAAGTGTAAACAAATTTGTCCAAAAGATCTACTATCATGCCCTGAATCGTAAGCTTGGTGTGACGGGTAGGGATTGGGCACACCTGTATCTCACTGGCAGCCTAACAACTTACCAGTATTCGGCTACTTCTGATGCCGACCATAGTGTTTTCCCTGACTATGACAGAATTTGGAAGCATCTCAATATAGATCCGCATGATGCTCGTGTCATGTTGGTAGAGATGTCTATCGATTACCTAGATGGTATCTTCATTCCCGGAACCCTTCATCCTATCCAGTTCTTTGTCGAGAGTCCAGGGGTTGTACCGACTGATAAGTTTCGCCCAGGACTCAGATCTGCATATGATCTTTTGGATCGAGAGTGGTTTGTAAAACCAGAAAAGGAACGAGCACACAGCGTACAGGATGAATGGCCGGATGTCTATGAACGAGCTTCAGAGATAGCCGACAAGATGACTACTATGCTTGATTCTGGTAACTACGATGCGGCTCAGAACCTGTGGATTACAGTACACAAGAAGCGACAATTGGATCAGCAGGCCGATCTAGGAGATTTCTCTGAAGGCAACATCACCCTCAAGCTACTCTTGAATCGTGGCCTTATTGATCGTCTCAGAAATGAAGTTGGATTGAAAATCCAGACTAAGGTAGGAACTCTCTATAATCCTTTGGATTCAAATAGGTTTAAGGCGGTGTTTGCCTTTGGTTATGATCCTGAGTCTGATACATTAGTGGCTGACAGAACTCATTACAGTGTCGTAAAAGAACTTATAGGGAAACTTGGTGCTCCCAAAGAAGATACTCGTGGTTTTGCAATGAGGATAAAACCCGTGCTAGGCTGGGTCTATCAGGACTACAATACAGGAGATCATGCACCAGATTGGAAAGTTGAGTTTGCCTCAGATCTCTATGACCAACAGGCTGGCTGGTCTGAAGCAAGGAATCAGCAGGCTCTAGAAGCCCTCCAACGAGAGAACCCTAACGCTAACATCACGTATGCGGGCCAGAGCGATTACAAGAACCCAGATGATACCTATGAGTATCACGAAGCTACTCTCCACACAAGTATGCCGCCGTGTTGGCAGGCACCACAGTTCTTCGAGGATTATCAGAAGAGCTATACACCTGAAGTAGGGGAAACTACAGAGGTTAGAGGCTATGATTGGGAAGTTGATTATGCCCGACTCTTCAAGCTTATTCACATGAAGACCTGGCCGCTAAAGAACATCGACGTAAGATTACTAACCCCGGAACACAAGGACTGGAACCAAATTTATGGGTATTACGAAAACGGCAAGATCTGGATCCATCCGTTCCTAACTGCTGCTGAGGCTAGTGAAACTCTCTGGCACGAGATCCAGCATCAGTATCAGGATCAAGAAAAACGAAGACAATACTACAACTACAACGTCCCAAGGCGTAATTTCGATTATGATGTATCTGAGGAAGAACATGATCCTAGTCAATATGAAGAGCATCCCGACGAGATAGACGCAAATATGTTTGCTCAATTCATGAATATGGGAGAGCAAGCTTCTACGTTCTTGGTTGTGCCTATGCCGCCCAAGTACGATCCAACCTGGGTTCCCAGAGAACTACACCTGGATCGAGGCGAGTGGGATGAACAGAACGAACTCTATGCCTTAACCCCGGAACAACTCAAGTCCGAAGAAGACGCACAGGTAAAGCTCTTCCGTACCGACTACAGTTTTTGGCAAGAGACTTGGGTTTCCGAAGAGAACTTTAGATGGAGTATCGTTGCTGCATTACCAGAGCTTTGGGAAGATCGAGTAACGACCAAGGTTATCTGGGATTGGGACAAGGATCGTATCATCCTTGGGACAATGGCTTCATTGCCACAACTGCCTAACTCCAAGATAGTAGGAGAATACCATGACGGCAGGGTCACCTTGTTTGAAGCCGAGAAGCAATGGATCTCTCCTGTGTATTTCCGACGGCTCTGGCATAGTTCTTATCCTGATAAGGAACTGAAGGATGTTTACTTCCGTCGAGGTACGGGAGATGAGTATAAGTTGAGAAGTCTACCAAGGAAGCGAAATGTCTAAAGTACCAGACATTCTGGCTCAGGATACTAGATCTTATCATTATGCGGTAGGCTATTCTTGGGGTTATGGGAATGACCATACTTCTGAGATGTTGGTAAGCTACTTACAGACAGCAACTAAAGATTGGTTAATGGGTTACGCAGATGGGAAGGGGGATCGTGAAAACTCCCAATTTTAACCTAGATTACTATTGGACAGTCAAAGGAGATTTCTATTCGACTAGTTACGTTGCAGGATATATGAGGGGTCGTTGGGACTGCGCACTTCCTGATGAAATTGAACCGCTGATACATAGTCCTTTTGGAGTGATGGGTCTTGCCGATGGACGTGGAGATAAAGAATATGACTAGTGGGATATGGACATTCTCAGTAGGTGATAACCGAGGCCAGTTCAATCGTGCCCAGGCTTTCATGGCCATGCAGTATCCGAACGAGGTTCATGGCCTTGGTGGTCATTGCATCAATCCAAAGTGTGATCACGTATGGGACGCTAACGATGAGAAGGAGATATCCCAGAACGACGGCTACATCGAGTGCCCAAATTGTGGATGGTCACAGAACGTGTACGCTGAGGGTGTGAATCGTGTTGGTCTAACTAATGATCAGATGGGTCAAATAGGAGAGGATATCGTCTCAGGAATGAAGAACATTCCTTATCTAGGCGAGATCACCTGGGTATCGGGCTACAAGAACTTCCCCATAGACCTGATAGCTGGCCCCTTTGGTGTAGAAGTAAAGACAAATCATTCAGAATCGCAACCCCGATTCAAACTTGGGGGTGGTAATAACCCCCAAGGTGGAGCATACACTCTTAAATCAAAATTGCAATATGTTCAGAGCGAGAACCTACGTCCTGCTCTGGTAGGTGTTCGACTCAACTTCTACACTGATAAGGCTGATGTGTTCGTTCGGCCAGATAGTTTCTCAGATACCTGGATCGGAGCGCCATCCCTGAATCACATAGCCACGATAGACTTCTCTAACCTGAATCCCTTTAAGGATCCGTCTCAAGTGCCGCCGCCAAGTCAGTTACCTGACGACGATGACTCAGATATTCCGTTCTAAACCTAACACGTAATAGATGATATGGATCTAAAGTTCGTGTGGGCCGATGGAAAGCTAGGGTTTGGTAGTGCATACAGCAAGGTTCACCATAAAGACATTCTTCAGCAGATGATCGACAATGGACAGGTTCAATTTCCTGTCCAAAACTACGTTGCAGGCCAGTTCATCCAGGACGATTTTCATGGGCCACAATTAGATCAGATCCGCATAGTATGGCAGGGTGGTAAGCATCCTACAACAGGAGAGCTACGTTATCAGATTCAACAAGAGTTGAATCGAACTAGCCGGTTGTCCATGTACTCTAAGGTATCTTACACTTCAGAGTTAGAGAAGTGGGTTTACGTTCGTGGTTATGGTGGAAATGTGTGGGAAGATTTGGAGTTTAGCCAGAGCGCACAAGACGACTGGTATAGAGAGAATTGGGCAGAGGATGAAGAAGATCCTCCTGATTACAGTGACGCCCTTGTGTCCCATCTTGAAACGCTTGGTTCACTTGTAGGTTTAAATTTGGATTACAAAAAGCCAGAAGATTGGCAGAAGTTAAAGGCCATGTTAGCAACTACTCCTTATGCGATGGGGTTATATGATTCGTATAAAAAGGTATTCAGTGGTGACTACTTTAATGGATGTACTCCACAAGAGGTTAACGAAGAATTGTTCTATGACGAAGCAACACCCGAAGGTGGCGACCTAAGAGATTCTTATGGGAAGGTGGGTGCTGATGTAGAAGATACCGAACCCGCTGGCGTCAATGTAGGATTCTTACACGATCCTCACAAGGAACTCTATCCTAATCTATTTCGTGGTGGAAAGGTGATCCCCAAGGATGTCCGTGATATCCTAAAGAACCATGTATTAGAGCCACTTTCACAGGAATTCGATAACCCGGATAGCTTCATCTACTTTACCATCTATGGTTCAGGGATCTCGTACAATTGGGATGAGAGTGGAGACTTGGATCTTCAGTTATGGGTTGACCTTGAGAAATATAGCGCGACTGCTAACGATCCTCTCCCGGTCGATGATCTCTTAGCAGATATCCGCCGCATCGTTCAAATGGTCAACTTCCCATCCTTCAATGAACTAGGATTGACCGATACAGGAACGGCTACTGAGGATACAACGGGAGTAATGTTGATCCAATACTATCCGAAGCCCGGTAAAGGAACCAAAGAAGAGAACCTAGCCTCACAACCGTACGCTTGTTACGATCTAGAGACAGACAAGTGGCTCGTGAAGCCAAAGCCCATTAGACCTAAGTTCTATGGCGAAAACTTCCTACTCCTAATGCCCAAGGCTAAAGATATCGCTCTACAGACCGAGGCACTTCTAGGAGAGTACCAGCGTAATATCCTTAACTGGCAGTTTTGGTACGCGATGTGGTCGAGGTACAAGAAGAAGGAATACAAGGATCAGTACAAAGAGGCCATGGATGATGCCACGCAAGAGAAGGAAGGGATCAAAGTTCTTTTCCAGGGTGTCTTCGGTGGACGTGCTGAAGCATATTCTCCTGAAGGTCAGGGGATCATGGACGAACGTGATATGCTACAGAAGCTTTTAGAAGTCTGGGGAATCTTCCAGGATCTTAAGCATTTCGCTCGTGCTCCGTTGCCTTGGGAAGAGCAAGATATGCCGTTACCTACATCCTCAGTCAATTTGCAATTGATCCCCGGTGGTGGAGATTCAGACCGGCCCAGATTCAAGAAAGACGACCAAGTTACTGGTGCTCCTGGGTCTGATCGAGAAGGTATTCGAGGCTACATCATCTATGGCCCTGACGAGGATGGGAGTTATGGAGTCCAATGGTATCCTATAGATTCAGATATGGAGTTACGTAGAGATAACGAATTGATACCTTACGGTTATACAGGGCCAAGGAGAATGGCCGCTACTCATGAGGATATCCTCTATCACGGCGGCGGTACCTTCTATGGAGTCTTCGACCCTGATCTCAAACCTTCCACGAAGGATCATGGATATTGGGTTTCAGTACAGGGCCAAGAGTACATCATTCCCAAGGATGATCTCAATATGGATGTCGTTCTCAACTATGCTGATCATGCTATTACAGAAGTTGGAGAATACATCGGGGCCTGGATTGATCAGGCTAAAGTATACCTGGACGTAACGAAATGGTTCCCTGATTTACAGGAAGCAATACAGTTTGGGGAACAGAACCATCAGCTAGCCATCTGGGATATTGCTAACCAAACAGAGATTCCTTTGGCCACAACACCACGCACAGCGGCGTTACGCAAGCTTGCGGTATGGTCTGACATCATGGAAAAGGCTAAGAGACTCCGAGATACCGGTAAAGTACAGATTACTAACAACCTTTCCAACCATGTTGTAGGTCAGGTCGAAGGAGATCATGGAACCTACAACACAGAGATATGGCGAGATGATCCTAATAGTGGTACCATTAGTCTGTGGAATTGTGATTGTCCATGGAGTCAATACTCTTGGGGTAGAACGAGACAATGGAAGAAGTACGAAGGTAGACCTTGCGCTCACACTCTAGCCCTTTATTGGACAGCGTTGGCGACACCAGTTGCCGATGAGAACCAGCAGACTCTTCCTGGAACCACAGCACCAGGGCAGTCACCGCAACAGCCCAGCCCATTGGATCTTCCAAATGCTCTTCAACAGACCATTCCTCCACAGATGCCTCAATCCCAGCCTGTGGTTCCGAGCAAGGAGAACGAACAGCTAACTATTTCATTCCCCGGTGCTCTATCGAAGTGGAGAAAGGAAGGTGCATTTATGAACGGAGATATCGTTAGGGTCAACCAGAAAGTTGAAGGTTGGGATGATCGAGAAACGATGCATTCTATTCAAAGGAACACCATTGGTGAAGTTATCTGGTCTGACGATGAGGAAACAATTTGTATCTTCTCACTCAATTCTGGGATGCTTGGGCCACATAATGTACGAGTCACAGCACCAACTTCGGCATTTACTCTGATGCCCCGAACTAGAGGGGTTGCACCACGGAGACAATAGATGAAGAAGCAGCACAAGGAGTCTAAATGGTGGAGAGCTTGTCCATCTTGTCATCAATTAGTCTATACAACAGGGTTTGGAATAGGGAACCATGCTTGTCCTCCCAAGGCTGTAGCGAAGCGAGATGCTGAGCTAGATATGGTTGTTGAGGAAGAACTCTCCACTTGGAATGCTGACCTAGAAAGGTTTTGGAATTCTTCGGATGTAAAATTTATGGAATATATAATTCAGGAAAAGAAAGATGGCAATTAATCTTCCCGACTTCGGTGGGGCACAGCAGTATGATCTCATGGCCGCTCATATCATGGAAACCTTCCCTGAATCCGAGTGGCCATTGTGGGTTAAGAACCGTTCTCGTGCCAAGCAATCAGAGCCATTAGACCAGGGAACCACCCCGTTTCAACCTGAATGGTTGACCAACGAAGGTAAGTGGAAGATTGCGGCAATGAATCTGGGTATCCCAGCCGACTACACGCCTGCTGATCCTTATGATATCCACGGTAAGATGCCGTTGATCAATGCTATGGAAGTCAAGTGGTGGGAGATGCCACCCGATCAGGCCAAGCAGGTTATTGTCAATGCGTTCCGAGCCACGATGTTGAGTCCTCGAATGAACCTCAAGAGTAACGCGATCCTGTATCAGTCTCTCATGGATATCCCAGCAGACGAATCTGACCCAACTGTATTTGAAAATCGTATTAGAGATCTAAAGGCTAAGTGGGATACGCAGGGTCAGATGGAACTTGGTCAGCAGCCCGATACTGTAATAGATCCTAATGAGATTTTACCCGGCAAATTAATGCCTGGGTTCTGGGGTAACCTACGAAGGCTAGCAGGGCTAGGGCCGTTTGTCAATGATCTCTATCGTGCTGCTATGGATGACATAGAACACGGCGGCAAGGGTCAGATCTTCCGCAACGAGATTCTACACTTAGATATTCCCGGTGTTCAGTCCAAGGTTGCGTCTTTCGCTTGGTTGGCGTTATCGCCAAACACGTCCGAATTAGCAACTCTTGATGTTCACATGATGCGTCATCTCAATGAGGCAGACGAGTCACCCAAGAACGCTAAGCATTATCTTGATCTAGAGGATCGACTAAGGAATGAACGGGATGAAATCTACGGAACAGAGGTTCCGCTCAGTCATTATCAGTGGGGAGTCTGGGATTCACGACGTACACCGGGATACCATCAGGATCATACGCCGCTCAGAGCTTACCAACCTACACCATTCACAGATATAGCGTGGCCTAATACATATAGGCCACCAAGACCACAGAGGTTAGAAGAGATGCACCCGGAACAACAGAGTTTATTAGGTAAATGGAACAAGTTGCCACGGTGGTCAATGGTCAAACTAGCAGATAGTTACTCTCTTCAGGGAGAGACTATCGCCGGATTACCTAACTTGCAGGGTCAGGGAATCGCAGTCAGACCAGACCGTCAAAGTCAAGCAGAGATTGAATCGATCATCGAAGGACTTTCGACACACAAGGATGATCAGCTAAAGCAGAAGAAGTTGATTCCTGATTGGGCTATCAATCGTGGTGGGAAGGTTGCTATGCGTGGATATCCTGATAAACAGACTGCATTTGAGATATTTGTGAGAGACATTCTGAATGCAGCCGGTATTACACGCTTGAATGAATCAACCAATGTCTTCATTTACAATTGGGTTCTGGAACAAACACAAGGCGTAATCCCTAAGTATCCAGGGATAGATTACAATAGTACAAGACAATATCAAAACACTGTTCAAGACTTGGCTAAGAAGTTAGAGAATACCTCATTAGCTCTTCAGAATAAGATACCCGGAAAAGATTATCGACAAGACCAAGTTGATCGATATTTCAATGGTATCGTTCCTAAGCAAGCTCTTGACAATCCTCCAACTGCTCCGAGTGGGTTCACCTTAGGGCCAGATTCTGGATTCACTTATGCGCCAGGAGTTATCTGTGTAGCTGAGTGGGTTACTACAGATTTGGCATGGTTATTACTCAATGATGCTTGTCTTGGAATTGTCGCAGAAAAGGGTGGGGCGGCTAGTCACGCCGTTGTCGTTGCCCGTACTCGAAATATACCGGTAATTGTCAATGTACCCGAGGCTTCCAGAATTCAGCCTGGGGATCATTTGCAAATAGATTCTGGGCGTGCTATAATAGATGTTAATGGTGGACAGGTAGGAGATTTTGGTGAAGCCAAGCAAGCCGAACTTCCCATCATCCGATTTGTTTGGTCGAATGGCCAGGGTAAGTCAACACCAGTTCCACAAGATGACCCCGAAAGTGGGGTTCTGCATCAGCATATCATCATGGAAATGATGCAGGCAGGGCAGTTTGACAGAAACAACTTTGCTATGGGCGTAATCTACCCGGACGGAAAGGTTCAGATGACAGGCAATCCAACCGACGAACCGCAGATGGAGCAATGGCTACAGACGATTCACCCGATTCAGGGCATTCAGCACGGCTTCGAGCTATAGAGAGACTATTAGAGAAGGAGCGAAGCGGTCTTATTACGCATCGTCCATATCCGACTCATGCCGAACGTGTTGCCAAAATTAGACTCAAGGAACAACTCGAAGTCCAAAGAAAGATTGAAGAGTTGCGTGAAGCTGAGTCTAAAACAGAGTAAGCTGGTTCCAGACTTCGAAGTCCTTATTGGTCGCCCAAACCTGGGTACCATCTTCGAATTCTAGAATATAGATCTCAAAATGATTCTGGGGAGGTAAGGCGAGAGTCTTCACGACATCTGCCTTTTGACCTTTCTTCCAGTCATTGTGACGAGAATCTGATAGGAACCGTACTCTCATCTCATAAGTGTAGCACAAATAAGTATATTCTGCAAGCTTCCTAGCTCTAATAAGTAGAGTACTTCAACTAGAGGTTTAACGGAGTAGGAATAACTGATGACACAGTTTGCATACGGGCAGCTTGAGAGCGCCTATCTTAATGTTAAGGAAGCAGCAAATGAACCATGGAGAGGAATCACAGCTTGGGTTCAGGGAATGCCTTATCTCATCATCGACAAGAACGGTGAGAGTTTCGTATTAGAGGGCGAAGATGGTAACACCATCGAGCTAGAAAGATTTGAGAGTTGGGAACCCGCGACTGACGAGAGTAGTCTAGTCGCAGCAAGTCGTCTTGAAGGTTCTCCGTTTACTCGTGGAGTGAAGGTCGGTACGTTCACCGTAGGAAACCTTGTTTACTTTGAAAAAGAGTGGCAGGTTCGTGTGGGCGATACTGGTTTTACATTGCCACTTGAGAGATTAGTATCCAGATATGATCAGGCACGGTGGGACAAGAGCGCCGATCTAATGCCCGCAATGGATTATCATTGCCCTGAATGCAAATCTCAAGACGTTATCCCTGATGCGGGAATGATGGTCTGTAAAGATTGTGGTTACTCTGGCCCAGAACAAGACTTTGAAAATGAACAACCTGATTATGATCCCACATTCGATGATCGAGCATGGTACGAAGATTGGAGTGGCCCGGAAGATCACGATGGTTACACTACTTCGGTAAAGCAGGCAGACTTTGAAGACGAACATCTATCACCTTCAGTACCTACGGGTGACGGTGGAGAGAACTGGAACACATTCGAGTACAATCTCCCGCCTCATGGTATCCACTTCAGAACCCACGCAGCTATGCAGGCCGCAAACATGCAGGCTAGAGTCCATTATCCTCCTGGGGTAACAGATCATCATCCTGAAGGATTCACTAGCACCGTTCCTGGCCCTACGGCTATGGACGATATGATGATCCCAATGGATTATACGATGAAGCACGGTGGTAGTCCTGAGGATATCGTTGTTCAGGTCGAGACTCCTAATGATCCAGAGCAGGTAAGACAGCTTATGGATCAGGTTGGTGGCCGTAGGAGTGCTAAAACAGCGGAAGTTGAAGAACCGATGAACGATCCTACCGTCGATACCCAGAAGGGATTGAAGTGCCCGAAGTGTGGATCCCATACTTTGCGAGCTTATTCACCCGAAGGTAACGAGGCAACTATCGTATGTCTGACTTGTGGTAATGAGTTCAAGAGAGACGTTCATTTTAATCCACAGTCATCCGTACGTCAGGCAACAATGCCCGTAGATCCTAACCTACACGCTCAGATTCTAGGACTCACTCAGCAGATACAGCAGGCTTATGAGCAGGGGAATACATCCCTGGCTCAGCAGTTGAATGCACAGCTTCAGCAGTTGCTCAATAACCCCAACGCGCCTATCAATCCTAATCAGTCTGTCATGACTTCTGGATGGAAGGTTGCTAATCAGTGGATTAGAAAGCGAGGGGATCAATGGTGCATCATTCAGAAGGGCACGGGTAAGGAACTATCTTGCCACGACTCCGAAGAGAAAGCTAACGCATCCTTCCGTGCTATGGAAATGCATAAGCATATGGGCGGTGAGTTCAAACCGGGTTGCTCTTGTGGTGGTAACTGTGGTTGTGGCAAAGGTGACAAGAAAACAGCAGTAGTCGATAATAGTCAATTGACTGACACTACTGAGAGGTTCTTCCTCGAATCTATGACTTTTGAAGCGACTGGTTTAGAAGAAGGAGATCGCTCAATTTGTCCGAGATGCAATGGACAATTAGCTCTTGATCCTTCTAGTCAGACTTTGAAGTGTCAGAATTGTGGTTATAATGGTGGCCCTTCGGGACAAAGGAATATGGATTATGGCCCATTGAATCACACACAAATTCAGAGTTGGTACGATGGTGCCGATGATCCGTATCCTCCTGGCCCGGATCAAGTGAATCTAGATGACTATCAGGCCGAAGATCCTCAGGACTTCGATGATCGCAACATCGACTTCGCTCATTGCCCTGCTTGTGATGGCCCTGGTGTATTACTAGGCCAGCTTGGTTCTAGAATTCATTACCGATGTCGTAACTGTGGTGTAGATTTTAGCCACAACACCGAGGGTAGTGATCATCAGACTCCTGGATTCACTAACGAAGCACCAGATCAATCACCTGGAACCACCTACATGGGTAGTTACGAGGAAGTCAAAGAGGTTAACCAGAACACTCTAAAGGCATTCAAAGACTCAAGTGGAAATCCTTTGGAAGCTGGGAGACTCTACGTGCTCCATCATCCAGAATACAAGGTTCCCGATATTGTAAAGATCCTTAATCTAGAGGACAATCGTATCGAGGCAGCCATTGCATCGGATGAGCATGGTTCATTCCCAATTCATATTACGCATGATGATGTTTTCACCCTAGATCCTTACGAGGATAAGAAGACGAGTAGCTGGAAGATCTCCCGCAACAACATCAGTGCTCAGGAACAGGAAGACTTGATCAAAGAGAACATGGAAGGTAAGGCTCGCAACTTTGACAAGTTGAATCTAAGCAACACTCACTACCAAGTGAAAGAAGAATCAACTGATCCTTATTTCCTCCTAGGTATTTAAGAGGTTTAGTCTATGCGTACCACGACTAATATCGGATTAACGGTATGGAATTTATCCACGGATGCATTTGATCATACAATGCTTTCGGGCAATTGGGATCTTATTGATGCAATCGCCAATGCACCAGCGAATTCAATTTATCAGAGTTTAACTCTACCAGTAAGTAGTAACTTCGTAGGGCGTATGGTTCTTCTTACTGGTGTCGATGGTGGATTTCAGCCCGGTACATTAGTCCGTTACGACGGAGCCAATTGGCAACCCGTTAATCGTATGGAAATCCAGCCTGCTATTCCTACTTTGGGAAACTTTCCAGGCCGTGTAATTATCTTATCGGCAACAAATGGTGGGTTCGCTGCTTGGTCTGTTATTAGATACGATGGAACTGCATGGAACATCGTTGGTGGATGGAATACCGTCAACACTGGTGCCGGAAGTACTAATATCAAAGGACTCAAGGTTGATAGCAGTGATGTCTATATCACAGATATCAACAGAGGATTAGTTCTATCTGATAGAACTAATGGTAACTTCTACCGCTTGTTTTTCACAGGCGGTAATCTAGTATTTGAACAGGTGACATAAATGGCTACATTCATTGGGGATCCTCCCGGAACAGTTAAGCAGTTTGCAGGTTCAGTAGCCCCTACGGGCTATCTGATTTGTGATGGATCTACAGTTTCAAGAGCAACCTACGCTGCTTTGTTCACTGCTATCGGAATAGCCTATGGTGCTGGTGATGGATCAACAACCTTTGGCCTTCCAGATGGTCGTGGTCGAGTGTTAGTAGGTTTAGGTACTCATGCCGACGTGGGAACATTAGCCAATAACGAAGGTGCTTCATTAGGTGCTCGCCGCGTTAAGCACAAGCATACTAGTTCGTTCAGTGTCAATGATCCTGGACATAACCATGGTGGTGTCACGAGTGGCCCTAGTATTGGTATCCAGGAGCACAGTGTAGGTAACAACTCAACTTGGGGTGTATACTCTGGTGGGAATTGGGATCCTACACCGACATCTGCTCACACTCACACGATACCTTCTTCGGGAACATCGATCAGTGTAACGGGGAATGTTGGGCCGCAAACTGGTAACGAACCAACCGATAGCGCAGCCTATTTGGTTATAACCCATATTATCAAAACGTAAAACTACTAGCAAGCGCGTGATAACTCAATAAGGAATTAATAGGAGAATAAAATGATTTTTGAAATAGTCTCAGCACCTAAGTCCGATCTTCCAACTGAAGAGGCTCTAATTGCAGCCCTAAGCAGAGAGAAGAAGGGATTTAAGGTCGAAAATATACATAGTGAGGGAGATAATTGGGTTGTACGCCTTGCGGCAGATGACAATCTACCTCCGTTTATGAAGAAGGATGAAGAGGATGAAAGCAAGGACGAAGCAGACGCGGACGATCCTGATGCAGATTCCGATGATGATTCCGAAGATAGCAAGGATGACACAGACGACGACAAGGGTGGGGATAAGGGCGACAAACCTGCTAAGAATCCTGCCGCTGAAGTCAAGGGTGTTATCGACCAGCTAACAAAGCTATTCACCGATCTTGGTGGTAAGGTTGACGAGCTACAGGCAGCACACGATGAGAAGGCAGATAAGCTCAAGGATATCGGTGACACCGTTGGCCCGGATGGTCATGATGGCCCGCCTCCTGGTGACGTAGCTGACATTGGCCCGACTCCTGGTGGCCCTCCTGCACCGCCAATGCCCGACAAGGGATTTGACGGACGCAAGAAGCCAATTCCTGGCTCGCCCGGTGGTGGACTTCCTACATTCACGAACTATCAGGTAGCTACTCATCCTGGCGTGGATGTTAATGGGAATAAGCTCACCCTCGTAGCTGCTTCTTCAGCACTTCAGGAAGATCCTGAGTTCGTCAACTACGATGTAGTTGGTGTTACTGAGAATTCTGATGGTACTTTCAGTGCCAAGCTTAAGCTGAAGACAACGGAGTAAGTATGGAAGCTCTGGAAGCCAGAGAGATTGCTATTAGAGAATTGAACAGTTTGAGGGGAAGACTCTGCACGGTCATTGAATCGGCAGGGCTTCCCCAAAAACAAGAGAGAGCGATAGTTACATTGATCAAAAATGCTAGCTACCAGTCTCAAGCAGTGATTAGCGAGCTATTAGAAAAGCTCGACAGTGGAGATATCAAATTCACTTACACAGAAAAATTGGATGGCCCATTAAATGATAACGAAATACGCGAACCTCGAACGTATATTAGAAGTTAGAAGCAGTAAGAGCCGATTAGGTTTTACCGAATCTGAATCTGATAACCAGCGATTTGCAAAGTTCGCTGGATTGAATAAGGGAATTCGTGAAGAGGATGGTTATCTCTACGTTAGATGTCGGGCTATCTCATCTCGTGTAAACAAGAACAACGACGGATGGCCGTCCGAAGAACTATCGAAGTCGTATAAGACCTTTGAGAATCGTCCTATCTTTGTCGATCACAATAATGACAATCCGAATAGGACTCGTGGGATCATTGTAGCATCCGATCTACACGTAGAAGACAAGGAGAAGGTGTCTGCACTTGACCAGTATTACTCAAGTGCTCCTGATAACCATCTACCTCCTACTTGGATCGAATTACTTCTAGAAGTAGATGCTAAAACATTCCCGAAGTTGGCCAAGGCTGTCAAGGAGAAGCGAGTAGATGCTGTGTCGATGGGTGCTAATATCGATACGAGTATTTGTTCTGTATGTGCCCATGAAGCAGCTACTCCTTCGGAGTATTGTTCTCACGTAAAGAAGAAGGGATCTACCTTCGAGATTACATCCGACAATGGAGAGAAGGTACACAAAAAAGCATACGAAGATTGTTATGGGATTAACTTCTTTGAAATCTCATTCGTCTTCGATCCGGCTGATCCTACCGCTGACGTTCTAGACAAGCAGGCCACAACTAAATCTAGTTCTGAAGAATGTGAGCACTGTAGCCATTCTAAATATGATCATCAAGACGGAAGAGGCCCCTGTGAAGAGGCAGGCTGCCACTGTGAAAGATTCAGTGAGTCCCGAGAATCTAGTTTTCAATTGGCAGAAATGGTGGGTCAAACTCTTTCACCTGAGCGTCTAGCTCAACTAAAGCAGTCTATTCCTTCAGCAGAGCAGTTCATGGCACCGAAGGGACAAGGACAGAATGATCAACCGAAGAATCGTAACTACATTCCTCAAGAAGATCTAGTAACTGCACCCCAGCATGTGGATACACTTCGCAACGATGAAGTGTGTCCAGTTTGTCATGCTTCCGAAATGGAAACAGGGGCAGATGGAATTATGACGTGCCCTATTTGTGGTCACGTACAAGAACCAGAACCTCTTAATAACCCTGATCTTTCCTTAGCTCAAGACAATCAATTGCGCGAAGATCAGGCACAACCAGGCCAGCCTGTCACTCCTGTCAATGCAGATCCATTGGATGCTGTTGAATTCGATCATGAACAAAGTCAGATAAGCCAGCCTACTAGTACTACTAAAAGAAAGTATACTCCAAAGGGAATAAGTGATAACGCTATGTTTGAAACCAAATTACGAACCACATCAAAAGAGGAAGCTGATAAGATGTTACCCGCAAAGGTAGCTCGAATCGAAACCAAATTAGGTAGTGGTATCCATCGTGGAATTTATGACGCTGCTCGTGAGGCTGGACTTAAGGTTAAGGTTGCTTATCCTGCGGTTAAATCATCCTCTGAAAATACAGTTGAAGTCCCTGGCGACAACGGAATCTTCAACTTGTTTTATGCAGAAGAGTCTGCGATGAATCTAAATGTACCGATGAAGGATGTGCCTGTAGTAATTGAGGCCGCTTCAGAGAAGGATGCTCAGGCATTCTTGAAGATTTTGACTGAGACTGCATTACCGACTCGGAAGGTTCGTGCTGGTAATGACAAGCAGCCAATTCTACCGGGATCCAAGCCGACCGATGAGCCTAAGAAGGAGAAGATCATCTCTAATCCGACTCAGCCCGTCGAGGCAGCACTCAAGGAAGCTATTGAGCTTTCTGATGGTGTAGTTGAGATCGATGGTAATAAGTACAAGTTGAATCTAGTCACTGACGAGGTTGAGGACGATGAGGTCAAGGAAGTAGAGGCCGACGAGTCCAAGGAAGATGAGAAGGAAGATACCTCCAAGGAAGTAGAGGATACCAAGGAAGAAGAGAAGGATGACGAAGACCGCGAAAGCCGACTGTTGGCAGCATTCAAGCTTGCTGATATGTCAGTCGAGATGGGACTAGTTACTCCTGAAAACAAGATGACATTGATTGCTGAACTTGAAGATGAAAATCTGGGTCAGCTAGATGTTCGTGAGAAGACTTTGATCGCTGTAAAGAATGCTGGTCTATCCAAGCGCACAGCATCATCGGTACATGGCATTAAGCGAGTTCCAAGATTAAGTCACGCTGTTCCAGCGCTAAATGGCAGTACGAGTACGCCGAAGGAAGATGTCCCCTTAGAGGCGCTTTTCCTCTAAAGGACAGATAATACTAATATTTATTATTCTACATAAGGGATAATGATTGAGGGAGAAATTTAAATGATTAGAGCTAATAACGCAACCAGGGCATTCCAGAAGCGAACCATTCGCCCGCTATACGCATGGCACAGTGCTGTTCCTTATGCAGCCTTCCTTGATACGGCAGCAGTTGGAACCGCAATCGTTTACCCTGGTCAAGTAGCAGTAAAGACCACAGGAGAGCAGATGACCGTTGCTAACGCAAAGGCCGCTGGTCTATCTGGACTAGGATCTGATGCACCGAACTACGCAGATGTTCCGTTCGGTCTGTTTAACAACTTTATCAATGGTACCATGGATGAACTTCACGGTGGTACTGAAATTGGTGTCTGGGTTGGTGCCCGAGACGCAGTATTCGAAATTCTCGCTGGGTACAGTTCTACTGAGACTCCGCTTGATTCCGCTGTAACATGGACTTCACTTAATGCTACTCGTGGTGGTGTCGCACTTTACGCAGGACAGGATACAGGTCGTCTTTCTAACACGCAGCCCGCAAGCGGTATCCAGGTCGCTCGATTGATCGAAGCCGTCAGTAACACCAAGATTGTCGTCCAGCTTGTTCTCGCGGTAGCATAAGGAGATTTGAATAATGTTTAATCCAAATAGAAAAGCCGTCAAGAGTGAAGACTTTGCAGCAAAGCTAGCAGGAATTCCTAAGCTATCTGACGAGCAGAAGACAAGTAAGTTACAGCAGGTTTGGGCAGCAGATACCGACCCCGGTAAGCGTGGAGCATTCCAGCGTATCGGTGAGGGTATGATTGGGCCTATCCAGATCAAGCTGAAGTATGAAGGTATCGGTCGTAACGTCCTAGTGGAAGACCCCCTAGAGAAGGGTTACCCGACACCATATGAGGTATTCGATGATCTTGGTCAGGCTTACGTCCTTAACCAGACTGACGCCGAAGTCAAGACCACACCGTTTGAAGGTAAGTGGGTTCCGCCCACACTATTCCGTATCGCTTCATTCCCGTTCGTGCGAAAGGAAGATCAGTACTTCCTCAAGGCTAACCTTGTAGAGCACGCACAGAACATGACGCGAGAGGCAATCATGAAGCAGGAAGATGGTCGTCTTCTAACCCTTCTAGCTTCTGCAATTACCGATTACGCAGCAAACCCGGATCACACGATTACTCCTGACCACATCGTTGAGATTGGTGCAGGTAACCCGCTTGATCTTGTAGACTTCTACGATGCAGTCAGCCGAGTTCAGCTTCACGAACTTGCAGTCAACAGAGTTCTACTTAACCCGGTAGATCTTCGAGATCTCTACCTCTGGGATGTTAACCAGACAGGTTGGGGCTTCAAGGATCGAGTGGTTCAGGGTGATACGATTACTGAGTTCGGTGAGTTCTCATTCCAGACTTCGATTATGGTTCCGCAGGGAACGATCTTCCTAGTCCCGGATGCCACCTTCCTCGGTGTCATGCCTATCATGTATAGTCTTGATGTCGAAGAGAACAACCAGATCGAGCAGTTCAGACGAGGTTGGGTATTCGATGAGCTTATCGGAATGATGGTTCTAAACCCCCGTGGTCTAGCAGCAATCAAGAAGGTATAGTTACCGCACATCTTAGGATGGAGAAAAGGCCCAGGATATCCTGGGCCTTTTCTGTTTGTGGATCTATTGGTTTGATTTAGATATTTTCGTCGTAGTACGGATAAAGATCCGCAGCTACTTCGATCAACTTCTTGACCTGAGCGAGAGTCACATCAGCCTCTCCTTCAATGTCTGGGCCGAAATTGATGACGTGATGGAAGGTACGAATCTCTTCTTCGAGTTCTACCAACTTACGGCCCAATTCAGCACCACGTAGGTCTAGAGCTTCTGCTTCTATTGTCATTTTCCTCTTTTCTTCTTTCGGGTTTCTTTGCCTTTTTCGAGAGCCTCAAGAGAATTCTCAAGCTGAGTTACCCAAGCGATATTATCGAGTAGGTATCCTCTTGAAGAATCAATGCGGTGAACCGAAGGAGCACTACGACGAGCGTAGTTATCTGTCTCCCACTGTCTGAAAAGACGCAGGTAGTCAGGATGGTTGGTAGCCCATTTCAAGAATGAATCTCTGTCGAGACAAGGCAAACCCAACCAGGGGCAGGTCTTTCGATCTCCCGAGAGTTTACCTCGTACGCGCCTGGACATATCATCGTATCTCTTACTGAGTAGCCCCTTCGGAGTACGATAATGTGCCTTAGCCCTGTCTTGAGTTGTCATGAGTAGAAGTATAGCAAACACTACAAAGGATGTCAACACACGGCCTAATAGATGAATCGATTCACTAATTTAGAGGTAAAACCAATGGCAGATACAAGAAGTGGTGTAGGTGATGCAGGTACACGAGACACTCGTGTAGACCGTCCTGATGAGGGACTTCCTGGTATCGCAACAGTTGAAAACCCAACGGCTAACCCGCCTTCCCGTGGTACGTTTGACACCAACAAGGCTACAGGGTTTAGACTTGCTCCGAAGCCTGGTGTCATTGACACTACTTGGACGCAGGGTGGCCCAACTGACGCTGAAGTAGCAAAGCGTAGTTAAGTAAGAATAAAAGGAGGAAATTATGAGTGATGTAAATCTAGAGGACAAGAACAAGGAAGAGCTACTTGAGATTGCTCGTGAACAGGATCTAGAAGGTCGTTCCAGCATGAACAAGGCAGATCTTGTCGAAGCACTTGGTAATCAAGGAGATGGGAGTGTAAGTGAAGGCGGCACCGAAGTACGTGATGCCGAAGATCTTCTTACTCCTACTGGCCCTGGAACGGAAAATGATCAAGCAGAAAGCGAAGGTGCTCAAGAACGATTAGACACTGTTAAAGAAGTTTCGCCTGTAGCTGCCGATTTAGTGGCAGAAGAATTAGATTTCCAAGGCCCACTTCATATCCAGGATCCTCGTGAAAGAGTTATGACCGGCGCTGTTAGCGAAGAGCAGGCTAAGGAACAGGAAGAGTTGCTAGCTAACAAACCCGATGATTTTATTGGTGATACCACTGAGGCTGGTTTCGATACCGAGGGGAATCACATTACAGCAAAGCGTTTGCCTGAAGTTGTTTCTGAAGAGTCTGATGAAGACTCAGTTGACTCAGAAGATCAGGACTAAAACCGCCTAACAAACACGGGTGTTCTTCTAAACGAAACCTCCCCTTTAGGGAGGTTTCGTCTTTCTGTTAGTTTGTTTTGTACCCCGGCTCGGCCAGCAGGTACCTATCTCACTTCATCATATGGTGATAGTATAGCAGATCCTCATAAAGTGTCAAGACCGATGAGGTAATCATTGAAGGATACCACCGCCCTTCTTTTACAACAGGTGGAGTCAGGGAAACAAATAATGAGCAATGCAAGTACAGCGTATTTAAGAAACGGTCGTCCTAACTCAGTCGTATTCCATTTTCAGGGGGTACGTTATAAGCTTGAGCATCGTGGGCACCGACAAGATTCCGTAGCAGTACCCGCTGAGGCACTGAACGATGGTAACATTTCTCGCTGGATCAAGATTGGCCAGCTTGAGAAGATCACTCGTGATTCCTTTATGACATTGGGAGCACGTACAGTTGATATTTTGCCGAATGAGTTCTTGGCCCAGCCGATGCGAACCAGTCGTAACGGTGGCGCAGGCGCAGTTCCGATGGAAAAGGCTGAAGCAGATACAGCCGGTACTTTGACACAGATCAAGGATGCCGACGTATTCAAGACTGTTCGTGAAGGAGTTTCGCCCAAGTGGGGTGGAGATCTACTTTCCACTGAAGAGGAACTTGAATCTTCCGAATTCGTCAATGCACAGACGACAACAAACAACTATCCTTCCAAGAACCGAGAAGATACTCGTGAGAGGGGATTCTAAATGTCAGAAGAGAACCTATTAGATATGAGCCGTGCAGAGCTAGTACATATTGCGGCTGAACAAAAGATTGACGGCGCTAACAAGATGAACAAGGTAGAACTTCTTGCCGCTCTAACGCCCTCTACCACAGAGGCTGAAGCAGTAGCAACTCAGGTTGCGGAAGACGTAGCTGAGGCTCCTGAGGCTCCTGTGGAGCCTACAGAGGCATCTCAGGAACCATGGATCCCTTCTCCTGAAGAGGTTCAGGCTGCTCGCGATTCTGTTGAGGCTGATGAAGAAGAGAAGGATGAGCCTTTGCCCGCTGTTTTCTATGGCGCTCCAACAGGTCGCTGGGTACAGCAGAAAGCAGTCCTCTATACAGATGGTGTATCTGGGGTCGCTGATCTCAATCATGAAAGGGCTTATGAGTACAACGAGCGCTTTCAGTCTAGCGATTCCAACGAGCGTATCACCGGGGATGTTTCTTTAAGTGAAGCAGCTAAAGAACAGAAGGAAGATATTGATCGACGTAGAGCAGAATACGTCAAAAGACAGAATAACTAACAAAGAATAACTAGAAGTGGATATCCGGCCAATAACGGAGACGGGATAAAGACAACACTTCCATGGAGATAAAATGGCAACTTTAGTAAAGATTAGAGGACTAGATCGAATTTCACCGTCAACCGACTCCCCGGTATCCAGGGGCTACAGAGGTTTTCGTGTGAAGTCTCAGTTCACTCAGGTTCAGGGTGGAACCAGTATGGTAAAGGCTACTTTGAGCATCACGAACCAGTTAACCGTAACTGCTCTTACAGCGGGTACTTGGGGTAACAGCGTTACTTTCGCAACGGCTGTTGGTGGTTCTACCCCTGTTGTGGCAACAACATATGCATCAAGTACAGGTCTACCGACCATTACGGTCACGGCTCCTGCAACTGCTACATTAGCAGCTAACACATTGATCGTTAACGCAATTAACACAGACCCGCTTGCATCACAGTTCGTCGTGGCTGCTCTTGTAGGTACTGGTGCTGCTGCTAACGGTTCAACTTCGGCTGCTTTGTCAACCGGTTCCAACGGTTCTAACGGTACTCAGTACCCGATCTGGATCCGAACGGGACAGAATGCTCCGGTAATTGTAGATATCGATGATCCTCAGAACGTTCGAATTCTTCGACGTAACTACAATCGTTTCATCTCACTAGGCGCAGCCTAAGGAATTAAGGATATCCCTGCTGATCCACAAGTCAGCAGGGATTTACCTCTCTTCGGGAGTAGATTATAATGCCTAAACTCAATTACTATAATACTCATGATCTAATGGTGAAGGAAGCTCATGGTTCACAAACCAAGACCCTGGCTGTTCTTCACGAAACTGTTAGTCCTGATATCGCTGGACTCTCAGATATTACCGGAGTTGAGAACTATCTAGCTTCGATTGGATATGGTATCCATGGTATGACTGATCTAGAAGGTCATATGGCCTGGGCTTATGGATTAGGTAATGCAATCTTCTGGCAGGCCGGTGGAGTCAATGAGATGTCTATCGGCATCGAGCAAGTGAGTTATATTCCTGCTCAACTTGCAAACAAGAGTATCACGCTAGCGCAGGCTAAGGCTAGGTGGCAGGCTAGAGATAAGCAACTTCACGCCACGGCTAAGCTACTTGCTTGCTGGCATAACGTATCTCCCACGAATCATCGACTTGAATACGTTGATGGTACGGGTACTCACAAGGGCGTCACATCTCATTGGGACGTATCCCAGCATCATCCTGAGTCTGAGGGCCATACGGATTGTTGGCCTGTACCTCATGGTGGCTACTATCCTATTCTTGAAGTGATCGACTTCGCTAAGACGTACGCGAAGCTGAACTATCACTTCTAGAGAACATCTAGCAGTCTCTCCACGGTTTAAAACTATTACAGTTTTGTTTAAATCGGGATCTTCTAGATCGTCTGCTTAGACTGGATTAGAGTCGGCCAGAAAGTGCCAGGGAATGTTGAATTCCTTTGCAACCATCTTGGCCAATGCCTGCACACCAGATCTCTCAGTCTTATCATGACCGAGGGCCAGAACGTTCATCTTTAGATCCCGCGCAAGGTAGAGTGTCGGTTCAGCAGGCTCACCAGTAACGAAGGTATCAAACCCGTCACGATGAGCCTGCACTACGTAATGAGCCGCACCCCCAGCAATCACAGAAATCTTTTTGGCACCGATGTTACCGAAGTTGTAAAGAGTTCCTTCTCTATCACTTAAACCAAGTGCAGTGCTAAGCTTCGCATACAATGACGGAAGGAAGTAAGGTTCCTTTAGCTCGCCTCCCCAACCGATATCGGCCCAAGGCTTGAGCTTCTTTAGACCTAGCGCCTTAGCAAGAAGAACGTTATTACCAATCTTAGGATGGGCATCGAGAGCTAGATGATAACCCAGAAGGGTAATCCCATACTGTTCTAGGAGATCGATGCGGCCACCAACACGTTCATCGAGGATACGAGATTCATTGTTCCAGAACATGCCATGGTGAACGATAAGGAGATCAGCGTCAGCAGCAGCGGTTCGCTCAATGATATCTTTCGATACACTGACGGCACAAGCAACCTTTCTAACTTCATCCTTACCCTGGAACTGTAGACCCATTGGCCCGTAGTCGGGAAAGGAGTGAAGCTTCAAGATATCGTTACAGAATGATGTAATGTTATCTCTGGGCGTGGCTCGCATTCCTGAATCAGCCACGGTCGACCCACTCCTTGTGCCAGCGCTCGACCACTTCGACAAGCGCAGCGGCGCACTCTCCGGTCGCGGCGATCTGAACGTCAATCACCACGTCCGGGTCGGCATCCGTACCGCGTCCAACAGCCATGCCGAACTCGCCGCCGCTTTCGCGGACGACTGCGAGCAGACTCGTCATGCGAACACCCGGATGCCATCGTCGGGCGCTTCGCCCGCGAGAACCTGGCGCTCTGCCTGCGCCTCGCGTTCAAGCCATTCAACCGGGCGACCAACGATGTCGCCCACGACAGGACACGGCTTGTAGAAGGTCAGCGCGAAGCTGTAGCCGGGATGCGCCATCGCGGCCTGCTCGCTCGGGAAGCGCTGCGCCTGCTCAAGATCCCACGTTCCGCAGGGGCCGATGGCCGTCCAGGTCATCAGGTAGCCGATGCGCTCGGGCGCTTTCAAGTCCTGCTGCGCCAGCACGTATTCGGTGTCAGGCACGGGACTTCCTCGGTTTCCGTGGCCCGAAGTCGCGCACCCAGCCGGGTCGCGCGCCGAGCCTGACGTAGAACCGGCGCTCGCCGGGATAGGCGTGGTTCGTGAAGTAGCACCAGTGGGTCAGGTTCACCGCGAACTCGTTGCCGTGCCGCGAAAAGCGCCAGAGCGTCAGCCCTCTCACGAACGCGAACAGCGACTCTCCGGGCGTGGTTGGCAGACGGTTCATCTGTCCATCCTGATCTCGTAGCGGTGACCCTCGTAATGCCCCTCGTCAAGCAGGCAACGCTCACCCTCAACACTGGCTGGGCATCGAGCAGGAAGCACCTGCTCTGTCGCTTGCTTTGATTCAAACGTATTACTGATCTGTTCTCGCCAGTCCTCCCCAAAGAGTTCTTCAATAGAGAGAATGAGATCGTGAAGATCCCACGCCTCATCGATTAGCCTCAAGATACGACCATTCGCATCGGCCCAATCCTGTAGAGACTGATTACGAATCTCTCTACTAGTTCGTTCAACATCCTTAGCCTCAACAATAGCCACGAGAGAACGAGCATTCTTGACCTTAGATATCGGATTACTGTGATTCGCATGAGTCTCTCGTTTGATATGAAAGGTTCCGCCTTGTACTTTGGTAATTGTACCAATAGCGAGATCCCCAGAGTAGTTGAACGCTACACGAACACCCTCAACTAACTGTCTACCACGAATATCAATCATAGTCTGCACAATCATAGTCTTCATCTTTCTTGATTTGGAAAGCTACCTCATCGGGCCAGAGATCGACAAAGACCTGTAAGAGTCGCTCTTTTCTCATCCTAACCCAGGCACTTTCTTTGCCATCGACATATAGTTGAATCTTTACCATATCTGCTTCACCCTCATCCATAACTGAGAAGAAATCTAAAGTGTTCTCAGGAAGCTTTTTAAGGATAATCTGTCGTTTGACTATATTAGCCACGGCCCTTTACCTCAGGATGGTGCCAGCAGTTATAGGCGTCAGGGGAATTACATCTCGTACAGCGAAGAATGTGACGAGTTTGATTATTCCTCCGAGGACGAGTCAGGAAGGTAGCGGATCCACCCTTGCTTAGGTAAAACTCGTGAGGGCCAGGAACACGCTTCTCTCCGGTATACTCAAATCCTGAAGGGGCATCGTTGAAGTCAGTGAATCCGTCTTCAACCGGGCGCTCAATTACGCGGTCACCTTTACCGTCGTTGTATCCCATCTCGTAATGAGACTCGGTAACCAGTGAAGCGTTAGCTGCCTTTCCTTCCTTGCCATCCTCATATCCAAGGTTATAGAGATCATCCGGGTTCATTACTTATCCTTCCTATGGAAAGGCCCAAAGGTGACCAGAATAGCCAAGGGGACATAGACCAGAGCAACAACACAAGCCACACTCCCAGCGGTCACCATGGAGCTATCTTTGGTAAAAACCATGATGGCGATTCCCACGATAGCGGCCCCGACAATTGGCAGTACATCTCTCTTCCAAGAGCCTGCCTCACCCCAGATTTTCCATGCTGTAAAGTTCATCTCATCCTTTCTAGAAAAGTCTTACGGCTTCCATTATACCAATAATGGGCCAAAGAATCAAGTTAATTGTGACTGTTGTTGCGATGAATAGATGGACGAGAAACGGAACACTGAAACTGAATGTACAGGTACCTCCACCCACGACAGGGAACTTGAAACCAAACAGTGGAGATCCCTTAAATAGATCTCTCATTGGTCAAACACCACTGCTGCTACTACAGTTGAAATGAAAACCAATGCCACGAGCGTCAGCGTGAGAACGATATAAACGTTCACATCGTTTGCTGCACAAACCACGGCTGCTAGGCATGGTAACCACACCAGACCCGAGATAGACAACCATGCCGTTCTCACTTACTTACCGCCTTATCTAGCTGATCGATTAGATCACCACAGAACTTGATCCTATCAGTAATTACCTGACCGCCACCTTCACGGCCACTTGAAGCGTTGATACGATAGAGGTTAAGTGTGTGTGACAACTCCTTAGCCTCTTCCTCGGTCAGCAATACTTGAACCGCTGCGATGGTTGCCTTACCAGCTAGCATTTCTTACTCCTTCCCAAGTTGATGAATGGTCATTGTCAGTTCAAGCGGGATTGGCTTGTGGTATGCTTCTAGCAAAATACCCAAGGCATCTACAACTTCGTCCCAATTGGGTCTAACTTCATGAGGTTCCAGACCCCATTCCTTTTCCATGCTCGGAGGACTTCCGTGAATTGCTCGTGCATAAACCTGTGTTGCATCTGCGATAGTCATCAGTCTTCCTCCTTTGCATTCATGCGGGACGCAAGCTCCTTGGCAAGCTCATCAACGAGCCGGACGTACTTGTGAAGAGCCTTGAGATCTCCACCCGACCAAGAGGCCAGATAGGGAACCGATGCCTCACTGACATCGAAACCGACCAGACCCAGAGCCATGACGGTAGCCGACTCCACGATAACCTCTGCCTCTTCGCGGCTGTAATCGGTGTAGTTGACATTGCCGTAGGCATGAGCAAGCTCGTGAACCAGGGTACGGACGATACCGTTACCACTCAGGTTCTTGTTGATGATGATCTTCCACATGCGATCATCGACCCAACCATGAGCGTCGTTGGTATCCTCGCGGTACTCGACACTGTAGCCAAGAAGACGAGCGAAGTGCTCAAGCGGGCCGATCTTATCGCTCAGATCCTCGCCCTCAAGCTCGACCATGGGGTTGACCGTAACCTCAGGAGCATCGGTGTCGGAGACATCGAAACCACTGACGATGCGGAAGAACATGCGGCGCTGGGGATTCCCGTTCTTGTCGAGAACCTCGTTGCCGTTGGCATCCTTGTAAACGTAGAAACCGGCAGGAGCGAAGTAACGAAGCGGCTTCGCGTCAGCATTGACGGTGACCTTCTTCTTCTCCCACTGCTTCTTGCCCCAGACGACCGTGGCATCGCGCTTTTGCGACCAGATCATCAGAGCGTTGTTGAGAGTAAGACGACTCAGATTGGCCCGACCGAACTTGACGAAGTTCTCCCAAGCCTCCGAAGAAATGAGTTCCGCAACAGCGTTCTCGATCAACTGCTTCTGCTCCGAGAGGCGCTCTTCCTTCCAGGCAGCCTTCTCTTCGGCGGTGTAGTTGACCTTCTTGACCTTACCCTTCTTCGTTGCGACGGCCATTTGAAATCCTTTCATTCGCTTGTCGAAGTATTATATCACTTCTACGTAACGATGTCAAATATTTGTGTCGTTTGGCGGAATCCTATATGTTCCGACTACCAGGGCAGAAGAAACATACCAGACCCGACTTCCAGGTGACCATGCGGCCCGCTGAAGCGCCAGTTGGTTTTCCTTATAGGCTGCGACGTAACAACCGTCTACTTCAACGGCGTACCATCCATCTGTGAGTCCTGCTCTTCCAGTCATATTCATAGTATATCAGGCTCGATAATAGATGTCAAGCCAAATAACCTTTTGATTCAAGAAAATTACGGAATAGAGTTAGCGCACCTTCCACTTCATCTGGCTCTACATCAGTCCCGAATCCCTCGCCAATTGTATCGTCTCCTAGATAATCTAAGATCCCTACATTATGTTCAAAGAAATAAACAAAAGCCTCAAAATCGTCGGCTTCGCAGAGATCATCAAAAGAGATCTTAAGAGGGAAGATCGTGTAGTCCTCATCTTCACCATACCACAAGATCAATTTGTTATTCACATCATCATCCTGTTCTTGTCAATAGAACCTACCCGCCAGTGTGTGCGATTTGTTACATGATCGGCACGGACATACTTGGCGACTGACTTCTGGAAGTCAGATAGAATAAAGGATCCAGACTTGCGAACAACGTAACCCTCACGGTCATCATCCTGCCAGGTCTGGAAGAACTCATCTAGATCTCCGAATCGAGTATGGGCAATTACTGGAACAGGAGTGATCCCAAGGATATCAAAGTTCTCTAGCGTTTCATCCCAACTCAGGCATACGTTATCCTGCCAGATTCCAAATCCATAGAAGTATGATTTTAGATTATCATACTTGATCGAATGAGTCGCGGCCATATTCTCACCCACGATTCGCATCCCTGTTGGAATCTGATAGGAAATGCTATTAGCCCAGAAGTTCTTGACCCATGTTCTAGACCAGTGATAACCACCTTCAAGAGATCGGGCATGGATATGATCCGCGTACATGGTTGTATTCTCACCGTCAAGTTTCTCGGTAACAACTACGATTTCTTCAGGATCGAACGGAGCATCGGGGAGAACCATATCATCCTTGGAACGTCCAAGACTCCAAGGAAGATGCGGAGTACGAGGATACTTGACGTATTGGTGAAACTTACCCAGATAGGGCGCTATGATCTTCTGCACCGATTCATCATAGAAGAGCGGGCCTCGCATACGATGACCATCAGGGAGGATGATATTCCCCCACTTATCGTATTCATGGTCGTCTTCAAGAGTATCGGGCAGAGTCACCTTATGGATACCGGCGAGCTTACGTAACTCGGTAGCCGATAGCTCAGTACTCTCAGCCTGAAGATGATGAACAGAACAAAGACTTACGCCATTGTCCAAATGATACCCACCATCGGGCCAGAGCCGACGTTCAATCAGATGATGAGCATCGACGGCAGGAGCAAAGCACTTCACGCAGAGGAAGTTATCTCGCTCGAAAACTGCTTCTCTGAACTCATCCCGTGTCATAACCATCCATTATAACACATCAAGAGTGATGTGTAAAGTGGTTTATTCGGCTTTATCGATCAGAACTGATGCGTTAAGTTTATTCAACTTCTTTGCCCTACGTGTCCAGAGCTTGAAGGAGAGACGAGCCATCCACCAAGTCATAAAAGTCTTATCTCTAACGATATTCATATTGAAATCGGAACACTTATCGTCTCGAACCATAGTGACTCGCCACTTGAACGATCCAGTCTCACAATGAATCTGTGTTCTATACATGATTAGACATCTTCTCTGATTCTAAGACCTACGGGGAATCGCGGGACTCCACCGTTCGTCATCCCCTGGAACTGTACGGTAAGCTTCTTACCTTCCCAGGTGGAATGATCCACAAGGTACTTCTTTAGATCATCCAGAGCGCCCTTCATCTTGACCTGGAAGGTTTCTCCATTCTCGGCTTCGCAGACGAAGAGTGCCTTGTCATCCATCTTCCCCTTACCAGCTACGACACCCTTGATTGGGAACTCGGCATCATCGAACTTCTTCACCTTCTGAAGACTATCGGTACGCTTGCCAACGTAATGACCATTGGCACTACGAATCATGATACCCTCATACCCCAACTTGATAAATTCATCAAGAAGCCAGGGGAGAGTCTCACGGTCACCAATAGATTCGGTCATAACCGAGACAATCGTATTCTGGGTTCCATTAGCCTCAGAACGTGTCTCAAGCTCTGAGAGTACAGGAACACGATCCTTAAAGGGGGCGTCCACCACAACGTCGTAGACCCAATACTGGACTACCTCATAACCAGGCTGAGGAACGGTCTGACGAATCTTGCTAGTCAGTTCCTCGAACCGATCCTTGTAGGCGTGGTTATAAAGCTCACCATCGAGGGTGATATCGACATCAGGATACAGGCGCTCCAAGGCGTCCACGATATGCGGCATCGAAGTGATGCGCTTCCTCGTGCGCGACCAGAGTGTGCAGCCACCATCCTTAACGATAGCGATACAACGATGACCATCGAGCTTCGGCTGAATGTATGCGGGGAACTGCATCTTGTGACCATCTTTCTCGAAGGTCTTGGCCAGCATGGGATTGACGCCGCCCTCGATCAGGGAATCGACTGTACCGGCCTGTGCGTCATCGATAGACTCCACGTAGCCTTTCTTCTTCTTCTGTTCCCACTGACTCTTAGCCTCAAGCTCAGCCTGTTCCAGGGCGGTTGTGGAGTTAGCCTTACCCAGGTTCTTACCTTCTTTGATAAGCTCCTTGGCAGTCTGCGGCTTGCCATTCTGCAAACCATAGACGGTAATAATCTGACCATAAGTGAATGGGATACCGTCACCCCCACCACCGTAATAGATCCGATGCTTAAAGGGTTCAACTGAAATATCCCACATCTGGATCTTCCCTGTTGAAGTCTTCTTGTAAAGAGTCGGTAGATTCATGACTTGCTCTGCTCCAATATCCCGTAGTGGTTGTTCATGACCAACGAAGTTCTCTTGGTGATAAGAGAAAGCTCAATGATGTGCTTTCTCTCGTCCACTCCACGACTGGCCACTTCTTCGCCCTCGTTGTTAACCTCGATCCCACTCAAACACTTAGTACCCATGAACTCGACTTCATGAGAATCACGGAGGATCACAGTCTTGTTATCGAAGCGAATACGTTCATACTTGACCATATGTATAGTATATCACGTCAGAGTGTTCGTGTCAACTTGTCCTAAATCAAGAATGCAAGGCTGCGTCACAAGGCGTACCGGGCGCTGTATGACAGATAGGACAAGCCATCTCATGGTACGCCTTTACGATATCTACCTTGAGGTTTTCAATTACGTCGAAATTCTTGTCACGGGTTCGGTGAACCCAACGACCATCGGGATGTCCACGCCAGAACTTCTCGACATCAGTAGATTCTAGCAGGACTTCGGTAGAAGTAACACGAATAACCACCCATGGATTACCGTATCGACGGATACGATTCTTCCCATGGAGAGTCTTCCCTTGAAGGGTTATGGTGTCTCCGGGTTTCAAAAGTCTGCGTTCCTCAGTCTATTAAGTGCCTTTTCGTACCGGGGAACATGAGAGAAACGATCTACTTTCGCCCTTGCGAGGTTGACGGTAAGGTCGATGATCTTGACATCGACGGCTCCGCTGTTCCCAGATTCTAGGATGCGAGTAATGAAATCGTCATAAGTCTCACCGTCACGGCGACTGACGATCATTACAATATCGACAACCTCATCGGGGAACAGACCACGAAGCTCTTCTTCAGTAGCGTAGCCATCCTCGACGGAATCATGCAACCAACCAGCGATCCCCTGGGCAGTATAACCACTGAACCGGGATGCTACACGAACCAGATGCGGAAGATCGTCAGCCCTGGCTGCGATGTTGATAGCGAGATCGATGTGATGATCGTTAATCATGGACATATTATATCATGCCTCCTGTAGAAGTGCAAGTAGTGCTTCAGCATTACCCTTGGCATCATCGACGGGATTGTGAGTATGAGTGGTCTTCCGTAGCTTCTTCCAGGAGTTATGATCCGACCAATCTCTATTAAGCCCGCTATAGAAATCACCGATCCTACGAGCACTAAAGCCAAAGGGATTACCCAACCCGTAGAGATGGAAATAGAAGTTAATGAACTGCCAATCAAAGGCAGGATTATCGGATACAAAGACCGGTCTATCGAACAGCGTGGTTAGCCAACTCTTGAACTGGATCATTGTTAGTTGAGAGTGTTGGAAGGACTCATGCTCAGCCCTCGTATAGCCACTGATGGCCAGATTCTTCTCTTCCCATCTAATGTACTCATCGGTGCGGCCACGAATCGATAGGTCAGCGGTCGTGAGAGGCGCTGTAAGCCCGTAGAAGCTCACGTTCTTGTGTTCCGATAGACGGTTAACACTAACGGCTCCGAAGCACACCATGGAGCCTAGAGTGGGTGCAGGCCCATCAGCCTCAACGTCTACGATGATGTACTCTCGATCTAGCTTAGTGTCAAGCATTGCACACATCCTTTAGCTTAGCAATAGCTTTGGGAGAAAGAACCTTGAAGCTATCACCTGTAATTGTCTTGGTCTGGGCAATGGCAATATCGGGCTTCCAGACCCCGTTGTACTTATACAGATCAACAATAAATTCACAGCCTCCCTCATTAATCCTGATCTGAGGGGTGTAATAGATCTCGTTCCCGCCCTGCTTGATAGCATTGGAAGGAAATCGATACCCATTAGCAATAAGATCTTGATAGATCTGTTGATGTTTTGCTTTACCTTGAGCTTCGCTGCGTCGGACAGCGCCATCAAATGTAACAACTGAACATGCAACAAGGATCACGAAAAAGATAAGAAAAACAGGATCTCCTGCATAGATCGTGGACATCAAAGCAAAAAATGCTGCACTAGCAAAAATAACACCGAAGATGAAGAAGAAAACTACCATTTATTACCTCCAATAAGGTTTGATATCAAAGTTGTCATAAAAGCCCTTAGCACCTTCGTCCCAAGGATAGCAGTACACGTTCTTGAAACGGCTCATACGTCGAGCAAGTTTAGTACCAATCCCACGGCGACGGAATCGCTTAGGAACATAAATCATCATGATTCTTCGGCCCATCGTGTAATGAGCCTCAGCGATCAGACTCCATCCCATGATGGTATTATGATTACGAGCGATCACGATGGGAACATCCTTAGCTGAAATATCTCCTGCCTCTAAACATTCCAAAGTTCGATACATCGTTGAACCCATATCCCCATCAGGATTCTCACCCGTAAGAGTAAGCTTCTTCAGTCTAGCCCGTAGCTTGGGGCTACACTTGGAGTAGTTTGTTTTCTGCAACTTTATAGACACAGTTCCCGAACCCTTCTCAGGCAGGAACTCATTGCGTCATCGTTACTCATGAAAGGCTGGCCCTTAGCGAGCCGCCTGTAGTTGGTTGCGTCGAAAGAAATCAGATTGCCAGAATGACGCTTCTGGGCGATTACTACCCAACCCAGATCCTCGATCATTTCTTTAGCGGCTTGATGCGTCATCTTCATTCCTTTCGCGTACGCATTGATTACAAATACCAACTGGAACATCCTTGTCATTAAGACTGACCTGGAAGGGATTCTCTGGGTCAACTACCTTTTCCGCAATGTATCTCATTCGGAAACAAGAAGTACAGAAACCTAGATCTCCTTCGTATGTCATACTAACTAGTATAGCAGATTAATATTAGAAAAGCAAGAGGGACGGTTGCCCGTCCCTCTCACCTTTTGCTAGCCTGAACTACTAGACCTTACGGAACCTGTGTGGTGTGGTCAGTCTCTCCGTAGAGATCCACACATGGACGTTACTCGGTAGCGACTTGCAATATGACTTATTCGGCCCTGACTCAAGAATCGTGACGGTGCGACCGACCCGCCTTGGATCAAGATCCTGGAAGATATCTCCAATGTTTACCGTAACATCCTCGGGATCGAAATCAGGGTCTACCTCTTCGTAGTCCTTGCTGATCAGCCGACCCAACTTGACCTTGACGACGTTGCCGGTTGTGGAGGACTGGCAGTAAGCAACCTGCTCATCCCGATCAACGCTCACGACGGTCAGAGTGCGACCCTTGCGACGGGGATCACGGTCAGCGTAGACCTTGCCGACGTAGTAATCCTCGACCTGATCCTCATCGTCCTCACGAGTAACCACAGCAGCGGTGTATTCCTGCTCGATGAGATCGACAACGGTATAACGGCAGACACGCATCTTAGCCTGTCCACAGTCCGTAGGAACGCTCACAACGTCACGAGGGTTGACGTGAACCTCAAGCAGAGCGCCCTGCGCCCAACCTCTTGCGTAGTCGTAGGTGCCGACGTGCAGCCCCGTAGAACAGCCCTCACTAGGATCATGAGTAACCTCGTTGCGAGGCATCTCAACAACCGAACCAATTGCGTTCGGGATGGCTCCGGTCTTGACTTCACCGTCAACGATAGCGGTACCCTGGTTGACGGAAACGTAGCCACCGTCCTCGCCCTTGCGGACGCCCTTGTAACCGATGATCAGACCGTCATTGGTGATACTGAAGTTACGAGACTCAAGCCAGGTGTAAAGCTGCTCACGGGAATGCTCGTTCGGATTGGCTAGGACGTTCTCGAAGAAGAGAACGAGTGACTTCCAATCCTCAACACCCTCATCGAGGAACCGGATGACCTGAGCCGTGAGAGCATTTGCAACCTCAACATTGTCAAGGTAGAGCCGTCCGTTGGCGGTGGTGATCCGATCACTGAGCCGCTGGAACTTGGTTGCGGCGGTCTGAGCGACATCGAAAAGCTCGACTACGGATTCGTCATCAGCCACAACAGCGGCAACGATCTTGTCGAAGTTGACGTGGGTGGAATGAGCCACCAATGGAGCCGAACCCTTGACGAACACGGTGATGTTCGAAGTCCCGTCCTCAGCGCCTACTAGTGTGTATTGCATGTTAGTTTTCCTCTCCTGCCGAGTAAACGGCATTCATATAATGAGTCAGGTGATCAATCATCTTGGTATTCAGTTTATCATAGAAATAGATCTGTGTCAAGAGGATGTACTTATCGAAGGGGTTCTCCCATTCAGTCTCGGGGAGAACAGCGTAATTGCGGTAGAGATCGTAATCCTGAATCAGCTTGCTACCACTGTTGGAGAACTGAATCACATGCTTGAGTGCGGGATCCAGGATTCTCTCAGCGTCAAACTGACTGACCCGATGGGTGTGATCGTCTAGATGAAGCCGGATCGATGAAACCTGATCGGGAGTCAACTTGGCAAACCACTTCTGAGCCGCCTTGGACTGGTAATCGGTAAGGCTCTTGGCCTTAGGAAAGTCCCGCTGGAACTTGTTGACCCTGTTGCGATACAGAGTAACGATGGTGTGATTGGGGTTCTTCTTCTGAGCAAGAGCCGGATTGTACCGGTCACCCTGGACGTGATAGAAGATCGGATTACCCTGATTGATATCAGCGGCCTGAAGCTCGTGAACCCGAACACCGTCAACGAGGGCGCTGTAGGAGCCAGAGATCCGCCCGTTCCGAAGAACGGTACCTTGCGGCCGAGCGATCTTCTGAGCAGCAACGTCCGCCCAATCGTGAATCGTAGAAGGGTCAACCCACTCGGGAGCAGGAACCTTATCGACCAGTGCATAGTTCTCGAACTTGTAGTTCTCGATGCCCTTCTCTTCCAAATACTGGAACATCTTCTTGCGCTTGGTAGGAGTGAAGTCAGCACCGTCATAACCGGTGAACCAAAGGGTCTTGTTGAACGTGAGGGGGAAGAGATCCTTCTCGAAATGCCATCCCTTGCTCTTATACCCCTTGGTACGATTGACCATGAGAATCTTGATATCCTGGCCCTGGGCACCCTGACCCAACTCAATCCGCTGAGGGATATCGACGCCCTTGTACACGGGGACTTCGGAGAAACCAAGAGCCTTGGCCTCCTTATAGATCCTGATTGCATCGACGTTATCGACAGCAGCGTCAATTAGCTTCTGAAGAGCGACGTTCTTTTCGGCAACAACGCGATCCTTGAGGGTAGCGATAGTTGCCTTGGTCTTCGCCGTCATCTGAAGTGCCTCCCGCGAAGGAGTGAAGTTAACATCACCGATTGCGACAAAGGCAACGAATGGATGAGGCTCGTAGTGATCATTCGGATAGGGATATGCGACATTACCCATGACGATCATAGACCGATCAACATCACGAGTGACTACGATGTCATCAGCGATCCACATGCCATCGATACGAGTAGGCTCTTCTCCATTGACCAGAACGGAACCCTTCTCCCAGAAGCGGAAGAAATTCGTGCTCTTGGTATCAAAGGAATTCCAGCGATTGACCGGGACAATGATCTCGACGCCCGAAGGCTCATCGGTATCGTACTGAGCAACGATGGTCATAGAGCCGCCGCCGTCCTCATCACGGCTCACGCTCACCTGGGTACAAACTCCGTTCTTGATCCCCTGAAGGGTGAACTGGTCGCTGTAAGTGAGGGCCGACTTACAACCCAGACCCAGCGTGCCCACGACATCGTTGGATTCACGCTTCGTGGAAGTACCGTAGCGTGAGTAAATGTTGCGAATGTCACCGGCATCCAAGCCGAAACCAAAGTCACGAACGCGGAAGAAGGGAGCGAGATTCGACGGCAGAGTAACCTCGATAGGACGGGTAACTCCAGCCTCGACGTGTGCATCGTATGCATTGGTGCTGTACTCACGGATGACCGCCAACTCGGGGTCGGAGTACAGGTCGGTAAGGACGCTCATGATATGAGCAAGGGCACCCTCATCGATGGACATCCCAACGCGCTCACCCTCAAGGGTGGTCGTGACATCCATGACACGCGCTTCAACTTTCATAAGAGATCCTTTCTATCGTGTTCAGATAGTATATCAGAATGACTCAGAGAAGTCAAATCTTTTCAGTGGAAACCTTTTTCCAGACGGCTGTTTTCGCCCAGACCGTAAAGGTCTGATCCCTCTGCTTCTCAGCCCTGGACTCGGCTAGTTCTTTAGTCGAAGCTTGGACTCTGAAGGAGTAGGTGCCGCCCGCCGGAACCTTATTGTTGGTGTAAGTAACTTTCCACTTCATCAGTCAAGCCCTCCGGTGACACCATGGAACCGATCACCGTTATGATCGATCTCGTACTGAAGCCATCCGGGTTCACCGAACTTGTAGAACCGTGCAACGACAGTACGGCTCTCCTGCTCGCTGTAAGTAAGCTGAACGTTGAAATAGTTCAGTTCGTTCAACTCTTTGTTCAACTCCGCAAGAGTGCTGATCTGATTACCGTTGAGTTGGAAAATCAACATCGCTATCCTTTCCTCGAAACTTGTACAGATAGTATACCAGATTAGGATTTCTGTGTCAAGACTTGTTACGAACAAATTCATACGGATCATATCCCCGATTCCTGAATACAGCAGATATGAACCCTTGAGTGGCCATAACGATAAGAACCACCGCCAGAGAAGTGTAGGTTGACGAGAATGCATTCCAAAGATACACGTACGCAACGATGGTCAAAAAGAAGTCGAACAGAAACAGATATATCCTCTCGGTAGTATCACTCGTACGACGCGCCTGAATCATGGGCAAGAATGATGCGCTATAGATCAAAATGGCCCAGAGTAGATTAATCCAGTGCATGACTCTCCTAAAGATTGATTTGAACTGCTTGAACTTTTCGTTTCTTACCTTGTCGATAGTTCTTGATCCGTGGCCTCATGTAATCCCGCCACGCTTCAGTACACTTATCACAGCGGCAGCCATGGTTGTTGTACGAGCTAGCTCGCCCGTGGACAACCGATTTACCTGATGGTGTTAAGTCTACTGTAATGGGTTCAGTCATTTAAACCTCCTGCAAATCTTCTAGTTCCACCCTTTCATACTCGTGGTCACCACGGTCACTGAGGATAATCCAAGACAATGGAGTCTTGCGACCATTCTTGAATGTCACCATTCTAGTAGTATCCTGAGACTCAACTAGTTCTTTCATCTCAGCATACCACTCTCTATATCCACGACGATATTTATATTCTGAAACAGCGTTTTTAAACCCTTTGAGCTTCAGGTCTAGGATATCCTGATCATCGCCATACTTCTCTCTGATCTCTTTTGAATGAGCGTTAATAGCCTCGCTACGCACTTGTTCATCGACATCCCATCCTGGCCATGATTCACCAAGATGTGTTTCTACGAGATCCTTCGGACGAAACTTAAGTGTTTCGTTATCAAGGATCTCGGGATCATGATACCAGTATCCCTGTTCGTATCTCTGAGTTAGAATTGTCAGAGCAGACTTCGATAGCTCTTCATCTGTTGAGGCGGGCCAATACCACGTTCCATGCTTCTCTTCCGCTACTAAGATGCTTCCCATTTCCTGATCCTTTCTATGGAGTCAATTGCCGCTTGCATGTTCTTTCGACCGACTGGATTAGCAGAATGAATAGAGAACTTGTCAGGTAAAATCACTGAACGCATTTCTCCTGTGCCCACCATTCCCTCTAGGATATTGACAAAATCATATCCCGTAAGGATATCAGTCTCACCGAGATCGTGATCCAGGCTAACCTCTTCTACGAATCCACAATTATCAAGGAGCAAATCAAACGCATCCTGGACAGTACGAGCTACCGTCCAGGAATCATTTGGTGCATCTCTGAGATCATCTAGCCAGATTTTCATTTAGTGTGCTTCCTATATGTCCCGTCGAGATTGGTCGAAACAATCCTGTGACAATAGCGACACTCGGACTTCTTCCCGAATGCTCTATGCCTTTTCTCAACAAGAGCACCAGAACCAGGACAGGTACCTGAGGGCAGCTTCTTGGGCTTTGAGTTGAATGGATTAGTTCTTGGGGTAATTCGAACACCAGGCTTCTTAGAGACTATTGGAGCAGGGGTTCGTTTAGCCGTTCTAGGAATACGAACGGGGCTTTCCTTTGTAAGAACCAACGTGTACTTATCACCAACGCTATCCAACGATGGATCTCCAAAGATGTCGTAGTCAACTAGAAGGATGTACTTGATATCGCGCTCAACACCCTCAAGAGTGGTTGCGCGAGCCGTGTTGTCTACGTTCGTGGCTATAAGGTTAACTTCTACTTTGGGCTTCTTGATACTCATCGTCACCTATAATATCACATATCTTACCAAACCGCAACTTCCGGCTGTAAATAAATAGGAGGTAAGTATATGCAAGAGCGGGTTTACACAGGAGATACGGCTCTCATCGAGGCCAGTTTGTTTGACGAGGATGGAACAACTCCGCTATCGTCAACTACCGTAGAGTATAGCATAAAGAAGCCGGACGGTACAACTTTTCAAGCACCCCCTTCTTCTATGGCTCAAACCATAGCCAGTATAGCGTATAACGATACTGATCTGGTTGGCCAGTATTTAGCTAAGGTGACGTTCACTTTGAATGATCCATCTAGTACCAGACGTTCTACGCCTCTATCCTTTGAGGTTGTCGATCCACTTGAGAGCACGTATGATGAATCGACACCAGTAGATCATGTAGTCAACCGAACATGGATGAAGCTAGAAGATCTCTTCGACTCTGATCTAGGTGGCCCGTGGCTACGTGATAGAACCTTAGCGACATTCAATCGTGATAAGATAGAACGCTTGCTTCCCGACGCATTGTATAACATCAACTACTACTATCAGCCCGCAACGAATTACTCCGAAACCGATTTCCCATACGAGACTCAGTTGCCTCTACTCTCACAAGCACTTTTGGTAGAGTCAGTAAGACATCTAATGCGATCTTACGTCGAGCAGCCTCAGCCAATGGGAGCCGGTACACCCACGTACTTTGATCGCCGTGACTATCTCAACCGATGGCAGAGTATTCTCACCATCGAAGAAGACCGTCTAAACATGTGGTTGGATCTCTTCAAGAGAGGACTTATGGGATTCGGGCATACATCGATCCTTGTCGGTGGTTACGCAAGTTACACAAGTCGTTACCCTCGCTACATGCGTGGACGATATCCATACTTCTACAGGTACTAATATGCTAGCAAACATTATCATCAGTTTTGCGAATGTTCTCCGAACTATGGATGTATTCTTGCTCGCTCTTTCAACCGGTATTTTTATCAGTAAGATATTCATCTATAAATCTTTCTCATATGGATGGATGCTCTCGTTCTCATTCATTGTGTACTCTGTAGTTACCTTAGAGGTTGTACTCCATCGTTTCAATCATCCATTTAATTTTTGGATTGTAATAGTTTTCTTGGCAGCCTTGTGTACTACAATAGGTCAATTAATGTATCCAGGTCTTAATATCAAAAATGAGTAAAACATTAGAGAACTATGATCTTGGCCCAGCAGGGACTCCGCATGAAGTTAAGCAGTTACGTGAATCATCTTATGATTTACACAACCAACTTGGCGAAGCAATAATTTTCAAGCACCGTTGGAATGACCAAGATGTCCTCGACGGCAAGACTCAGCCGTGTCCATATCATGACGAACTATATGGTGGTCGTGATTCTGAATGGGACAATGTTTGTTTTGGAACCGGCTTCGTCGGTGGATACTCCGATGGAGTAGTCGTATTTGTTACTATTCAAGATGCGCCTGAAACACAGATCAAGATTACACAGCAAGGTATCTTGCAATTAGATATGCATCCGGCGATGACAGCACCCTGGTTACCCCATATGGGGAACGGGGATCTAATCATTACGGGAGAATTTAATACAGGATCATGGACTCTCGTTGATGAGTATGAACGTTTTACTCTCAGAGATGTTTCTCCTATTACGATGCGAGGGCCAGGTTGGGGACGGCAAGCAGGGTCGGTGTTGAAAAGAGAAAGGATCAGTCAGCAATCTCAGCTAGATAAACTCCCATCTGGACATCCTCTCTACAAGGTTCCTATTGTCTTCGATTACTCATCAGTACCTCCCGACGTGACTCCACCATATGCACCACCCGGAACGACTCAGTATACAGACTTCGACGTACTTGTTCGGATTCATGGAATTGAAGGAGTACCCGAAGTTATTGAAGGTACGACAACAGTTACTCAGGTTACCAGTAAGATTGGTGGCAAGAGTCTAGATCCCGGAACTATAATAAACTTCTAATGACTGTCGGAATAAACTTCAATTACACTCAGGGTGTCAAGCGGGCAGTTGTGTCTACACTTGAACCTATGATGAAAGATCCCAACTTCCCTATCCCCGAATTGACCGGTAATGTTACCGTTGGATTAGAGTACCCATTAACCAAGGCAAGTTACCCCGCTATCTTTATTACGTTTCAAGAAAGTCAGTTGAGAAATGTCGGAGTAGGAAATGAAGAGTTAGTCATTCAAGCTGATGGAACACCCACTCGTGTTAAGCATTGGTATTTTATCGGAACAATTAACTTCAATATTCTAGCTTTATCTCCGATGGAACGTGATGAATTAGGATCCGTTTTAATTAATATCTTGGCATTTGGTGACACGAATAGTTGGCTGGGTAGATTCCAAAAGAATTTGATGGACGCATCTTACATAGAGGTTCAGTACCTCAAAGATATAATCCATCCAGGCGGCGAGCAAATTGGTACCGTTCCATGGGAAAGCACCACAGAGATGTCATTCGGAGTAAATTACTCGATAGATATCTTCGGTGAATTCTATAGTGATCCATGGACAGGAGATCTTATTCAGGTTGAGCATGTTGAGCTTTACCCTTATCTTCCTGGAACTACTCCACCGCTTGGAGATATCTAAGATATACTATTTCATTAGTATAACACTCAATAGGAATCTCCACTATAAAGAGGCAAAACTCTCAGGCTAATAGATGATGAATCTTTCGGGAGATAGAATTTAAATGGCCTACACTTCGCCTGGTGTAACAGTAGTCGAGACTGTCAATCCTACAGTTGCGCCCATAGCTGGAAACCCTGCTGTTGTCGCCCTAGTTGGTGCAGCCTCAGGTACACAGTCAGCATCCCAAGCGGTTACTCTACCAGGGACGCAGGCTATTACGCTTAACAACACAGGCATTACCACGAACACAATCGTAGTTAAGACCTATGCCGGGGTAACAGTTGGTGCTGGTAGTTACGCTGTCGTTCAATCCAGTGCAGGAACCTCTGCAATCGGTGATGAAGTTTACACTATCGCTCGTGTAGCTTCTCCTTCAACAGCACCGACAACAGCGTCAACGGCAGGTGCTCTAACAGGTACTTATGTCTACGCAGTATCTTATATCAATGCTGGTGGAGAAACTGGTATCGGCCCAGCGAGCGCACCGATCACGCTTACCGCCCAGGGTACTAGCATTTCAGCTATCCCCATCGGTATATCGGGTACTACGTCGAGAAACATCTATCGTATTAGAACTGATGGAGATAACATCTACCATCTTGTCGCAACGATTGCTAACAACTCCGCGACAACTCTAACCGATAACGTATCAGATGCTACCGCTTCAACTGGTGCTCTTCCCAAGGGAGGCATTGGAGATGGAGATACCGTGTACGTTTCTTATAGCTACGCTGATCTTCAGTACTACCAGCCGACCTTGATGTCCAATTTCGGTGATGTCACGAATAAGTACGGTCAGCCTTACGATACAAACGGTAACATTCTAAGCCCTCTTAGCTTTGCAGCTAGATTAGCGTATGTAAATGGAGCCTCAGATGTCGTCTGTGTTGCAGCCAAGTCTTCAGGACAAGCAGATATTCAGAGCGCACTTCAGCTACTCGAATCAGATCCTACTATCAGGATCGTAGTAGTTGCCGAAGGTAGCGCCGGAACTCTTGCCTCTGTAGCGGCTCATTGTAACACCACGATTTCACAGGGATTGTATCGAATCGGTGTATGTGGACTCGATGGTACAAGTACTGCTATCACACCGGCAAGCCTTCGATCTTCTGCCCAAGGTATCAACTTCCAGGCAATTCGTCTCGTAAGCCCGACGAGTTTCCAGATGCAAAACCCGGTATCCCCAGCAGCCAGTCTTAACGTTGGTGGTCAGTACATGGCGGCGGCATTAGCAGGAATGTATGCAGCCCGAGACGTACAGATTCCATTGACTAGAAAGTCAATTGCAGGGTTCACTGGTATAAACGATATTCGTACAGCAAGTGATCTCGTTCTAGATGCAACCGCTGGTCTACTTGCAGTCAAGCTCCTTGGTGGGGTTCTATTAGTAAATCACGATATAACCACCGCTGTAGGTAACGTTAACACTCGTGAGGCTTCAGTGGTTCGTGCTAAGTACGAGATGGCTACGCGACTCAAGCTCACACTTGACTCTGGGGTTGTCGGTTTGGTTGCACCTACTGACCGAGCAATCTTGGTTGTACAGAGCACCATCGTTGGAGTCTTGGAGCAGATGGTTCTTGAACAAGCTATCCAGTCCTACAGTGATGTTGCGGCTGTGGTCGCTAATGCTGATCCGACAACAGTGCAGGCTCAGTTCATGTATGTTCCTGCATACCCGATCAACAACATTATTGTTCAACTAGCAATCAATACTACGAGTGGAGAGTTTACTCTTCAATAAACCGAGGGAATAATGGCAGTAGCAAGAGTAGGTGGCGGGTTTACCGTCTTCCATTGGAGTAATTCAACTGATCCGGGTAAGGTTATCGGATACGCTGATCGCGTTCAGAAAACTGCTGTACAGCCGGTTGCAACTCCGGTTGACGTACAGCCCATGAATGCTCTTCGTCCGCTAGAGATTGCGGTACCGAGAGCACATATTCATGGTGTTCTTACTCTCACATTGACTGAACTTTACAATCAGGCTGTGTGGCAGAGACTAGCGGGACTTGCTAACTCTAACGATATCATCGATATCATGGAGTACATGGCGGGTCTTGATCAAGGTGTCATGATCACCGAATACATCGAGCCGCCTAACGGTAAGACTTACAGTGAGACGTTCTATAACTGTATGATTACCCGCGTTGGTGACGACGAGGATATTCGTATCGACACAATGTTGGTGAACAAGGATCTTGAAGTATGGTACACATACAGCAAGAAGAACTGGATCAACTCACCGGCACGACCCGCGACGTTTACTTAAAATCTTTTCTATAAGCGAGGTTAGGGATGACGACGCCTTTAGAGGCAGCTTTTGATGTGCCTGTATTTGAGGAACCTGAGATTCAGGAAGATCCCATTGCAGATGACACATACAGTTTACTTCAGTTAGGATACCTGACTGACACAGTTACGATTGGGACGCATGTGATCCGTATTCGGACTCTCAAGATTGGAGAGGAACTGAATGCGGCCTTACTCGCTAACAAGTACAAGGATACAGCCGAAGAAGCAAGAGCCTTCGCAACAGCATTGGTTGCTGGCTCGATTGTTTCGGTGGACAATGCACCATTACTTGGTGAATTACTCGGCCCCCGAGATGATGCATTGGAAGCTAAGTTCGACTTCATCCTTGCTAACTGGCATTGGGAGCCGATTAACCGGCTCTGGGTTAAGTACAATGAGCTACTTAATCGTGTTCGTGAGTCGGCAGACGAACTAAAAAAAGACTAAAGGCCGAGTCTGAGTTAGTAGGAAATCTGTTGAGACTCTTAGATCGCCAAGGACTTCTTAAGGGAGATCTGAATATTTTGCAACAGAACGGATTAGCATGGGTCTTGGGTTATGAATCTCAACAAATGGTTGACTTCGAGAAGTATCGAACGATCAACACAGGGCTAGTGACTAACCCAGCTACCTCTAAGGGGTTCCTCAAGAGACTTCTTGATGAACAAGAGCCGCAAACGATCCATGAATCAAGCGATGAGTGGATGACCCCTCAGTCACTTCAAGATATCGAAGCCTTTTTGCAGCAGACGGTTACGTAGTGTCGTTGCCGAACAGGGTGCCCAGGAGCAACATGAAAATCACGAAGGCAATAACTCCACCGATGACCGGGATGGTCAAAGCTCCGAGCACTACGAAGATCATTCCGAAGAAGATGAATAATCCGTACCCTATATTTGAAGCTAACTGTTTCATAGTTTTATCCTTTCAATCACTATTATATCACTAATTATGTGGATGTCAAATGGCCGATATAAGTAATAGTCCTTTTTTTGATTCAGGATCCCAACGTAGAATTAACCCTTTGACGTTTGATCCTGGGCAATTCCCTCCTGGTCAACCTACCCCAACTCATCCTCTGTTATATCAGATTCCTACTGTTGGCAGAGAACAGGTAGACCTTACGAATATCCTTAAAACCAATCTAGAAGTACTGGTGGGATTAGGCAATCAAACAAATAGGAGTCTTGGAGGCATTAATAATCTCCTTAATAGGACTGTGCAGCACTATGACAATATGGTAAATAGTGCTCAGCAACTTAATATCGAAACACAAAAGGGTGCAGAACAAAATCAGCAAATGATCGAGTTCGCTCAAGCCAGAGAACGGGCAGAGAAGCAAGTCAATGCTGCTATGGAGAAAGGTTTAAACTCACTAAGAACACAGTTTCAACTTGCCGGAATGTTAAAGAAAGAGAAGATCACTTATGCTGATTCCCAAGGTAGACCAAGATCTATTGATTTAAATCAGTTTTCTTCTCTTCCACAAGAACAACAAGATCTTATCAAGAGGCAAGTTGTCTCAGGTATAGCTTCGGCTTCTCCTGGTAAGGCATCATTCAGTCAAGCATTTCAGCATATCCTTCACGGAAACCTTGGAGCAGCAGTTGGTGAGCTAGTACAGGCACTACCGGGTACCAGCGGATTTGCAATGAAAGCTGCCGAAAAAGGAGCAGCTATTCAAGCCGGTGCAGGAGAGGGAATGACAGGGATGTTACAAAGAGGGCTTGGAGGACTTGTAGCATCGGGTGGAGAGTTCTTGGTTTCACCGGCAGCAGTATATTTGGTTCAGCGAGAGGTACGCCAAGGGATTAGAGCTTATCAGGAAAACCTTAGAACTGGTATGCAGACAGGTCTACAGGGTGGTTCAGCAGTAACGGAATCTATTGGAGCTAATATCCGAGCGCACTTCGAGGCGCTGAACCCCTTCGACGCTTTGACGACCAGCATGGCAGAACAGATTTCCAAGGGGATTATGAGTGAAGGGTTCTCTGGGCCGATAAGAGCGGCATGGCAGGACTCAGTAACCGATGTGGTCAAGCAGACTGGATTAGACGCTAGCCAAGCTCTACAACTAATGACAACAGCAGTAGACCAATTAGGGTCTAGCGCTGACCAGTTCCGTAGCAACATGGGACTCGTTGAGCTAACCTCTAAACAAACTACTCTAAGTGTCGAGCAAGCGGCACAGTCCATGCAAGCTTTACAGTCACAGTTCGCCCCTAAGGGTGGAGCAGCCGGTGCTCAAGCTGTAGCTCCTGGTGGACAAGTATTCCAATCTCAGATCACAAAGTTCTCCCGAATTGCAGGAGCAGGGTTAGCTCAGAGACTAATCCCAGCTATAGGGCAGAATTGGCAGATGTTGGTCACCAGGGCCGGACTCAATCCCGCTGATGCATTTACACCACAGGTTGAAAAGCAGTTCCTAAAAGTTTTGGATGCTAATGGTCAGTGGTTATGGAACCTCAAGAATTCAAATCCGCTATGGAGAAATATGGGATTAGGGCTTTGGGTAGGTCATATGGAAGGTATGTCTCCACAACTATTCGATACCCTATTGGGGCCGGGTGTCCAGAATTCAGATGTTGTAGCCTTTATGAATGCAACCAAGGGTCACGGGTTAGAGGTTCAGCAAGCCAAGACTGCCGCTGATCAACTCAAGACAGAGACTAAACCACAGGCTCAGCATAGAGGATTCTTTGGTGGACTCCTTCATGGTGGTCTTCATGTTATAACTGCCGGTACCCATGAAGTAGGGAATATAGCTAGCATCCCAGGAAAGTATCTAGGGAAGGGTGTGGCCGAAACCCTTCGTGATGTCGGTGTACCGAAGGATCTAGCTAATCAGATCGGAGGAATTAGTGGTGAGACTGGTGGGGATCTTGTACCCGGAGCCTTGTTCAAGCATCTGCCAATCTATAACGATTACAGTTTCTCGAAAACACAAAATCAGATGCTCAAAGTTGCTTCACAGCAATTGAATTCATTGAATATCCCGAGCAAATACAGAGATGAAATCCTTGCCCCATTACGCGAAGCCAATTCTATTGATCAGCTTCGTGGATCGGCCGCGAAAGCATATCAAGATCAAGTAGTGAAGATTGAGATAGACCTTCATCCTAATGCCAAGAAGTTGATTCTTGCTCGAACAGATCCATCCTCGCAGCAGAAGTACCACGATTCCCGCAGCGCTAAATCAGGTACACAGGGTATGCCAACTACAGCAAACAACTCATCCTATTACGGTCAATAATGGCTACGATATTCTCTCATCCAAATCTCAAGACAGATCTAATATTGCGGCTAGACCCTACTGAAGTTGACTGGACATACAATCTCAATACTTCAGAGACAGCCACGTATGCAGGCCAGGTTGTTCAGATCCTCAGTGTGAACTTTGAGAGCTTTGTCATTCAAGGCAGATTTGGACGAGAAGCTAGAGATGATTATACCAGAGAAGGTGCGGCCCTAGTTAGGAAGCCACAGGGGAACCCGCTAACATCAGGAGCTTATGGGCCAGGATTGTTTCAAATGCATGAATGGTTCAAGCAGTATTTCTCTATAGCATCTCAGGGAATCAATGGTCAGGACAACTACAACCAGAGTCCGGTAACAGTAACCTACCGAGGAACTTATGATATCCCGGTCGATGATGATAAATCTGAAACTAGTTGGAAGGTATACCCAACTAGCTTTCCTAGCTTCCGAATTGCAAACGATAATTTCGCCCCGGAATGGAAAGTGGAATGTCAAGTCTATGAAGCGCCTAGTTCTATATCAACCTCTACAATCGATGAAGCAATCGATAGATTACAGTATCAGCCTTTGTATCAGCCGGGTTCCAAGTGGAGTGATCCTAATCCTATCTCCGGTAATCCTACGCCATCCCAACTAAGAGATGCAGCCCAAGCTGTATTCAACTCTTTGAATCAGGCAGCGGATATCTTTATTCAGAATCTACCGACCTATACTGCTTCAGATTTAGAAGAAATGATCGTAAAGGGATTCTCCACACCGCAGAGTGCTTCTGTTGGAAGTCAGGCGAAACCACAACAAGAAGTGATACCGGGTAACCTTTTCTCTGGTGATCCATTCTCGTTAGATCAGATCCTACCGGGTGTAGACGTAAATCCAGCTACAAATCCCAATGCTGCTGGGCCAGTGAAAGGAGGATCATAAATGGCACAATGGGGAACACTTAGTTACATCGATGTTCAGGGGAACAGCCTTACTCACGACATCAAGATAACGAGCATAGATCAGCAGCAGTCCTTAGAAGGTCAGTCTTATCAAAGTCGTTCTAAGAGACATTTCTATCCTCGATCCCATATGCCGGGAGATATTCTCGTGGCTGGGATCTGTTCTAAGAGTAATCTAGGAGATGGTCAACAAACCTATCAGGCTTTAGCTGCATTTATTCGTCACCATCAGAGAGTGTTGTTAGGTGTACCTAGTGGCAATTTCCAGTTTAAAACAAATGCAGCAAGTAAATCACTTTTAACTTTGAATATCCCTACAGAGAATAGCGAATGGCAAGGATTCATTAAACAATTTGGAATGGTAAAGAAAGGAGTTTATGAACCAGCACCAACTTACTTATTTAACTTCTTTGTTGTATTCGATAATTCTTCTGTAAATATCGGAATATCGAATCGTGTTTCAGCATATTACACAGCAGGGGCACAAACTCCACCCCCGCCGAATTTGGCACAGATAATAAAGAACACTTAATGGAAAGATTAGTATACAATCCAAAGGTAGAATGTCTCATCATGCTAGAGGATGAAACGAGGCAGATAGATGTAACTCCTGATATCGTCAGCGGTACTATCAATCGACGCCTTAATGCCATGAGTGATATGTCTCTGACTCTTCAGAACAAGGACGGGCGCTACACCAAGACAGATCTCATTCAGCCAATGGATCGTATCATTGTACGCATGTGTAGGGTTGGACAACCCTTCCTGACATTTAGTGGATTTGTCGATGATGCTCCATACTATCAAATCTACCCCGGTACAGTGACGTTAGCGGCGAGTGATACACTGAAACTTCTCGCTAATACTTACTTTGATCCAGGACTTGTTGCGTTGCAAATGTGGTTCCAAAGTAAAGGATGGACTTATGATGCTGCTGCTGGGACTCTTTTGAAGTTTAGCAATGGCGGTGGAGTAGGTAATGACGATCTCTTTGGGAACATGGGAGATCTGATTCAGTCCATGCTGATGGAGATAGCAAATTGGCCCAAAGACTCTATAGCAATTTATAACATTCCAATAACATTTATTCAAAGTATTGCTAATGTATTGCAGGATGTAAATGCTGACGCCGAACAAACCTACAAGGAATCCGTGATTCTTTTGGATAAACTCTATGGTTCTACATCATCCAATTTACAGAGTACAGGTGGTGGAACCATAACAAGCCCAGGAGCTTCGACGGGTGGCGGAAACATTAGTGGAAATGATGTAGCTAAGCTGGCTCTCAATGCTGGATTCTCAGGTGACAGTGCGGTAAAAGCTGTAGCCATTTCTAATGCAGAAAGTTCTTTCGTTACGAATGCCATGAACTTTAATTCAGATGGTTCTTATGATGTCGGACTGTGGCAAATCAATACCGTCCACACTTCGGGTGGAACCGGATTAACTGCGCCTCCCGGTGGAGTAGGAACCCTCAAGATGCCAGAAGATTGGTATGCTGTCAAGCCATCCCTGCCTTCCTCCGTTGCAGCATATATCGAAAGTATGTTCGTCCCGGCGACTAATGCCGGTGCTGCATTCTCGATCTCTAGTTCAGGTACAAGCTTCTCTCCTTGGTCAACATTCAATAATGGTGATTATCTATCTCATATGAGTGATGCAGCAGGATTCGTTCAAGGTGGAGCAAGTTCTTTGTCGGCAGGAACCTTGGGCCAACTAGCTAAAAATTCAAATGATACAACGCAGGCCACCACAAATCAAGCTCAGACGACAACCATTGCCGACAACATTGTCAAGATAGCAGAGGGTGAAGCATCCAAGGGAATTAGGGAAATTGGTGATACTAACTCTGGCCCCGAGATCCAGAAGTATCAAGCTGTCACGGGTGCATTCGGTGAGGCTTGGTGTGCGTCATTCGTTCAGTGGGTCTACAAGACCGCAGGACGACCGTTGACGGAAACGGGATATACAGCGGGTGTAGGATCAATGCAAGCAACAGCAGCGAGTAAGAATTGGGATATTGGTTCTCCACGCCCTGGCGATATCGTTATGTGGAGTGACGATCATACAGGGATTGTTACAGGCGTACAAGGCAATCAGTTCTGGACGGTTGAAGGTAACTCATCCGATGGAGTAAACGCTCGTGGCCCATATACCATCGGTGTAGCGACTCCTGATGTCGATGGTGCTGTCCCGACATTTGCTCATCCATCGGGAATCGGATCATCAGCGGCTAACTACGTAGGAACCGATGCAAACACAACAGGTGTCGGCGGTAACCAGGATCTATCAACCCTTACAGTAGCACAAATTGCTCAACTTGGTAACCAGGGTGCATTCTACACACAGCAATTCCAGAGTTCGGATGTACTTCTTTCTCAATCTCTAACAGGTGCCCGTGCTTTAGCGAACGACCAGCCGATCCTAGAATGGATAGATACCGCTGTGCAGTCATCCGGTCGCGTCTACTGTACCACCCCAAGTGGTAAGTTTTTGGCATTCTTTCCAGATCGTTGGGGCTTCTTTGAGCGAACCCCTTACTTCCACATCAACGATATAGAAATAATAGATTTAACCATTAACAAGAACGACACAAACCTTACTACACATGTGTTCACTAGTGGCCCAATCCTTCCAGCTTCCGGGATCACTATCATTGACCGTATGAGATCCATGGTGGCTTCAATCGAGGATGAGGCATTTCCATTCTTCGTTCCGACCAGCAAGCCTCTCAATGCACTAGACTTCTTAAAGAGGTATGGTGCTCGCCCCTTTGTGAACGATATCCAGAATATCAACAACCCCTTCTTACTTTGGATGCACGGTTGGATGAAGTTCATCGAGCTATGGTCACAGAGATTTACTTCCAGCGCTTCGTTTACATTCATGCCCGAGATTCTACCCGGTGGTCTAGTTTCTTTTGGTAATCGTGTCCAAATGTTTGTGGAGAGTGTAACCCATAACTTTGATTTGAGTGGCGGGTTTACCACCAATGCAGAACTATCATCTCTCACCGCCTTGCAAGGAACTAATCAATTCCCCGATCTTACGGCTCCTGCACTTGAAGGTGGATTCGGAGTACAGACTACATAATGGCATCAGATAGACAAATACGACGGATGACCGAACAGAGAAGTGTAATCATCAATAACGTCGATACGACGAATAACAATATCAGCATGACCGATCAGTATGGTAGTACTCTCTCGGCATCTATCCACTTCGGAGATCCAGTCATCTCTGTCCCTAAACAGGGCGAAGAGTGGGTAGTAGAAAGGAGAAATAACGACTGGTTTCTTAAAGATAAAGCTACTGTTGGAGTATTACCGACTCTCAATCCGGGCGATGTTTTCTTTACTGGTGACAATCTCATTATGCCTGGTGGCAACACTTATGGAAATACTGTTTTCATTACACAAGCTAATCATGGATTCACTAATGGAACTGTGCTGTATTACACCGGAAGTGCTTATGGGAAGGCAAAAGCAGATTCTATGCCTAACTCAGAAGTCGTAGGTATCGTGAGTTCCGTTCAAGATGCTAATAGTTTCATTCTCACTACAAGCGGATTGATGACTGGACTCTCTGGTCTTACTCCTGGCGCTGTCTACTTCTTAGATCCAGTTACAGCCGGGGCGTTAACCACCACGGAACCCACTACAGCGGGACAAGTCAGCAAGCCTCTTCTGGTTGCTGTTAGTGCTCTGAGCGGTTTCTTTATCAACTGGCGAGGTAATCTAGTAGTTTCATCGGTACCCTCAGGAGCAGTCTTCGCTCACGCTGCCACTTCAGCACCTTCCGGCTATCTAATCTGTGATGGATCATCCCAACTTAGAGCCACATACCCTACTCTCTTTACTGCAATTGGTACTACGTATGGATCAGTCGATGGTACTCACTTTACTCTACCCGATATGCGAGGTAGAACTGTAGCTGGGTATGCCTCAGGTGGACACTCAGATGTCGCCACTATCGGTAACAACGATGGATCCTCCTTAGCCAATAGGCGACCAAAACACCCTCATACATCTTCTCATACCCTAACACTACCTAATCACGGTCACTCCGATACAATTTCGGTTAGCGTTGTACCTGATAATTCTGGTTCAGGTTATGAGTTCGTTACACACATCCCTGGTGCTAATAACTATGGGACATTCGGGATGTCAGCTAATTTCAATACAGGTGGTAATGAAGGTCACGTAGCAAATGCCGTGGCTACTAAAAGTGGATCAGTTGATAACCCTACCTCTAACCCGGCGATTAACGGTTCGGTAACAGTTGGATCCTCAGGAGCAGCAAATGATGCACCTTCGTATATCGTCCTCAATTACATCATCAAAATATAATGTCCAATAATTTCAAAATAGCCAATGGAGATCTAGTCGTACAGAGTCGTTCGTATGATCGAGTCTCCGGTTTACAAAAACTACAACAGGATCTGATCCTCTGGATTCTAGAACATATCGGCACGGATCCATCCACTCCTACCTATGGAAGTTCATTGGACGGCGGTGTAATAGATGGAAGCCCTGTTCCTTCTTTCATAGGAGAACAGCCTACTCAAGCTCGTATCCAACAAATCGTGTCCGAAGTTAGGAGAGTTCTTGAGCTTTACCAGCAAACCCAAATCAATAAGATGCAGTTAGAAATGTCTATCTTTAGAGGAAAGCACACCTTGAGCGCCGATGAGGTTTTGGCTTCTGTTGATTCCATCAACGCAGTCGTTGAAGGAGATCAGGTGATCGTTCAGGTAGGAATTTCCACAGCTTCTAACCAGTCTCTACTTCTCACTATCCCGGCACAGGCTTAAATGGCACAGACATCAGCAGATATCTCGAATGCAATTAGAACGAATCTTCGCGTTCTTGATCCTGACATCTCGACCGAACCTCTAACACCTGAACGTAAGATCATCGACACTGTTGCCGATGTCATCGCAGAGGCCGGTGTCGATACCTTTGTTTCTAATTATCAGTTTGATATCGATACCAAGGTTGGTACTGATCTTGACAAGTTCATAGCTCTCTGGGGATTTGCTCGCCAAGGTGGTAGAGCAGCTTCAGGGGTTGTCACACTTTCTCGTTTCGATAGCGCAACGGTAGATCTACAGATTCCAGCGGGTACTCAGATTGTCAAGCCTGCTACTAGTGTTTCTCCGGCTATCACGTTCCAGACTACCACGAGTACGACAATCTATGTCGGCACGACATCTGCTAATGCTCCGATCCAATGTACGACGATAGGTAATCTCGGTAACGTTGCAGCTAATACCCTCACGGTTCTGTCCAGCTTAGCGGGTAGTGGTGTTTCGGCCGTTACGAATCCTAACCCTACCTCTGGTGGTACCGATCAAGAAAGTGATGCAGAGCTTCGTGTCCGCTTCAAGAACACTGTCTTTAGGAACATCGCTGGTACTCAAGATCAGTTCCTCGCTCTAGCTATCGCCTCTAGGTTCGCTAACAAAGCAAACGTCATTGGGCCTACTAGCCGTTTCATCGAATATTTGCAGATTGCGGCTGGTGCAGCTACGTCAATTATCCCTTATTCAAAGAACACTTATAGCTTTGATTACTGGTTAACTGATGGGAATTATACATCGGAGACTTTCTATACTCCTGCTGGTGCTGATTACACGTTCAATGCTACAACACCACCATCTATCACAGTAAACAACTCTACTCATCTTCCTAACGGGAAGATCGTTCTCTTGGAACACACCTATACGTCTAAGAATTCACGTAATGTCCCTGCCAGTGGGATCATGAACTATGTAGATGTCTACGTCTCCGGTAGGGATGAAACAACGGCAACCGAGGCGTGTGTATTCCCGTCATCGGCCAACAATTTCGTCAGTACTCCTACCACATCTACGTTCTACAATCAGAGCTTCTTACGAGTCGCTACATCAGTGGCTCCTACTGTGGGGAATAGACTTCAGTTCCTTATGTGGCAACCTGTAGATATTCTACCATCTCAGATTATCATCGGCGCAAGCACATACAACTTGAACACTCACTACTGGTTCGTACGCGACGTAACGCTTTCTAAGGGATCAAGACGTGCCCTTAATGGTATTGAGTGGTCTACTACCGTCACGGGCGCTGTGACGGCTGGTACGGCCTTCCAGGTGGTATATACGTTCAATAGACTTCCACTTACGTTGAATGAGCTTATGGAAGCTCACAAGCAGATCGCCACAGACGTACTTGTTCATGCGGCTTTGGAACGATACTATCGAATCGCTTTAACTGTTATGTACTCTCCTGGATTCTCTCAGGCAGCGGTTGATACGGCGATCACATCATCCTTGACAGATTTCCTTGAACGTCAGCAATTCGGTGCAGTCATCCAGGTATCAGATATCCTCGAAGTAGCCCATGAGGTTCCGGGTGTAGATAACGTAAGACTGACTACCAACGTCGAAAATGGAACTGTCTATGGTATCCAGGAAATGGCCATCGACGGTTCAACTGTTCTGAGCACTACTTCCGGGGACTTTACATTACCTGATTCTGATCTTCCAGTCCTCAACAACATCGTAACACTCGCTAAGAGTCAGAACACATGGAGCACCTTCTAATTCATGACATCTGTAGCAGATTTAAGAGTAGTTAGTGATTCACTAACTGCCACGTCCTACCCTATACTTGAACCCCTCAATGCTCCCGAGATCTTTGGGAACAAACTTGCGCGGTTCGGTGACATCTATAATCTGGGTGGTCAATCTCATCTCTATCGTTACTTAGTCGCCCTTTGTGGAGATGCAGGAGCGGGTCAACTCAAGAAAGAAATGCTACTCCCGAGATTAGAGCAGGCATTATCCGGGACGAACTTCGGAAATCTTGACAAGCTCTATGGGAATCCTCTAGCTCTACCTCGTATATCCGCTGAGCTTTATACCTATGATCCAGAAACTGATATTCTAACTGGTGCTCAGTGGGATGAAGTCTTCATGAAGGATGCCTCATATCGAGCAAGATGCCTCATTTGGATGAGAGCGCTCATTTATGGCCCTACTCCTGACGGTATAGCTCTGGCAGCCCTGGCCGCTACAGGGATCGAGGCAGACGTATGGGAAAGATACCAGTATGTTCAAACCTCTCTAGGTACAGACTTCGGAAAGACTTCGAGCACCAATGAATTTGTGGTTATCCCAAGAACTACCTCATTGACATTAGACCAATCACGAGGTCTTAGTCGATTGCTGGATATCATCAAGCCAACAAATACAATTGGTACCGTTTACAACGGAGTATCACCCCGAACACAGAAAACAGTTCGCCTAACAGACTCTTCTTCGACGTTCTTCAATATCCAGAGATTAGTTACCGGACGTTCTGATATAACCTGGCCGGTACTGGATTCATCAACTGGTTCTTGGATTAGTACAGCCGAAACAGAAGCTCCTACTCTTGCATTCATGAATCGTCAAGAGTCAGTAACCTACTTGAGTGTGCTTGGAACTACCTCGTCATCGATCCACGTAGGTCAGTTCAGTCCCGCCCAGCAAAGTCTATTCTCCCATCTCAATCATGACGTGGATGATTTCTTTGCCTTCCTGCCCGATTATTCCTTTGATACTAGCATTGCTCCGGTCAATATCACAATCGGGTGGAATGGTGGAGGGACAACCGGGGAGAACATCGTTGTCAATAACAACTATCCGGTTTCTTACTTCACTAATGAGCAGACACCATTAGTCAACACTCTCGGAAAGTTCTTTTGGGCATCGGTAGAAGCCACAACCGGTAGCGAATGGATTACCTACGATCTCGGTAGACTTCGCCCACTCAATTACATTCACTTTGAAATCTGTCAGAAGCCAATCGACTGGACTATCCAATACTACGATGGTTCAAACTGGATCAATATACCGACTAGAAGTGACTACCCTGTTACTATGTCGTCCTCCTATCTTCCATCCTTGTCTAACCCTTGGATGGAATTCGATGTTTACTTCAATACCATTCAAGCTTCACAGGTTCGGATCAATTTCACTAGACGGAGTGATCCATTCCCGGTTAGTTCATCCGATCCTATTCCTTTCAGTATCGACCTTCGTGGTGTTAATCTCATGCATACTATGCCTACAGCTAGTGATTTCGTAGCTGATACGGGGGTGGATATCTTGGGTAACAACTTCAGAACCGCAATAGTTTCCTATAGCCCAAGTTACACCAATGACGGCTTAGACACTCAATGGAAGTCTAAGCCTAATCCTTCTCGATGGGCTATTGAGTCTCTGTACTTTGATCTTAGATTAGGATCTACTGCCGGACTCATGAGTGTCTTGGACACCAAGTACATGGATGAACTTGACGATCTCGATATGGCAAACATTGAAACATTCCGTGCTGGTGGCCAGTTAGTCGATGAGATATTCATCGATCCGATTACCTATGGTCAGGATATGCACTTCTATTACAGTGATGATGACAGTACCGGCGTGTGGGATAACAAGCTATGGGTTCCCATTCCTCGTGACTATATTCTAAAGAGGGGCTTCCATTCATTACCTCGACCGACGATGATCAAGTACTTCAAGATCGAATTCTCTAATCTATGTCCATTCCCGTACGAACCTGTACAGACACCAACAATGCCACCTGTGACATTCAACAGATTCCCACTTTGGGTGAACAACTACTTCTTGAATGTCAATCCTATTACGACCAAGGATGTCATAATCCAAACGGATACTCTTAGCTTGGATCCACTTCAGTTTGGTTTCGTACTTGAAAACGATAACCTTGTCTCATCTTATGAGCAAGAGCGAACCTTGCAGTTGGCTGACACAACTCCCGAAGTTACTAGCTTCATCCAGGGTCTTGTCATCGGGCAAACTCCAACCACTGAGCAGACTTCCCTGGAATCTACCATCGAATATCATTCTCCTGTAATGTGGCAGTCTGATCTAATCTCTAACTTAGATCCGACTCGTGCTCTTTCTAGAGTAGCACTTCAACCCCACGATAGCAATGTCAACAGTACGGGATGGAATGCAGAGTTAGCTTTGCCTCAAACGTCTGCGAATATCCCTGTTCAGGCTTCTACGACTGATCTCTCTAAACCACTAGCCGAGAAGACTTTCCCAACTATGTTCTTCCCGATTAGATGTCGTCACTACTATCAAGTCTGTCAGGCTCCTTTGACGAACAAGATTGCCTATATGGTAGGTATCAAGGAAGTTGGCTTTTACCGCCGTGACTATACATCTCCGATTGATGAATCGATCTATGTCGAAACCTTAGACGATACGGCTCACATTTCGTCTAATGACTTTGTACAGAACGATTGGAGATATGAGGTAAGCTAATGTCAGGAATCTTTGCTAGTAAGCTGAACGAAAATTTTGATGCGCATGATGGGTCTATGACGAACTACCTACAAAGCGATCACTCGACGGCGCTCACCCCACGATACCACTATGACCTTCGAGCCTTTCATGCTCTGAACCCAACCGTCCCATTCACCCAGAACGATTATGATTTCTGGCATCTGTACGCATACAATTCCATGAATACCTATTCGGTTGCAGATAACAGACCACTTGGTACAGCATTCGGTACAGAAACATGGTCTAATGGAACTGTAGCCAAGAACTCTTCTTATCGGTACTCTAATACTATGACTCTCTCTGTCAGTGCAGCAGGAAGTACAACCTACGGTGTGGGTCACTATGGAACAGACACATATGGTGTATCGAACCCGATCACATACTCGACTTTCGGAGACGACATTCTAACGGACTTCAATGTGGCAGGACATTCATACTTCCTACAGGTCGTCTTACGAAGTCTACCATCTCAGGCATCATCTCCTAAACTGGATCTCACAAACAGCTTTATCGATATTTCCAGTTCGGCTACATTCGATCCGACCGTGACAGATACTCTCGCATTCAGTGCATCACTGAACAGCGTTTCTGGTGGTGGAGATTGTTACCTTAGTTACAATCGTAACTCACTCACCCATGCTGATCTTACAAATATCCAAGGGGTAAGGTTCAGATTGCTAAGCGTTGGAGGAACTGTAACGTTTATCATGCAGGCCATGAGATTAGTACGCGACGATTATTCGTTCCAGGTTATTGACGTGGATACCAAGAGAGGCCAACTAGCTAGAAGTGTGCCACAGGCAGGAGGATCCGAATCTGGTTCCGTCTATGGCGACATCTATTTCAAGGGCAGCAAGCCTAAGGATTCCACTTACGTTGTCTCCTTCAATGCTGGGCACAATCCAACTGGAAATGATAATGTTTATCGACAATACTTCCGTACCCAGGCAAACGGTGATCGTATCGAAGTCAATATAGCGGCGAGGGATACACAGTCTAGGCTCACAATTAAGCAGACTGTAAGCGGGGTCACGACGACGATCTATCAGTCATCTATCAACACGAACATCCTTACCAACGAATCCTATTACTACCTCGTAATCAAGGTAATCGGAACAGTAGTGAACGCAACAGTGTATGCCAACAACGGGATTCTATTGGGTTCGTCGGTCTATACGTCTGGGGATCAGACCACGACTCTTACCTCTCGTGGCCTAGTTGGTTATAGCTTTGAGCCTTACAACTACGATTTTACGATTCAATACATTGCTCCACAGACAACAGCCTTCGCTACTTTCCAGACAACATCCTTCGCGTCTCATAGCCTGGTAATCGGTGCAACTCTGTATCCACAGAATAGTACACCGTTGAATCTCATCAGCGATCTAACCCCTAAAGCATGGGCCGATGCTACTGTATCCACAGACGCTAATGGGGATCTTGTCGTTACTCGTGCAAATACTTTACCTCAGGGTGGAGTTAAATGGACGCCATTGACATTCACCGGAGACAGCAATCAGCTAATCATTCATGGATACCTCTGGACATCTCTTGTTCAGGGATCATATCGAGCGGCCTTACTCGATCAGTTCGATAGCGTGCAGTGGCTACTTACGATCCCCAATGTACTCGCCAACCAGTGGAACGAGTTTACTCTCTTGGTCACACCTAATCTCTTACCGGAATCCTCTTATCTTCATATTCAACAACTAGGAACCTATGGTGGCTCTTTCAAGCTGCGTGATGTATCCTTGGGTTACAAGACTATTGAATGGGATATCTCAGGAGATAACGGAACCACATGGCAATCGTTTGTAAATGCAGTTGGAGCGCCCTATACTGGTGCAATGTTTGCGACTCCTTCAACAGCCTTTAAACTACGAGCTATAGCCAATACTGACCAAGGATGGATCGGTGGCTACCAGCTTGTACCGAATTACAAATTCTAATTGACACACAATTAATTTTGTGATATAATTAAAGGTAAATGTCACAAGTCATTCGTTGGGATGATTCGCTTAAATCGGACTTCAAGAAATGGGTAGACGATAAAAGTTCGGTTCTTATCATTGAGAATCATCCCACCTATCTATCATATCTGGTTGTCAATTCCTTTAACCCAGACTTCGAGGAAATCTTCGAGTCGGTTATTGGCCCATACAAGGCAATCCATAAGCTAGATATTTACAAACTCTTAGAAGCGGCCGAGAAGGAACAGTTCTCTGTCGTCTTCATCAATGATCCCCAAGAAGTATTCGACTTCGTAGATTCGTTGAATGATCCTCTGCCGGTTAAGCTCAACGTCAATCTCTTTCCCTTCCAGTTAAGAGGGTTCAACTACCTGAAGGATCTCGATGCATCCATTTGTAATTGGAGTACAGGCACGGGTAAGTCGGTCTGGGCAGTAACATGGTCTAAGTACCTGCTCGAAACCAACCAGATCGATAAGATTATCGTCTTAAGCAAGAGTCATAACAAGTACAACTGGCAACGTCAGTACAAGGGGATTGGCGATTTGGATTCCATTACTGATGAAGATGTCAAAGGCAGTAACAAAACGGATGTCAAGAGAGAACGACGTGAAACTCTCTACGCCGACAATCAGATCATCATCCTCAACTACGAGAAGCTACGCTTTAGACCGGAGAACGAGAAGGAGAGGTTCCTAGCAGGGCGCAAACTTCCTTCAAGCTCAGGAGACGGCGCAGAGCTTCTCAAGGCTCTCAAGGGCAAGCGAGTGGCCTGGATCCTCGATGAAGCTCCGTCTAAGCTTAAGTCTATGAACACCGGCTGGTACAAGGGGCTTTCTAAGCTTCAAAGTAAAACAAAATCTAATAAGATTACAGCACTCACGGCTACCAAGATAGAGAAGAACCCGGAAGATCTCTACGCCTGGATTAAAGTATTAGATAAACAGATCTGGCCCACCAAGGTTAACTTCAGATATGCCTACGCTAGATCGATGATCGGTTATCAGGTTCTCTCGTGGGATGCTTCAAAATTACCCGAGATTGGAATGAAGATCGCCCACTTCACTTCAAAGGCCGACAAATATCTCGACCCCGATATCCGTGACCAGTTCCCTGAATCACACCATGAAGATGTCTACATTCAACTTTATCCTACCGAACGTCGGATCTATGATGCACTAAAGAAGGAGATCAAAGACCAGGATCTTCTCACCATTTCTTCTCTGGCTCCGTTACAGATCGCCGTCAACAATGTAAGCTACTTGAAGAACTCAACTAGTCCACTGGCGCAGAAGATAGCCGATCAGTTCAGGCCATCCGATTCTCATGTGGCGAAGATCGACAAATTACACGATATGTTAGATGAGATCCCCGGTAAGGTTGTGATTTTCTCAGCCTATACAGAGTTTGGTTCTCTGATGCTGGCCGACTACCTGACAAAATGGGGATACTGGTTTGCTCTCTATGATGGAGATGCCAAGAAGAAGCAGATGGCTCAGGATGCTTTCAACAACAATCCAAAGATCAAGATCTTCCTCTCGTCAGACCAAGGTTCAGATAGCATCAACCTAGAACAAGCCGCTAGTGTTATCCATTATGATCTACCATGGAACTCTAGTACATTCATTCAACGAATGAATCGCATCCATAGGATCACGAGCAAACACCTACACGTCTACTCTTACTCCCTTATCGCGGATAAAACTCTTGAAGAAGGTAAGCTAGATACGCTCGAAAGGAAGAGAGTAATGGAGCTAGCCGTTGACGAACACTTGACAAATCAGGAAGATTTGATGCGTTCATTCTCTAGCGACCAGTTACGGGAAATGATTTAGGGGACTATTGTTTCGTCGGATTTGGCTCAACGGTGAAGTGGCCGGTGACTTAAATTGAAACGCTACTTCATCAGGCCAAAGAGATTCAATCATCTCAGCGAATCGATCCCTACTGATTAGACCTTCGGCCTTTAGTGGACGCTGACCGCCTCGTGGCCCTTCTTCTCCAAACACTTGGATAAGAACATCTCCTTCTCCGGTATCATGAAGCTTCAATTTCAATCTGCCGGTAGAAGAGACTACTGTTCTAATCACTGGTATCATTTAGAGTTAGGTGTAGAGAAGTCTTTAAAGAGGGTGTTCTTAATAGTAATCTCTTCCTCAGTCAACTTATAATCACTCGCCATTTTCTTTACGCAAACAGCACAAAGCTCCCTATAAATAGTGTACTGCTTCTTAAGAGGACTAGCTAGGTTTTCCCAACTCAATTCATAGGTGCTTCCGGCCCTAACCGGATAATTAAAGGGAACACGATACATATCGCTCGCGGGAACGTATGACTCACACTTGTCACAGATGTAGATTGTCTGATTAGCCATCAACACTCCCGATGTTTCTCACATGACTCCAATCAGACCCAAGTGAATCTCGTAGGGCCTCCCATCGATCTTCTTTGTGAGGCTTATCGAGCCAGTCCATCAGTAGTACTACCTGTGCAACCGCAGCATCACGCTCAGCCTTCAGAGCCGCGGCGTCCTCGTAAGCCTCGCGGTACAGATCAGCCCAGAACGACGGCTGCCACTCGGCGGCGCGCTTCCAGCGGTCGCGTTCCCGTTCGGCTGTCTCTACCAGAGCGCGCAAAGCCGCCAACGACTCCTGAGCCAACGGAACACGAGCATCGCTCGCCATGCAAGCCTCGCACACGTCATCGAGCACTTCGCGGATTCTAGCTATATGTTCTGCTACTGTCAGTTCCATCATCCATCGAGCCTTTCCATCTTCTCATACATCCGGTGGATAACTGTATCGGGGATCTGTCGATCAACAGGACGATCACTCTGCCGGTCAATTGCAACCTGAAGAGGAACCTGGACAGAGACGACCTGAACGTCATAGTCGAAAATCTTGGCCATCACCATGTACGGCTCTGCATCCTTGCGAGTGATGTTCGTGTTGTCAATAATAATGTCACCAGAGTCAGGCGCTGCCATTTCCTTGACGGTGCGCTGCTGATTCCACTGGTGAGCTACACCAAGCTTTCCGGGATCGAAATCGTACTCCGTAGTATTACCATTCTTCTGATACCAGAAGTCATCAGTAGAGAAGATGGTTCCGCCTACCTTGTCGGCAATGACCTTGGCCAACGTAGACTTACCGCTGCCCGGAATGCCTTGCATAATCCAAAGAGTCTTGTTTTTAGCCATTGATATAGTATACCACAGATCTACACGTCTGTAAACTGAAAGGCCAGTTCGGTGTCCTGCCATGAGCGAAGTCGCAATTTCCCCGCAGGAGATGCAACGATCTTCTCTACGACGATCTTAGCCATCTGGATATAGTATCAGGGATCTAGTTAGATGTCAACTAACGGCCAATACGTTCATGGTGCCAGAGCATACCAAGAATGATACTACGGAACAGATATCCAGCAACAAGATTGGGATCCAACCCACCACGAGTCTTAACCCGTTCGGTAATTTCGGTCATGCGATCAGAGATGTAACGCTTAACGTCTTCCTCTTCCCAATCGGCTAAATGTAGATCGTGTGGCCATACATAACTATCTGAGATTTCTTCATCTGTCAAGAACCCATCGGCAATAGCCTGGTCTAGTGAATGAGTGTAGATATCCCAGATCTCTGTTAATGGCTGAATAGATTTGTCCACTTCATCTATTCAGACGAAGTTTGCTCTCCTAAGTGTGTGCGACCTTGGAGTCGGGATCTTTCTTCTTCCCAATAGGAGATTGTGCAACAGTCTCCTTGATCTCACGACCCTCAGCCAAAAACTCAGCCCACTTACGAGACTCCTTGTAATCCTCGGTGATCAAGTTCGACTTGACCATCTTCTGTTCTACGTCATGCTTATGCTTCATGGTACAGTTATCTGCACAAGCGATCCAACCCTCATCGGGGTAGAAGATCTCATACTTACCGTCAAGTCTCTTGTGGAGAATGAGATAGTCGATCTTAGTCATGGATATAGTTTAGCATATCGGTCAAGTTTGTGCCGAAAGTCACCAGCCACTAAGTCCCTATCATCAACGTATTGTTAGAGGAAGGATTTAAAGGTAAGGACTTTCAACTACTAACCTATATAAGTAATACATATATAAGTACTATGGGTTGGCAAGTGCCGATTGGTACAAACATTCGGACAGTTATTTCTCACAATGTACGACAGTGAATAGATGAAGAAACTTTTAGGAGGAATATGCAACACTTACTATCAGAGGCCGGTCGTAGCTTTTTGAGAGCTTTCGGTGCCTCACTTATTGTTTTGATCCCTGGTATTTTGGCCGCGCCGAATATGAGTACGACGCTAGCTTTGAGCGTTGCTGGTCTGGTCGCAGCTTTAGCAGCAGGACTAAAGGCTGTCCAGGTCTTTGTACCACAGATTTCGTTCAAGTCTATTATGAAGGGAAAGATTGCACCGTACTACACTTGGGCCGACTCGTTTGTTCGAGCAGCAGTATCAGCTTTCATCGTCGGTATCTTGGGTTGGTTGGCAATGCCGACTCTAGACTTTAGCAAGTCAGTAATCTTCGGTTTACTCGTTGGTGCATTTGCAGCAGGGTTCAGAGCGCTTCAGGGTACCGGTACTGTAGGAGATGTCCCTCAGCCGGAAAAGGGGTTAGTTACTAAAAGCGGCTAAGTGTGCTACACTGCAAAGATCGGTTCAGGGAACCGGTATGTGTGGCTGGGAGTAGCAAGCTTTCCTCCTTTCCCTTGCTACTCCCAAATTTTTCTGGTATAATCCTTGTGTGGTTGACCCTTATTTTTGGTTCGTTTGAACAACTAACTTATAGAAGCCTTGACACAGGCGAAGAATTTTGGTATACTGTAGTAGATGAGTGAGTCCCTATAGCTGAGTGGATTTAGCGGCGGTCTTCTAAACCGCATACGAGGGTTCGAATCCTTCTAGGGATATAGAATAAGGTGGTTCGACTCCATGAAAGTCCGGCGAAAATTCTTCTTGACAGCAAGATCGTCAAGTGGTATCATGTAGTTAGCAAGAAAGGGTTCCTCCGGTCGAAAGACTATGAGCCTTGTAGGTGTCGGGTGACCAGCCTGCTTGGTGATTGGATGCAAAACCGGGAAGTGTCGATCCAGACTCTAATATCCTCCGCGAGAGGGTGGCGAGGAAGGGGAGCTTCGTAGGGGAGTAGAGAGAATCCTTCCGTATTTTGGAGAATAGACTGTATTGACGTGGGCGCACGGAACGACGACCATTCGTGGTATGCTAACCCTAGCCCCGTCAATAGAGTCTAGGCTCTATTTTATGCTGTCCATCGTCTAATAGGAAGGACTCCGGCCTCTGCCGGGAACGGGAGTTCGATTCTCTCTGGGCCTAAGCAGAACTAAGATTGAGGATCCCGGAAACGTCTTTTAAAACTGCTCCATCGCTAACATCGTTGGGGTGAGCGAAAGCTGGGGGAGTCTTAGTGATGAGCATAACTTGGGGGATCAGTGCTAATGGGGAAACGTTGCGCTTGCACCGCAAAGAAAAGAGTTCGACTCTCTTATCCTCCACTGCAAGGAAGAAGAGTAGGTTGAGGGACGACGAATCCCAAAATTACCCGAATCGATGAATCCTTTGAGGGTGTACGGGTCGTGCCGTTACCCAATACGGGCGGTTAGTGCTAGTGGGAACACGCCGGTTTTGCATACCGGAGTCAGGAGTTCGACTCTCCTACTGTCCATATGAAAGCTGATGCGGGATATAAGATGGTGGTAAGAAGGGGTACCGCACCAAATGAGTAGCCACCTTAAGCTTTCAGAATTGCCGATGCCATTAGATCAGGTGGCTTAAGCAACAGCGGAACCTGCTAAAGTGGTTCGCGGGCAACCGGCGACAGGTTGCAACATGGGCGAGTAGTTCAGCGGGAGAATAGCTGCTTTACACGCAGAAGATCGTAGGTTCGATCCCTACCTTGCCCACTACATATTAGATTTGAATTAGCTGGCGAACCCCTTGACCGGGGTTGTGATGGGTTCGATTCCCAGGTGAGCGTGGTTGCCATGCGAGAGCCGTCAGTGAAGTTGAGTCATTCGGGATAGATCTCACGGTTACACTATTATTCTTAAATAATGGTAGTGTGTTGGTTCGAGTCCAACGGTCTAGCCCCTATGTACCGCTGGAAGCCGGAAACGTCTCCGATGATACTTTAATCTAGGATATAGCGAAAGCTGGCTGAGGTATTAGGGCGTCTTTGAATGACTTTATCTTAGACCGGAAGCGAATATGTACGGAGTCAAGCGTGACATATGGCTAACTCTAGTTGTCTCTAGAACTTGACAGAAGGAGACAACGTGGTCTTATACGGCGGTCGAGTCCCATTAAGTTGGGATTCCCGCCACCAATTTGAAACACCCGCTCCGGGGTAGGAGGCGTGAACTAGCGTAACTAGTTCGGAGGCTACTTGATCCTAATCGTAGCAGGGTTCGCCCTAAACAGCGTAATCAAGCGTGGTTAGCTCTAACGGGTTAATCACGCTCCATACCCCGCTGGTGAAATTAGGTAAACACGCAGGTCTTAGAAATCTGTGCCGCGAGGCTTACGAGTTCGATTCTCGTGTGGGGTACTTGGGGTGAGGTAGTCGTTGTCCGGGATAGCTTCCTAAGGAATAGGCTAGCGCTGGCTGATTTGCGTAAATCTGCACACCCTAAAACTTGAGTAAGGGCGAAGTCTGCTACATGCAGCAGATAGGTTAGCTTGTGCCGTGGTGTAAGGAGCCTGGGGTCATAGAATCCCGACAGACCCTCTGTATTTCTTCCATTACCGTGATGGTAATGTGTAGGATGTCTGGATACGAAAGAGAACAACAAAAAGAAACTCAGTACACCGATACGGCGGATTTCCCCCGTTACTCTGACTATGCTGGTTTTAGTTCTTATTCTTATCCTACCTATCCTGCTCAGAGTCGAACGTACGTCGTTCAAACTAGTAATTGGGATCAGACACAAGACTACACCGCTTCTGGTCTAGCTGCTACTCAAGCAACCTGGACAAGAACTGAACTGCATAACACTAATTAGAGGTTAACATGGCTAAGAGAAAGTTTGACGATAAGGCTACGTGGCGCACCGATACTTGGGGTATCGATATGACCCAGCCTGCTCGTGCCGAGCGCGTATTTGACCCTAACGATACCGTTACCGATGATCCCACTAAGGGTGGAATCGCTGGTTCTGGTGATAATACCAAGGTCACTCATGCTGCTGGTGTTATGTACACAGGATTGAATGATAATCCGGCTGTCGCTGTAGCTCGTGCATACGACGATTTCCAGAATCTTACTCCTGCTGTAACTGCGACTTTGACAACATCTTTAACGGGCGCGAACAATGACGTGACTTTCAGTGCTCTTCGTTCCGGTGCATCAGGAAACGCAATATCTGTAACCTATGTCGATCCAGGTGGTGCTACTGCTACTCTTGGGGTAACAGTCTCCGGTACCGATATCACGGTCAACCTAGGTCGAGCAGCATCAGCTATTAACACCACAGGTACGTTGCTCATCGCAGCAGTACAGGCAGTTCCCGCAGCAGCGGCATTGGTCAATGTGGCCAACGCAGCAGGTAATGATGGAACTGGTCTAGTAACTGCTTTGACTAAGACGAACCTTGCTGGTGGTTTGGAAGCTTTCTACTCTTAACGCTTGACAGCCAGTACCCTGTGTGATATAATACACAGGTAAGGGAAAACGACAGAAAGGATTCCCATGGCACTTTCAGCAGCAGAGCGCGAGACAGTGATTGTCATCTCGGATGCAGACGACTTCTGGACTATCCATACTTGTCAGCGCCGGATGGTGACCCAGCTTCTCAAGAACCCGGTCGCCAAGATCCTTGAGAACACCCTCTTCGAGGGTACTCGGTTCCTCGTTGCTGAGGTTCCTGCGAATGGTATCACTGTTCGCAAGTCGAACGGTCGCAAGGCCAAGTCTTCGCAGCCGCGTAAGGCGACTCTCCGGACAATGCCGGGTGAGAAGTGCGGCGGCACCAAGTCTGATGGAAGTAAGTGCGGTGCAATCGCAGTGAGTGGTACGGGGTTCTGCCGCCATCATCAGAGCAAGTGAAGTGCAGTTGAAGTGAAGTAGTAGTTGAAATTGTAGTTAGTCTTCTTGGGAGGGTCAGGAGTCGGTTGTGTCCTTCGATCTAAGGAGGTATACAAATTACGACTAAGGTAGTAAGAGGGACTCCTGACCCTCACAGGGGACTTTACGGGTGTGTAGCTAAGCGGTTCAAGGCAGGGGACTCTTAATCCCAAGATCACAGGTTCGAATCCTGTCACACTCATCTAAGCACGGTGGATAGGAACTATCCGCAGGAGCGATACGAGGATACAAGACCGATCAGGGGCCACTGTGAGGTCTTCTCTACCTCTGGCAGGGTCGCGGTGGGTACTAACTCATCTAGTGTATATGCCGGTCTTAGCCCGAATGCAGATGTTTCAGCGTATACATCTAGTAGGGCTTTACTTTGTAACACCCCTCTCAAGTACACGGAGGAAGGATACGAACGGTACGCAGCCAAAAGGGTCTGCCATATTGAGAACCGAGTAACAATGCTCAATACTTACCTGATTTAATCAGGTATTTTACCGTCATCCGTCTGGTCGTACCGGGATGACGTTAGAAACTCCAAGTGGTGGAATTAGGTATACACGTCAGGTTGAGAGCCTGATGGCCATCGCGGTCTTGCAGGTTCAAATCCTGTCTTGGAGATCTCTTACAGGAGGTAAGAAATATGAATCCAATCTTTTGGCTTCTCTTGATTCTCTTGATTGTCATCCTTTTGGGTGGAGCAGTATTCAGCCATCTAATCTGGGTATTGATCATTGTAGTTGTCATCCTTTTCTTCCTCTTCGGAAGGTAAGTCATGGCCGTTCCCTATTCTTATGCGGTCTGGGGTAACGGCCACCATGGTTCTCTAGCTCCAACGGTAGAGCGGCTGTTTGAAGCACAGCGCGTTGGCGGTTCGAATCCGTCGGGAACCACTGTAGTCGAAGATCCAAGAGCCTCGCTCCACTAAAGTTGGCTGTCTTATAATACAGCACCGGAAGAGAAACTCAAGGGGAGACGAAATTACGGAGACAAATAGATTAAGCTCCGTAAGATTTATGTTCTATCCTGATGCGTGAATGTTGATCACTAACAAAAGGAGAGAACATGAAGACAGCAGTAGGTACTGAAGATCTAACAGGCGCAGTAGTGGTTGATGTTGGCTACAATGATGTGACTCTTGAGAAGGATGGAGTCAGGTTTACTCTTGAACTTGAGTATGAAGCCGACTACAACAGTTTCTGCGAAGGTAGTTGCTCTTGTTGTGGTAGTTCTGGCTCATCGTACTTCCGGGCCTATAAGGAATAAAGAATCGTCTGTCACGCCGGATCCTGACGTAAAACTTAGTCCGGCCACATGGCTCTATAGACTAGTTGGTTAGGTCGCTACCCTCTCAAGGTAGAAGTCGGAGTTCGAGTCTCCGTAGAGCTACTATGATCACGCAGCCACAGGGCAGGGCGCGGCGACCCGACACTTTCTCGGGGAACATGGAGGTTCGAATCCTCTCGGGATCACTGTGGGATAGAAAGGGCAACAAAGCGATATAACTTGACGCATCAGGGAGAGTTAGTCCCCTACTATCCCCCTATACTTTAAGAACGTGTGTGTGACGCTGTGACGCAGCAGAGGCACACTTTCGGGCGGGGGCGTCACCCCACGGTACCGGCGCGGTTTGGGACAACCGTTGTAAGACGACCGGAGGCGGCTTAGCGGCTGCTGAGAGGGTTCTCAAATGTTCTTATACTATGGCGTATCGTTCAACGGCAGGACGGGTGGCTGTTAACCATCTAATTCAGGTTCGAATCCTGGTATGCCAGCTTTAAATTCGTAGGGCACTACTCGCTGGTCGGACTAGTTTGCTGGCGAGCAACCCTACGGCGCGTTTCATTCCCCGGTCGTCTAACGGTAGGGCAGATGGCTGTTAACCATCGTATGAGGGTTCGATTCCTTCCTGGGGAGCTTCGCAGTACATTGTTCGTCGTCCGGGAGCATCGCGAGGCATAACGGGTAGCTCAGGGTTAAATTCCCTGATAGGGCGGCTAGCCCTAGACTGAACGTATTGATCCTTACTTGTTAAAGCGGGTTTGGGGAATGTGGCAATGTATTGCGCCGGTTTTAATCGTCGCGGATTAGAGAAAAGGTCATCTCGTGAGTCTCATAAACTTTTCATGAGTTTACGAACACTAATAGTAGAGATGCCATACAAAGATCCCGAAAAACAGAAAGAAGCACAGGCTAGATTAAGTGCTGCTTATTATCAAAAGAATAAGAAAAAGATGAAAGTTCGTGCAAAGCAGTATACATACGAACATCGAGAACGTCTTAAGCAGTTTTTGATAGAGATAAAGTCTGCTCCATGTATGGACTGTGGAAATTCGTTTCCATCATGTGTAATGGACTTTGATCACCGTGAGGGTGAAGAGAAAAACGGTTGTGTGTCTGTAATGGTGAACCGCGCACTAAGCTTAGATAGAATTAAACAAGAAGTATCTAAGTGCGACCTAGTATGTGCGAACTGTCATCGGATTCGAACCTCCACGCGGAAACAAGCCCTGGTGGGCTAGGGAGTCTCATAAACTCTCTCATGGTCAGTTCGATTCTGACTTCCGCTATTTCAAAATGCAACTAGGCCGACATAGTTGCGCCATATGGTGAAATGATCGGCATACAATTCTGTCTAACCTAGATAGGAGCGCAAATAATCATGAAGTAAGTTATAACCTTTGCTCGTATTTGAAGGTTAAATGATTATTCCGCATATACGTGAGACGAATGCCGCAGAAGCCGGAAACGTCTAGCAGGGTCAAGTCCGCGATAATCAGCTTGATGCATTCCCTGTGAATACAGCGAAAGCCGCCGCCGAGGTTGAGTCTGGATTACAGTGTATGTGATTATATGATATGATTTTAAGTTTGATTCATCTTGACTGTGGAGCCGAAAGCTGAGAAGCAGATCAAGAAACTAATGTAGATACATCGAGGGGTCGCGCATCTCTAACACGCGAATATTTGGATAGGTACTCAAGAGGCTTAAGAGGATGGTTTGCTAAACCATTAGAGGATGTCAAAGTCCTGCCAGAGTTCGAATCTCTGTCTATCCGTGTAAGACGATCCGAAGACGATGGGAACGTACGCGCATATCATGCGTGGTGACAGTCTATTCGAGGATCAGTGAATTGTAGCTCAACGGTTAGAGCGTTCCCTTCATATGGGAAAGGTAGTCGGTTCGACTCCGATCAATTCCATTAAAGAGGATGGTAGCCGATAGGTTGGCGTGGGTGTGCTGATTCGGTGAGATGGTTCGTCCTGCCTCATAAGACCACGCGAGAATTTGGATATATGGCTGAGTGGATTAAAGCGCTAGTCTTGAAAACTAGTATGTGTGAAAGCGCATCCGGGGTTCGAATCCCTGTGTATCCGTAGGATGGTTTACGACGTGGTAGTGTACGTTTGGCGCTTAAGTGCGTTCTGGCCGAGAATCAAAGGCATCCATCCTTGGGGTTAGAGACTTAGGATTCTGAGGCGAGCAACCTGAAATGGTAAGGAACGAATAACCGTTGCTGCGGCCTGTCGTTCAAACTGGATCAAGTCTCTTCTTTTGGAAACGTGGCCGAGAGGATTAAGGCGCAGACCTGGAAAGTCTGTTGGTATTTACGTGCTACGCAGGTTCGAATCCTGTCGTTTCCGCTCATGGGGTGAAAATGGAGAGTCGTCTAGTTCGATTCTAGACTTGTGGATGGTTCCACGGCGGTTCAATTCCGCGTTATAAACTTGTGGCAGCAAATAGGGTAGCCCCCGCTCAGAGGGTTCAATTCCCTTACACTCCATTTATTTACAATTAGGATTACTAATTACTCTTGTATAATAGATAGAATGATTAATTCTAGAGTTTTAAATGAGAAAATAAAGGCCCAAAAGGAGATTACGAATCAACGATTCGCTGATTCAGAAAAAGCTGTTGCAGCAGCTTTAGCTGCTCAAGAAAAGGCAACAGCGGCAGCATTTGCGGCTGCAAAGGAAGCTGTCATCAAGGCAGAAATTTCCCAACAGCGTGTCAATGAAAGTCAGAATGAATTCCGTGGCCAGCTTAAAGATCAAAATGCCGCTACGGAACGTAATATGATGCCTCGTGCTGAAACAGAGTTATTGGTTAGAGAAATTCGAAGTAGTATTCAGGATCTTCAGAAGAGCCGAGATACCATCACAGGCAAGTCAATGGGGATAGCTAACTTGACTAGCTCTGTCTATGCGTTTATCTTTGCTATTGCAGCTATTGCAGCTATCGCAGGCCACTTTCTCTAATATGCTATAATGTGATCCCATGAGGATCATTGGTGAACATTTCACTAGGCAGGGTAAGCCTAAGGTTACTTATGCGACCTTCCAGGGCGCTCAGAAGAAAGCACTGAAGCTTCATATGCGGGCTTATCAGTGTGGGTTTTGTGGCAAGTATTATCTAACGCATAAAGTTTAGGAAGATATCCGAACGGTTAGGAAGCGCCCTCGAAAAGCGCCGGTGTTCATAGCACTTGGGAGTTCGAATCTCCTGTCTTCCGCTTATCGATAATCCGGGGATAGACCTAGGATTGTGACTGGATTAGGATCGCAACCTGATTACGGCAATCTCATGATGGTCAGCTAGGGCCAGCACCTAGAATCGATTTCTAAAAGAACGACTCACGAAAGACTAGTGTAGGAAGGTAAGGGACGCAGGGTTGGGATGACGATCTCGACGCGCCTATTTCTGTATCTTTCGTGGGAAGGTTTAACACACGCCTTAGCCAATGGATAGGCAGATCGGCTCCAACCCGATCCAAAGGTGGGTTCGATTCCTACAAGGCGTGCTCAGTCTTATAAGGAGGATGTATGCGAGTTCTATTACTGGTCTTGGTATTCTTGGTAATGGCAACGTCCGCGTTAGCATCTCCACCCCGCCCTGCGAGGGCTTTCGATACCTTATGGTGTTGGCAATTGAAAGTTCAGTACACGCTCAAGCTGGGATGGCAAGCTAAGCATTGGAAATGCAACCTAGGTAGTTGGGATCCGTATGCTAAAGAATGGACATATCGGGTCTGGGTTGATGAAGTAAAAGGTAGTCGTGTTTATCATGACTATGTGATCCTCTTTACAGACTTTGCTACTAAGAATTGGACACGAGTTCCCCATGGATATCCTGAAACAGGTGGTCTAAAGGGTTAAAGTGTGTACATCTCTTTCACTGGATTCCAATGGTGTTCATGATTACAGTGACTGTGGAGCGAGAGCTTAGCACCAAGCGCACTCCTATTACTTGCACGGTTGGCTGATCGGTGTAAGCGCCACTCTTATAAGGTGGTTTAAGCTAGGTTCGACTGATATCCTGAAACAGGTGGTCTAAAGGGTTAAAGTGTGTACATCTCTTTCACTGGATTCCAATGGTGTTCATGATTACAGTGACTGTGGAGCGAGAGCTTAGCACCAAGCGCACTCCTATTACTTGCACGGTTGGCTGATCGGTGTAAGCGCCACTCTTATAAGGTGGTTTAAGCTAGGTTCGACTCCTAGACCGTGTACTTGTGCTATAATGTAGTCGTGAACGAAGAACGACAACAAGCTTGGAACCATTACTTCCAGACCGGCGATAGAGAACCAATCATCAAAGCCTACTGGAAGTCGATCAGTTACATTGCTCATGCTCGTTATCCGGCCTACGAAGAAGATATGTTCCAGGTCGGGCTAATGGGTTTGCTCAAGGCTATCAGTCGTATCGATGTCAATCGAGTCAAGTCTATTGATGCTTGGGTATGGTTGAATGTTCGTGGAGAAATGTTTAACGTAAAGCTTGCTAAGCCAACTCTTCCGATTGTTATCGAGTCAGAGAGGTTTGCTATCGAGGAAGACAAAGATCCAAAGATCTACATGCAACAGGCATTCGAGGTTCTAAACGAGCGCGATAGGTATATTCTTGATAGTATTTACTATAAGAATAAGACACGTCAGGCTCTAGGCAAGGAGTTGGGCATTACCGGCATGAGAGTCGGCCAACTAGAACAAAGAGCATTAAAGCAGTTGAGAGAAGTATTGTAAGCACAGGTACTCAAGCGGTTAAGAGGCCACTCTGATAAGGTGGTATGCGAAAGTTCGAATCTTTCTCTGTGCATAGGATCGGATTATTGATCCAAAGTAAGGCGACCAATATCGTGGCGCTAGCGAAAATCACAAAAACGACTTTACAGATATTTTCATTTGTAGGTTCGAATCCTACTCCCCGCTCTTCACGCGGGGATGGCGAAATTGGCAAACGCGCTGGGCGATCAGCCCGGTTGTGAAATATCAATCAAGCGAAAGTTGTGTTAGCTAGAATAAGGCGCGTGATGCTAGCCTTTTATTTAAGGTTATATGCCTCTTATAGTCTAGTGAGGATCAAAGAAACGTCTCATGGTATGGGCTTCCAAACCTATACTACGTGTAGCTCAAATGGGAGAGCCGCCGCCTGAAAAGCGGTGGGTTGGGGGTTCGAGTCCCTCCACGAAAGTAGCGAAAGCTTTGGGAGTTAGTCGAGTGAAAAGTGGTTAATTAGCCTTATTCCGGGAGCGTCCCGGTTTCGATGTGGAATTACGGTTCTGACTTCAATCCGTGGAAACATGATGGCCACGTAAAAAACATGTAACGTACTAAATGCAAACGCTAATATGAGCGTCCCGGACTTCATCCCTGATTGGGTAATGGATGAGTCCTTAGTTGCTGCTTAACTAGGAAACCTAATAAGCAGAGACTCTCAGGAAAGACTGAGTGGCGGAGGGGCGACTGCCCTCCATGCTTGACAAGTACGACCGTGATGGGTATAATCTATGATTGTAAGCGTTAGTTCAACGATTACCGCAGACGCGAGTTCGACTCTCGCCGCTTCCATATGTACTATATTTCACTCCCTCCAAAGGAAGTTAATGCACGATAGATCAGACTACCATATCCACAAGGATGAGCAAGGGAAACTACACAGGTGTTACCACAACTGCCGAAATATCTTACCCAACTGGCAGTTCTGGGTTGGTATGACGATGGGATTCCCTCTCGAACATCTGATTTGGCAACATCTTTGGCCCTTCTATTTAGTTAGTAATCTTTTGGGCCTTTCGTGACCTTGGCCGAGTGGTTTAGGTATGGCTCTGCAAAAGCTATTACATCAGTTCGAATCTGATAGGTCACTTGAAGTACAATGTTTCATACAGGATCTACCTCTGGCTCATAGCTAGGCGGTTTAGATTTGAATGGTTGGAAAGGCTGGTTCGTAAACCTATAAACCAGAGATGGAGAAGGTAATGGCACAGTTGCAGAAGACATTCATTGCACGATTCTACGATAGCTCACGACATCAATTTGCTACCAACAAGGTAGTCGCGGCAAACTTCGTGATGGCAGGAGAAGTTGCCCATGAGTGGGCAGAAGATCACTACCATGGACGTGCAACGAAGATCAAACTAGAATCCTCCAAAGGTGGAGAAGTTGTGTGTTCCGACTAAAAGGAAGGGTGTATGGCGACAATTAATCAGCTTGTAAGAAAGGGCCGAACGGCCAAGAGGAAGAAGGATAAGTCCCGTCATTTAAAGGGTAACCCTCAGGTTGCCGGTACTGTCTTGCGCGTCATGGTTCTCAACCCTTGTAAGCCGAATTCTGCCGAACGTCATTCGTGCAGGGTTAGACTCTCCAATGGCGGTGAGGTAACCTGTTACGTCCCTGGTCGTGGTATGAATATCCAGGAGCACAGCAGAGTCCTTGTTCGCGGCGGAATTGCTCCTGATCTCCGTGGAGTCAAGTACAAGGTTGTCCGTGGTAATCGTGACTGTGCCGGGGTCAGTGATGAGATGGGTGGAAAGAAGAATTCCACACCAGTTCCTCGTAAGAATTCTCGTTCACTCTACGGAGTGAAGAAGTAGTGTTACATCACCTTATCGCTCGTTCCGATGCCTGTTGACGCAGGCTTAGGGAGCAAAACTGAAGCGTCAACTTCGTCTCAATATCGGCACAAGCCGAAGCGATAAGGATCTTGCCCGCCTGGTGGAATGGTATACACGGTTGGCTTAAACCCAACTGCCTATAACGGGCTTGCGAGTTCGAATCTCGCGGTGGGTACTTGGTAAGGATGGTAGTTCATACCGGTGTGCTGGAATTAGGTATACAGGGGCGTCTCAAAAACGTCTGCTCAAAAGGCATGAGAGTTCGATTCTCTCCATCGGTACTGTCGGTATCACGCTGGCGCTCTAAGGAGTCGAGGCCGAATATCGGGATGCATCTCGTGAGAGAAGGGGATCTTGACGCCCGGAGTTTTGTCTTTATGTCTGAAACTCCTTTATGTTCAATAAACTAACTCATAACGGTACAGCACCTGAGTCAGTGGATGGAGTCGTCTAGTTCTCTAACAGTCAAATTGGCGTCCTTTCTAGATAAGGTAATCCTCTAAGATTGAGATTGACTAGCGGCGAACTTGAGGTACGGAAGTACCTTAGCCGACGACATTTATGATAAACTGTAGTATTACCCTCCATAGCTTCAACGGTAAAGCACGGGCCTTTTAAGCCATGAGTTCTGGGTTCGAATCCTAGTGGGGGGACTTGAGATCTAGGGTGTGGGTTATACGTCCACGTTTCCTTATAGGCGATGCGCTCGGTAGTGTCGTGATCTCTATTAGCCCTCTTAATTCAGTGGACAGAATGTTAGCCTTCGAAGCTAAACGTCGGGAGTTCGAATCTCTCAGAGGGTATCTAGAAAGAAGACTTGACAACCAGACAACAATGAGGTATACTTAAGCCGTGGCTAAGAAACACAAGCCGAAGGAAAAGACTGAAACGAAGTTTTCGAAGTATCTTCCCGGCGAGAGTACATGGACGGGACGACGCAATAAGACGAGGCAGGATCTAATCCCAATGGGTCAACGTGATCGCGTTGAAACAGCACAGAAGATCAGATCCTTCTCGATGCAGCATAAGCCATCTTGCACTAAAGATTGGCTGAAGTTGCGAGTACATTGATAACTTAGGTGGTGGTACCGGGAACCCCGATCCGGTGACGCGGAAGCGTATGGTGTAAGGGTTATGCACGCCACATGTACTAAGCCTTGGGATGCGATTCTCAAGGTACCCTTTCTAGCAGGGGATGTGCCTGGGCACCGCTCCAGAGCCAGCTAGATGTAACTGGATGTAGGAAAGCTTGGTAATCCGTCTGCTTTGGGAGCAGAAGAGCGTGAGTTCGAATCTCACCGTCCAGACTGAAGAGTTAGGAGGTTGGCCTAAAGGCAGCCACCCTTTAAAGAGTAGACTTACGTGAGCCGACCACGCTGAGCGAAAGCCTATTTGAGAGTCATGATCGCGCAAAGGTGACAATGATCCCGCGCCCGGAATGGCAACATGACGAAGACCAAGGAAACGACTTGGAAGAATAAACGGGTTAGTCTTTTGGCGTAACAGCACACTATCTCTTTTAGAATTGACTGGATATAGCTCAGCCTGGTTAGAGTACGCCCTTGGGGAGGGTGAGGCCGCAAGTTCGAATCTTGCTATCCAGATAACAGGATGTTGTATAGTGGTAATATACTTGCTTCGGGAGCATGAGTCAGAGGTTCGAGTCCTCTCATCCTGATATGTACTAGCTTTCTTATGGTGATCTCGCCCTACTAATGGGTAGGTGATAAATAAATGAGACAACATATAGAAGGTGGATTACTTTCATTCTTAGGATTATGTGCTGCTGCTCTCTTCTTTGGTCTTCTCGTATTTGGAGGATCCATTAGCGATTGGCCATTAGAGGTAGCAGGCTTCTTTGCTCTAGCTATTGCGTTCGTTCTGGAACGCTTAGGGTTGTAAGACTCCGCTGGAATGCGGCGCATAGGGAGGTTCTTCGAGCCGTTGATCTATGTGATGGTGGAAACCGTGCCCGTTGAGCCGGGTAAAGGTACGACTAGCCATCGTATCGAAAGCGTAGGGCAGCGCGGTTGTAGCTGGTGGTGAGGGCGCAGCTATGGTATGGCTAAACGCCGAATCGTTCGAAGCGACAAGGCTTACGGGGTTGGTAATTCTCACGACTTGCCGATCCCGCCAATGCGGTGTAGTCTAATGGTAGTGACTTCCGGCTCTGAACCGGACAGTGTTGGTTCGAATCCAGCCTCCGCAGCTAACTCTAACGAGTAACAAGTGATTACAGCCGCTGATTGCCACGAGCGGTAAAGGATGGTCTTTTATGCCGGACGCTAGAATATGGCAGGTATAAAACTAAGTGTGTGGGTACCCGTAGCAATCACAGCCGCCGTTTTGTAATCCAGGATGTGGATTGTCGAGGTATGGTATAGACACCACTTCTAGAAATCCACCATACATGCGCTACCTTGGAAAGGTGTAACGGTTCATAACCTGCCTTTCCTCCAATCCCCACTTAGGCTGAAATATACCTAGGTGGGGAACCAAGCATATGTTGAGCAAAGGCTAGCTCCGCTGTCTGTAAAACAGCCGTCTCCGACTATGTAGGTTCGAATCCTACCATATGCACTGATGGGAAATCGGTTAATGGTTAAACCAAGAGCCTTTGAAGCTCTGACTTTGGGTTCGAGTCCCAATTTCCCTATAGGTCAAGCTGGTGGGCCTGAAGCACTAGCATTTACGGAAGCGTAGCTCAGTTGGTTAGAGCACCGGCCTGTCACGTCGGTAGTCGCGGGTTCGAGTCCCGTCGTTTCCGCTCTTTGGACGATGACCTGTGGAAGGATTTATGCCAAACTTCCTAAAGGGTAAAAAGCTAGCGAGTAAGGCGAAGCTGGGGCACCACAAAATGCGTCAGTGGATGAAAGCTAGCGAATCAAGCTGCTGTAGGCATAACGGTAGTGTAATGAGCGAGTCTAACTCAAGTATTTTCGCTCCACCGTCCAAGGTTTTAAGTTGACCAATCATAATTTGTATGATATACTAAGTCATGGTTACTAAAACGGACATAAAAACTCTTGAATTCGATGTAGATGGGAAGACAATCGAGCTTCAAGTTAAATGTGAGTTGGTTAGTAAAACTTGGAAACTTACGATTAATTGTAAGGATCCCGGTCGTGTTGAGTTTGAAACCATCATGAGTAAGATGGGTGTTATAAGATAAATAACGGGGTGTGGTGTAGTCCGGTCTAACACGCTTGCCTGTCACGCAAGAGAACGAGGGTTCAAATCCCTTCATCCTGATTGAAGATCGTCTAAAGTAGGACGCCTGGTTTAACGGGAGATTCTAGAGGTTAACGTCTCTGGCTTCAAAATACTTGCCTCGTTGGTCTAGCGGTCTAGGATACCGGGTTTTCACCCCGCGTGAACAAGGGTTCGAATCCCTTACGAGGTACCTTAATAAAAATTAGACACCAGGGTTTCAGAGCAAAGCGGTAGCTCCGAGCGCTCTTATGAGATCTTGGGTGTTGTGACGGAAAAGTGCCTATCTTGCTTCCGCAAAGCGGTGAGCTAGGTATTGAACGTATAAGCGGCGAAAGCTCTGGGCAACCGGAGCCGGTAGCAGCCGAAGTAAAGGAATCGAAACCAGCGGCTTAGCGGCTGAGGGACTAGGTTCTGGGCGGGGGTTGTACCTCGTACAGTGGTGGCTCGACAGGGCAGCGGAAGTAGAAGAGAAACCATATGACAAGGTAGCTTGCCTCTTCTTGCGGGATACCAAGACCCGCCAACACAGTCTAAATCTTGGGGATGTTTGGGTAAAACTGAGCATCCCCACCAACCTTCAGTAGCTCAACGGTAGAGCGGTACGCTGTATGGAAGCGTTCGGGTTGCGAGTTCAATTCTCGTCTGAGGGTCTTCTCGCTCGACACTCCCCTCCTAGGCCAATGATCTAGCCCGTGGGAAAGTGCGGCGAGTTCTAGCCAGCCTCGTATAACGGCATATTACACCGCACTTGTAATGCGGGTATTTCGGTTCAATTCCGAAGGTTGGCTCTCGTGTGTGGAAATGAAACTATGTGACGAGCGCGTTCCGGCATAGAAGTAGTGGCCTTTCTGGGTTCGAGTCCCAGCACCGATTTATCAAAACAAGGAGGCACTTTGCTGAAATGGCTAAAGTTGCCGATACTAACTGTACTAATCCTAAGTAGTTTGGGAAATCTCAGGACAAACGGCGCTAAAGCTGTCTCAGTTCGTAGTCTCACTGTTTTAGAGACTGCCTATTGTCTTAGGGGAACTATGGCCAACGGCCACTATGTTCACCCTGGGGCAATAGCGGTTGATCCAAGAGTTATTCCTATGGGATCTCGTATCTTTGTCCCCGGCTATGGTTGGGGAACAGCAGAGGATACGGGTGGTGCAATTATCGGCTATCATATCGATGTATGGATGAGCGATTGCTCACAAGCTATGAGATCTACCCGATGGAATGTACGGATCAAAATTTCACGTTGAGTGGGAAGGTAACAAATATAGGTGGCATTTGGGGCCAAATGGCTATGCCGAAATTACTAGAAGAGTTAGCTAAATGTGATGTTGTTTGTGCTAACTGCCATCTTCGTAGACATCATTCCGCGTTGTTCGTAGACTAATTGGTTAAGTCCCTACCCTGTGAAGGTAGCCTATACGGGTTCGAATCCCGCCGAACAACTCAAGGGGATCTCCTTGATATGCCGTGGTTCGTCGGTTACGAATTCTTGGAGCAAGATCCCCTCCATGCAGCAGTCGCTTAAGTGGGAAAGCACCTACTGATAAAGAAGTCTCCATGGTTATAGACCGGTCAAACGGTGGAGATTTGTAGGAGATCATTGGTTCGAATCCAGTCTGTTGTTCTTTGAGAGATTAGCATAATTGGACTAATGTTCCAGGTTGTGATCCTGGCTAATTTCGGTTCGAATCCGAAATCTCTCTTGCCTTGATAACCCCAGTCGCTTCGGCGGCTCCGAGATAGGCACGGAATGAAACAGACCATTGGGAGCAGATGGCTTTAGCCGATCTGTTTTCGCCTGAGTAGTGATAACGGTCAGCACACATCCTTGGTAAGGATGGAGTTTGGGTTCGATTCCCAGCTTGGGCTTATGAGTAACTTCAAACGCAAGAAATCAAGACGTTCGGTAAAGTGTACCATGTGTACACCATTTAGATGGTTAGGAAATACCAAAGAACGGCGACCCTTTAAAGACCGTCGCCAACTTCAGAAGGAGGAATAGCATTGGCAGCAGTTGATCAGGCAATCTATGTTATCATCGATGGCAGTGGCTCGATGAGTAGCGTGAAGCATGATGTAGTCAAGGGCATTAACGATTTCATTACGGAACAGCAGGACGACATCAAGGGCACACAGGATGTTGTGTTGTTTTCTCTGACATCCTTTGACACGAATGTCCAGGAAATCTACGTGAGAGAGAATCTAGAGCTAGTCAATCCTGTCTCTTTGAAGGATACTTACTTGGGCGGTGGTACATCTCTTCTAGATGCTATTGGCCGTACACTGACTAAGGCTGAGGATGAACAGGCTGATCGTAACATCGTCGTGATCTATACCGATGGTGGCGAGAATTCAAGTCATGAGTTCACTAAGACTCAGGTTGGTGATTTGATCGACAAGCTGACTGGTACAGGAGATTGGCAGATCATCTATCTCGGTGCTGAGTTTGCCGACTTCGCAGAAGATCGTCAGGGCTTTGGTGCTATTGCTGGTGCCGCAGCGGGTGGTACCTTTACTGGTATGAACACGTCGAAGAATGATGTTGGTGCCACGTTCTCTAACCTGTCCCAGACATCCATCTATTACAGAGGGATGCACACCAATTCTGCTAAGAATCTTGTTGCTCGCGGTGGAGTCGTGGCCGCAGCAGCGGAGGATATTGGCCTTACCTGGAACGAGGATGACACAACGGTTATTCCGGCCGATGTAGTGGAACCTAAGAAGAAAGCCTAGGGGAGAGGACGCCATCTGCTCTCTAAAAAATGATGGCACTAGCCAGTTTAGTATAGTGGGAATACTCGCCTTTCGTAAGGGCGAAACTAGGGTTCGATTCCCTAATCTGGCTCTGCTTATCAGGCGCGTCCCGGTAGCTCCGGGTTAAGAGCGTGTAGTTCAGCGGGAGAACGTCTGGGTGACAACCAGAAGATCGTAGGTTCGATTCCTACCATGCTCATACGGCCCTTGTGGGGTCCAAAACAATACAAATTCTATTTAGATCTGAAAGGGATAAGGTGAATAGATATGAAGACTCGTTGGATGATTATTCCGACCGTGGTGGCCCTTTTAGGTATGATTGTTGTGTTCGTAGTCGGGTATCTTACTTACGGTATTTGGGCCGGTTTCTTTGTTTCTATTCTTTTCGGAGTTATTAGCTTGATTCTTCTCATCTGGGCTGCTATAATGGATGGAGAAGATAATACGCATGTATAGCAAAGTTGGTATTGCGCTTCCTTGCCATGGAAGAGGCCACGAGTTCGAGTCTCGTTACATGCTTTACGCACCAGTAATGTAGTGGTTAACATGACAGTCTTCCAAACTGTATACCAGAGTTCGAATCTCTGTTGGTGCATCGTTGCTCCGTAGATTAGAGGACAAATCACTTCCCTGCGAAGGAAGAAATCACGAGTTCGAATCTCGTCGGGGCTATAGTTCAGCTAACACCGATTTATGATATAATAGGTATCTCAGTAGATGGACATACGCTGCATCGTGTATCTATCGGTGTAGAGGAAGTTCGGGACATCCTTCTAGGGGAGCCAAGGAACCTAGAGAAAAACGTGCGGCAGTAGTGGGAGTCAGGTGCATTGGGTAAACCTTCGGGCATAATGCGGTGCTATCACCCTCCTGACGCCTTACCACGAGAATCGGCGGGATGCGATCACAAGCAGATACATCAGCTACGATGATATCGGGTAGTGAGCAGCCCTTCGGGGCCAGGGATTGAACAGACCCTGAGATAGATGTATGTCGCCCTTGACAGGGTACAAAATTCCGGCTATAATCTACTGAAGCAATGTACGGCGATAAGCCTGCGGTGGGCAACTTCTCTCATAAGGAAGTCTGAGGTAAGGTTCGATTCCTACTATCGCTACTATGAGCAAACACAACAAAACCAAGATCGAAAAGGTACTAAGGAACGAAGTCAACGTACTACGTTTCAAGCCGAAGACAGATCCTAAGGACTCTAAGCCAGAGAAGAAGATCGGCAAGTTCGCTAACTGGTGTCGTCTTCAGGGTCATCCTGCAACGTGCGGGTGTGCCTATAGCAAGATCGAAATCTCGGCTAAGAACCATCCAGTTAGTAATGGAGACTGTGTTAACGGCAGAGACTGCCCTAACCACCCGAGAAGGTAGTGTACCCAATCTAATCCCTTGTAGGTTAGAGGATAAACCAGTGGTTTCCTAAACCACAATCCCGAGTTCGAGTCTCGGCAGGGGGACTATGAAAAGAAAACTAAAGTGCAGCACTTGTGGCACCACGACAAATACAGCTACAGGGAAGCCTTTGTATCTGTTAGGTTCCAGTGATGCGTCTCTAATGCTTCTTCCCGCTGAGATAGAATGTTGGGAATGTGGGGAGAAGAGACGCGATGCCGATCAGAAGAGAAAGACCTTAGATCGGTACGCTAAGGCAAAATCTTAGAATACGGTAAATCCAGCCCGGATGAGAGAAAATCTCATCCGGGCTTTCCTTTTGTGGAAAATGGAAAATACGAGTGCGTAATTAAGGAGAGTACCTTTTGTTTAGTTAAAGTGAGGTCGGGATATGTTAGGTGTGTTAGCTTATGATTGTGTACAGTGGGCTTGGGTACTGCTTCTTCCTTTCTGGTTAAGTGGGTATGGTGTGGGGTACTGGTTGGGTAGTAAAAAGCGCAAAGAGCGAAAGAGGACGAGAAACAATAATGTCAAAGGCAGATAGATTTATTCGCAATTCGTTGTTAATTGTTATGCTCGTTCTATGGCTTGCTTCGGCGGTAGATGCTTTCCTAACCCAGAACTTTACAGGACTAGCATTAATAACGACAGCCGTAACAACCTTAGGAGGAATTTATCTAGGGTTCCAAGGCGGCAAGAAGGATGACAACAAAAATGACAAATAAAGCAAAGAGATGGTATAGGGGTGTTGATAAGATTGCGCTTCTCATCATGATCGTGGCCGCTGCTGGTTTCTTGATTTTGTATTTCAGGACTACTAACCTGAATTCAGATATTAAGAATACACAGAAGAATCAAACGGCTTTGGTCAAGAAGCAGGCCACTTTAACAAGGTGTATAACCTCGTGGGCTAATGAGTTTGGTGATCGATCTATCATTCTAAGTGATCTTAGTGTCGATAGACAACAGAAGTTGGATGCATTGATCAGATCCGTAGCGACTGGCAAGGCTGATATCTTCAAGGCAAAGCTTGCTGATTACATTCACTCTTCGAATGTATACAACACGGCAGCTAAGAAGCATCCGATCCCTTCACCACCGAAGATAGCGTGTAAGTAATAGATGTAATGATCAATATTAGTCTTCATACCCTAGACCTGTTAAGGTTCGCGGGCCTGTTTGAGATTTTCTTCTCGATAGGGTTTGTCTTGGCTTCTGTTAACAAGGTTGCAGATACTTACAAATTCCCGGTGTATATTTGGGGAATGACTTTTTCTTATGTGCTGTTCGCTCTTGGTGGAGCTTCAGAAATACTCGTAGGATTGGGTCATTCCTTTGATATGATCACCATTTTTGCCATAGTAGGTGCGACGATTTCTATGGCGACTCAGTTGTATACCTTATTCCTCTTGGAGTCAGAACCTAGGCGGATCACTTCTTTAACCAGTTTCAGAAAGTATAGACCTGAGAGAGTAAGAATAAGATAGCCCTTGCACTGATGCCCTATTTGTGGTATCATTGTGGTAGATGATCAGCAGGGTTGAGAAAGTAAAAAAGACATCGGCTAATGCGGTTCCACGCTTAGAGGTATATGTCTCCAACTTAACACCTTCTCCCCTGCCGATCATCGAGCATTTTTCAATGCTTGATGACTCTGAGGCGGCTGAAGAGGATCTAGTGGCCTCGCTCTTGGCCGTTATTGGTTATTCGGCTCAATCTTTGGAGCTTGGTCGGAACAAAGAACAGATCATCAAACACTTAAGATCAGAGCAGCAGCGGATTCAAATTAAGTATAAGTGTGCGTACATGCGGCTGGGTTTTGGCGGCTCCTAATAAGAGATAACTGAAGATACGGAGTAAAATTTGAATGGATGAAACTTTCTTTCCCTCAGGATTGGGGGATATTATTTTTAGGGACAGATACGCACGAAGTCCTGAAGAGACGTGGGAAGAGGCGTGTCATAGAGTCGCTAGTCATGTTGCCCAAGCCGAAGAAAACGGCAGGGTAAAGAAGTACACCGAGAGGTTTTACCAGCAGCTTGTTTCCGGGCATTTTAGCCCTGGTGGACGTATTTGGTATGGCGCTGGAAGACCTAAGGCACAGCTTTGTAATTGTTTTGTTATACCATCCGGTGACTCCCGAGAAGCATGGGGTAAAACTGCATCAGATACCATCGTTGTCAGTGGCCTTATGGGTGGAGTGGGTATTAACCTTTCTCCGATTCGTGGTCGTGGCTTCGCTATTAAGGGAACGGGCGGTGTAGCTACTGGTGCTGTTTCGTATGGTCAGTTGATCAACGGTATTGGTGACATCATCGTTGGTGGTGGTGGTCGCAGAATGGCCCTCATGCTTGCGTTGGCTTTGAACCATCCAGATATCGAAGAGTTTCTTGAAGTGAAGCTCGACAAAGAAGAGCTTAACAACGCTAATATTTCGCTCATCATCCCCGATAATCTACCGACCGATAAGTTTGTAGAGATGGTAAGAGGTAATGAAGAGATTGAGCTTGAGTTCAACGGTGTTCCCACCGGTAAGACTATCAGAGCTAAGTGGCTATGGGACAAGCTGGTCGAAAATGCCTACAAGTCGGGTGAACCGGGTGTTCTTAACGGGTACCTGGCCAATAGGCAGAACAATATTTGGTATTACAAGGCTCTTGAATGCACTAACCCATGTGGAGAGATCTGGCTAGAGCCGTACGGAGTTTGTGACCTTGGTGCCTTGGTGCTCCCTAGGTTCGTGGAAGAGGGCCAGTTCAATTGGGATCGATTGGAGGAATCTATTCGTCTTGGTGTTCGATTCCTTGATGATGTTCTCACCGTGAACCATTATCCTCTCCCCGAGATCAAGGAGAACAGTGATAACGTTCGACGCCTTGGTATGGGAGTCATGGGTCTTCACACAATGCTTTTAGAAATGGGTCTAACCTATGATTCAGAGGCTTCTTTTGCGTTTGTGGATCACTTATTTGACGTGATCAAGAACACCGCTTATGATACCTCTATCAATCTTGCTATTGAACGTGGCCCCTTCCCGGCCTACGATCCTAAGTTTCTTGAAGGTCAGTTCGTCAAGGGACTGAAGCGGGGTATCCGTAACAAGATTAAGGAGTACGGTATCAGGAACTGTGCTTTAATGACTATTGCTCCTACGGGAACGACATCATTAGTAGCCGGTGTATCCTCTGGCATCGAGCCAATTCCTTCTCCCGTTTATTGGAGGAATTACTACAAGCCGACCAAGGATGGTAGCCGAGTACTGGATCGGGAGCTAGTCGTAGAAGATGCATTTCATTTGTACCACGATATCGTTCAGTCTGCTATCGACATCCCCGTAGAGCACCACTTCCAGATGCAGAAGATCGTTCAGAAGCACATTGATAACGCTGTATCGAAGACCATTAACATGGCAGAGGATGCCGACATTGAAGCATTTTCTGAGGCATGGTTGAATGCACTTCCTTATCTCAAGGGAACAACGGTTTACCGATTCGGATCTCGTGAGAATGAGCCAATCAATCCGGTACCCAGAGAAGAGTGGGATAGTGTAGTTGAGAGTTCAACCACGACTGCGGAAATGACTGTTGATGAGTTTATGCTACAGGATTGTACTAATGGGAGTTGCGAGGTTGCCTTCAAGAAGTTCGATGAGGGTAAAGTCGCCACAGTTTAATGGCTAAAGTAGTAGTTTGTGAGACTCTAGTTCGCCCCCGTGAGATTCCCATCCCTAGCAGCATCGGGGATGGGACTTACTACATTGTTATAGCAAAAACGATCTTCAATGACTCCGTTTGTGACTGCAAGGGGTTCCAGTTTAGAGGTACTTGCAAACACGTCACGATGGTTGATGAGGCGATCTGTCAATTTCATAGGCTGCCCTCTGAAATCGAGCTAGAGACGGGAGCAGCCCGTGGTCTATGCCCCGATTGTGGAGAAGAACTTCTACTCTACGAATTAGAGCCAGAATTCGATTAAGATGTTAAGTGAACGAGAAGTTATTTTTTTAAAAAGCAAAGCATTTAATGAACGTAATGATTCTGATGGGGAGGCGGACTGGTTTTATTGGTGTGGATATCTCCATGGGTTAGAAGGACGTTCACCGCATACTATTCCTGGTGCTAATTATAGGTGGTATGATATGGGATTTTTGGATGCTATAGGAGACAAGGATGCAGAGACAGGATAGGCTCAGAGAAATAGGTCGGCAGTTTTACGCCGCCAAGGAGAAGGAGAAGATCTCTTCAACCGAAGTGAAAGAACTTCGGGAGGAATTCTTTCGTCTCTACAATGAAGAGTTCAAGCACAAGGATCATCTCCTACCCGTTAAGACCGTCGAAGTCCCTGATGAGTTCTGGACATCTACGGGGATGAACAAGGATGAGTTTGTTGAGTCTAGGTTTCCTGGCTGGCTGGTTGAGCACGTCGAACGGAATGTTTCGACTAACAATACTACCTTTGTGCTCCGAAAGGATCCCAAATATATAGCAGGAACTATCGATATCGATGACACCGATAAGACTATTCGGATCTCTAAAGAAGTTTCCGAGTATACTCCCGAAATCGATTGGAAGACTCTTAAGGAAGAGCGGCCTGATCTTTTTGATAAGCTAGCCCAACCAATAACCTCTTACGAGATCGATGAAGGGGCTTGGGATAGTATGGTATCTGAGACTCCCGAGGAACTAGCTACCATCCAACGACATATGAACGTGCGCTCTCCTGTGTTGAGAGCCACGGCTAAGAGGATCAAAGATGCCCGAAAAGATCAGTAAAGATTCAATCTCGGAAGGGATGTTTGACTGTCCATATAGTCAGCTATCCTCCTGGGGTCAGCGGCAAGTAGATACAGCTTGGCATAAGTTCACCAAGGTTCATTCCCCTATTACGGCGCATTTGCCAACCGGACTAGATTCTGCTACACTTAGACGAGACAACGAGCGGCTAGCTAGAGAGCTAGAGTCGGCTCGTTTGGAGGTACTAGAATTATGGGACGAAGTAACAGACCTAAAGAACGAACTAAGCACACTACAAGCGGAATTCAACCCACCTTCATAATTGTAGGTGCTCCTGGCACCCGTAAAAGTCAGATCGCAGAGGATCTATTATCCTTATTTCCTGAGCAGCTTTTGTTTCCTACTGATCCAGTGACGAACAGTGGGACTTTCGCGCTAGGATCGCTGGCTGACTATAGAATTGAGTTGAAGCTTGCTCTGGGCAGGATCTTGGAAACTCCTACCTCGGATCTTCCTACATTGAGGATTCATAGCCTCATCGATAACCTTGCGTACATCACTTTTGCTCTATCAAGATATCAAATGGGCACTGTTAGTCAGAAGACAGCCGAGCGAGCAGTACTGATCTTCACGGTCATCGGTAACTTACTGGTTGATTCATTCGAGGCCGATCATGTGTTCTTCTTAATGGGAGACTTTGATCCAGTCGATGACTATGAACAGTACGAGTTGCAATCTATCTTGCAGATGATTCTGGATGAGTACTCGATCCCCTATTCCCTTATCGAATCGAACGAGGATGCAACAGAAAAGATCGCCGTCACAATAGGTGCCTATCTTGGATAGAGACGTACTGCTCTCCAACCTAAGAAAGCCTCTTGACGACACGACCTATGATAGGATCACGTCCATGTACCCCGTTGCAAGCGTCTGTCCGACCTGTGGAGGGGCAAAGAAGTACAACTTGGACTTCGTTACCCATGAGTGTGATTGTGAGATACAGAAGCTCCTACAGCGTCACTACTTCGCGGCCAATATCGGTCGAGAGTATCACGATATCTGTCTAAAGGATTTTGATGGCCCAGACAGTGATCAAGTTGTATCTCAGACTCAGGCGTATATTGATAATTTTCAGGATAATTTCCATTATGGGCTAGGACTGACCTTCAGTGGGAAGGTAGGAACGGGAAAGACTTTTGCGGCTACATGCGTAGGTAAGGAACTGATCAAGTTAGGTCAGGATATCTACTTTGTCGGGTTTGAAGATCTAATCAATATTTGGGGTCGAAGTTGGCACGATGATGATGCTAAGAAGATTCTTGAGAAGCGACTCAAGACCTCTTCTGTTCTAATCCTCGATGAATTGCGTACAGATCAACGTAACCTGAAGGGTTTTCTAGCTCAAGGGCTAGAGTCAGTCATCCGACATCGTACCGCAAACCTGTTGCCTACATTGGTTACCACAAATATGGACGCCGAGGAAGAACTTGACCAGTTTGGTAAGACTTATTCACTACTCTCAGCTAAGAACACTCGTATCATTACGACCGGTTATGACCGTCGTATGAGAGAAGTGAGGAACCGCAACTTTGAGCTATCGAAGCGGAAAGAACGCCGACCGATATGCTAGGGAATCGTAGATGACAACTTTAGTTAGTTCGGCAATTGACATAGAGCAAGATTTTGTAAACCATCTTCAGGATCAGACATCCTTGGAGTTTGTCATGCACGAGGGTATCTCTTCGGAGTTACTCCTAAGCCCCCTCTCTAAGAGTATCTTCCAGTTCGTACAGCATCAGCACAATGCGACTGGTAAGGTGCCTACCCTTCGTGTTCTACAGACAGAGTTCCCTGCTTTCACATTCGATACTCCTGAGACGACGGTGCAATACATCATCGAGAAACTACGTATCCGTTATCAGCGTAATCAGGTGGGTGCTACTCTGGAAGAGGTAGCAATGGTAGCCAACAGTGACCCACAGTTGGCTCTATCTAAGCTCCGTGATAAGGTATTTGAGATCGAGCGTACAAGTCTCTCACAGAGGCAGGTTTTCAAGCCGGGAGATCATAAGCTCTTCATTCATGACCTTCAACAGAAGGTTATTGCTGGACTCTATAAGGGTGTCTCTATGGGCTTTGCTGATATCGATGCATTTACTGGTGGAATCAAGCACGGTAACCTTGCCTATATTCTCGCCCGACCTAAGAGGAAGAAGACCTTCTTCACCTTACAAGCCTTTATCCAACAGGTTTACAACGACGAATTTCCGTACCTGTTTACCCTTGAGAACACCGATGAAGAAATCAAGCTCAGGATTTCTTGTATGCTCTCTGGTGTTTCCTGGGATACAGCTATCAAGGGTGGTTTGACCAAGAAAGATTGGAAGGACATTGAAGTAGCTTGGGATAACTTCTCACAGCATGAATTCAGAATCGAAATGCCTCCGTTGGATGAGCGTACCGTTAATCACTTTACGTTGCGAGCCGATAAGGTAGGCGCAGGCCCGATCCTAATCTCTCAGTTCAAGTACATTAAAGGAACCAAGGATTGGTATCGTACTGAGACAGAAGAGAAAGCAGAGGTTGCGGTGGAGTTGAAGCAGGCTGCTACACGTCCAGGTCACGAGCGCCCTATCATTGTAGAGGCTCAGTTCAACCGTGGTGGAGACAGCATGGAAGAGCTTGAAGACTTCGATGCAAGTAAGGTAGGTCTTACCGATATGATCCCGCAGTCAGCAGATATTCTCTTCGGGATCTTCGAGAACAAGGATATGCGATTGAATCAGATCTCAGAATATGGTATACTAGAGAGCAGGAATACCAATAAGGCTGCTTGGTTTATCGAAACCGAGCTTATCACCAGGACTGATATCAGTATGCAGGCTGGAAGCCAGCACTAGAAAGGTGGAAGATGGCAAACAGAGATATTCGTTGGGATGACTATAAGGACACCGCCGCCTTGGTAGTAGATATCGAGCAGATGGTCAAAGATATGCAGAGAGAGGTAGAAGAAGTATCTAAGGTGCCCAAGAGTGAAGTTAAGGTACCATTGTTCGCTGATGCAAGAACCATCTTGGCTGCTCTAAGCAAACAGCTTGAAATTCTTGAAAGTCTTGAAGAGGATCTGGAAGGCGAAGCTGCTGATCAAGTAAGAGATGCAATCTTCTATCTGAAAGAAACATTGGACGCGCTAAAAAAGATCAAGTGAAAAAAGAATTCAGACGAGGGATAACAGTAGATTCGGTCGAGTACGGTCACCTACGGGGCCGACTCGATACCGAGTCTGTGCTCGAAGACCTGGGAATTGATGTAGCCTACAAGCTAAGAGAGAATCAATGGATGGCGCACTGCCCAGACCTCCAAGGATATCACAGTAACGGTGATTCCAACCCATCTTTCGGGTTCAATGATGAGAAACTAGCTTTCAACTGTTTCAAGTGTGGTGGCGGTAACATCGTTGAACTAGTACAGATGATGAAGCCCGAGTTTGCCCGCCGATTCAAGAATGACATCGAGAAAGATCAAGAGGCGATCAGATATCTAGAACAGTTTGCAGACTTCAACAAGAGTGATGGACTAGAGGCCAGAATCCAGGCTATTCTTCATCCCCAGAAAGAGGAAGTATTACCGATGCCCGACTACCCCTTAGAAAACCTTTTCCAATACCATAAGATCCATCCCTATCTCTACGAGAGGGGGTTGGTTAAGGATGTCATCGTGGATATGCAGGTAGGATTCGATATGGATCATCTCTCCATCGTAATCCCGCATATCTTTATGAACAAACTGGTTGGTATCCAGCGTCGGCACATCGTTCAGGATGAGACTGGCAAGTTCTTGTGCCCAAAGTGCGAGCTTCTAAACAAGCCCGTCCCGAAGTACAAGAATACCCCTAACTTCCCGAAGGTCAACACTCTTTATGGGTACGATTACATGAAGAACAGGATGAGGGTCGAGGGTGGTAACTCTGTCATTGTCGTTGAGTCACCCATGACGATGCTCAAGTTGGCTTCTCTGGGATTCCATCGTACTGTGGCCACGTTCGGGCAGTTCAGTAAGGAACAAGGGATGCTGCTCTTGGCTGTTCCTCTCCTTTACTATTGGCCCGATAATGATGCGGCTGGGTATGAGAATACTCAGCGTTTCATCGAGACAATGAGCCGTTACACGAATGTCAAGATTGTTCCTGCGCTACCCTCGCTGAAGGGTGATGCAGCGGAACTCAATACCGCAGAAGAAGTATCCAAATACCTACAACATTCCTATAGTTCATCCCTGTTTGGACTCTACTCGAAGGACAAGAAGCTCCCTGTACTAGACGGTATTTTGACCTTCAGCGACGGCTAATTAATAGGAATATCGGAGGTAGATATGCAAAAGTATGGTGATGTAGAAAAGTTAGATGTCCTAGTTGGCGAAGAGGCTCAGGTACTTAACGAGCATATGGAACGCACCGGCAGATACAAGGTAAGCGACTTCACTAAGGCTCAGAAGGAAGAGCTTCAGCGTGACCTAGAATCTATCAAGCAAGACGAAGCAGTAGAAGAAGAGACTGCGTAGTATAGCAGAAGATAAGTATATCTTATTGCTTGACATAGACCTCATAATGAGGTACAATATAAACAGTAAACTCACAAGGAGATACACATAAACTTATGGCAACTAGAAAGTTTCAGCGCGGTACAGAATTAATCAAGCAAGCAGCAGAAAGCAAGGGTGGGGGACGAAGGTTCACACCGAACATCTTTTGGAAGCCCGGAGATGTCAAGACAATTGCCTTTGCAACAGAGGCAGAACAGATCCCTAAGGTTCTCGTCCATCAGGTAGTTAGAATCCCTGATGACAGATTTGATTCTGGTTTTAGGATCGAGAACATCATCTGTAAGAAGGATCCCTCGATGATCGAGGAATTCGGTGGGTCGTGCGAGTTGTGTGATGAAGTAAAGCACGATGCAACCGAAAGGTTCGTCGCTCTAGCAGTTGAACTAGAACCCATCAAGGATGGGAAGAAGGTTACTGGCTTAAAGGTCAAGACGAACCGAGCAAAGAACAAGGATGGCGTCGAGACTGATTATCCTCAGTGGGGATTGGTCATGCAGGCATCGTCTAACTTCTTCTCATACTTCGCAGCCTATTCGGATGCCGGTAACGACATTCGTGAGGTAGGTTGGGAGATTCAGCGTGAGGGTGGATCACGGGATACCAAGTATCACCCGTTCATTGTCATGAATGGCCCGAATGCTGTCGCTCTTCCTGATCTCAGTGAAGTATTGGAGAACGTTCCTAGCTTGGACGAACTTCTTGAGGGAATGGCTTCAGAAGAGAAGTATGCCGAGGTAGCTGGTCTTGATCCAGGTACACAGATCTCATTCGGTGGCAAGAACAAGACCGCCGAGAGTGGAACTGTACCGTCTGGTGATCGTCAGACCGAGTTCGAAAGAATTCGAGAAGAACTAAACGCATACTAAGCGGTAATGGCTGTAACTATCATCACTGATGGTTCAGCATGTAATAGCACCGGCAAGGGTGGTTGGGCTTGCGTTGTACGTAACTCCATCACCCTTGCCGAGCTAACAGGCTGGGCAGAAGACACAACTTCTAATCGAATGGAGCTAACAGCAGCCGTTGAGGGGCTGAAGTTTGTTAGTATCCCTTCGGAGATTACGGTTGTAACCGATTCGGCTTATCTTCTCAATACAATGCGGCATCACTGGTATGAAAGGTGGTTCGCGGAAGAGGGTAAGACGAAGCCCAGACCCAACTTGGACCTCTGGTATGAGTTAGTTGGTTTGTCCAGCTATCACGATATCTCCTGGATCAAGGTAAAGGGGCATTCAGGTGACTACTGGAATGATCGAGTCGATAAGCTAGCTGACTATGCTCGCCGGGAGAAAGTAACAATTAACACAGAGTTTAAGTTCGAAGGAATCCAGTGTAATGGGATGAGCTATGGCAAGCAGTGTTACCTCTATGAGACTCATAGTGGAGACTGTAAGTTTGGTAATCTTGCAAGGTTCACCAACGGATTGATTGATCTCAAGACATAATGGCCACACCAATACTACAAGTTTAGGGATAACCAAATCGTAATATGTATGAGAGAATGTAGACGGTGTAAGATAGAAAAATCATTAGATCAATTTTACACAAGAAATGATGGAAAGTATCTACGATATATATGTAAGGCGTGTACTAATAAGGTAAAGTATGCAAGTCGTAAGGCGAATGGCAAAGATAATGGAGAATCAAAGGGATCTAGAATGGATCGTCATGAACGTTTGAAACGAGAAGTGTTTCAGGCTTATGGCAATAAATGTGTATGCTGCGGAGAGAAAGAATTGCACTTTTTAACTATCGATCATATCAATGGACTCCCAGACCGACACCGACAGTTGGATGGTAGGCGCGTTTCGGGTACTCGATTGTTATATTTGCTTAGACAAGAGGGATATCCTAAGGATTGTCGCATTCTTTGTTGGAACTGTAATTGCTCGTATGCCTACTATGGGTTTTGTCCACATCAACCTCATGATATTTCTGAGAGGCGATACCAATAGCTACTCCGATCCATAACCATACATACGCTTCTGCCCTCGATGGTTTGTCTAAGCCGGAAGAGATAGTACAACGCTGCAAGGAATGCGATTTTGCCTCAGTAGGAATCACGGATCATGATGTTGTAGCTGGTCACGTAGACTTCTTCAAAGAGGTAACTGAAGCTGGTATCAAGCCTCTCCTGGGGATCGAAACGTATCAGACCATCGGGACGAGGTTTCAGAACTATGGTGGTCTAAGCAAGCGCGACGATCAGGGCGTCAAGAATCGTATCGATAACTTTCATCTGATCTTGGTGGCCATGAATAACACTGGCCTCAAGAATCTATGGGCTATGAATAGTAGTGCTCACTTGGATGGGTTCTACTACAATGGGCGTGTGGATTGGGAGCTTCTAGAGAAGTACAACGAGGGGATTATCTGTACCTCCGCGTGCAACCTCGGTATGCTCTCTCAGTCATTACAGAATAACCCTTATCTGCCCGACACAGAGACTTTGCTATCCAAGTATCAATCGATCTTCGGTGATCGATTCTATATAGAACTTTCAACATATTCAGAGGCATGGCAGCGCGATAAGAACTACCAGCTATCGCAGTTAGCGAACGAGCATGGCGTCCCCATGGTCTATGCTAACGATGCACACTATGCCTTCAAGGGTCAGTACGAATTGCATGAGCTTGTGCTCTGTATGCAATACCAGGAGAAGTACGCTAAGTTAGAGGAACCCCATCACACTCCTGATCTCTATATCATGAGTGAACAGGAGGTCAACGATTCTTTCTTTTATCTCCCTCAAAGCATCGTTGACGATATCCTCGACAACACTGATGAACTGGCCTCTCGGTGTGACGTTACTCTTCCAGGGCACAAGATGCACGTCCCGGTTTTTATCCCCGAAAGCAAGTGGGCTACAAGCCGGGATATGCTCTTTGATCTAGCAGTACAGGGGTACGAGAAGAAGATCGCCGCTCGTGGTCTTCCCGATGATGTCTACATGGAACGTTTCAAGATGGAGATGGGCGTCATCAGTCAGGCAAACCTAACTGATTACCTACTGACGGTTAGAGATTTCATCATCTGGGCTAAAGAGGAAGAGGGAATCCTAGTAGGCCCAGGTCGTGGGTCTATTGGTGGTTCTCTGGTGGCTTATCTCATTGGTATCCACGAGATCGATCCGATCAGATATGGTCTGATCTTCGAACGATTCTATAACATCGGCCGTGAGGCATCCCTACCTGATATTGACGTAGACTTTCCTACATGGGCACGAGAACTAGTGAAAGAATATCTCACTAAGAAATACGGCACTGAACTGTGCGCCGATGTGGGTAACGTAGGTTCATTCCAGGGTCGTAATGCAATCCAGAAGCTTGGTACAGCATTGGAGATTCCGTTCCCCGATGTACGAGCCATCTCTAAGATCATCGAAGGGTGTATCGAGTCTGGTCAGCAGCCTAAGTGGGAAGGGGAGAAAGGAATCTGGGCCAAGGCTGGTACAGAACTTGAACCCTATAAGCGTAAGCATCCTAAGCTATTCGAGTATGCTGAAACTCTTTATGGTAGGACTCAGAACTACGGTGTCCACGCATCGGGATTCATTGTCTCTGACGTACCGCTGAAGGATAACTTCCCTCTCCGTTGGAACACGAAAGAGAAGAAGCCCGTTACTCAGTGGGATATGACAGTTGCTGAAAAGCTTGGGTTCATGAAACATGATATCCTGGGTGTTCGTAACCTCGACACACTGATGGAATACAACAAGATCCTCAAGGGTCGTGGGAAGCCCACAGTTGACTTCTATGACGTTCGCAGGATGGACGAGGACGGAGAGCTTCCCGAAGAGATGTGGCAGCTTCTAGACACGGGTAAGACGGTCGGTATCTTTCAGATCGAAGACACTGTGTTTGTCAAGAACCTAGCCAAGAACATTCGTCCACGTAATCTGGAAGAGCTTTCGCTCGTTACCGCTCTCAATAGACCTGGCCCTATCAAGTCAGGTGCTTGGAGTCGTTATGTCGATGCTCGTAATGGGAACCAACATGAGACTATCCACCCCATTTTCCTCGACGTAGCTAAGGAATCCTATGGGGAGATCGTATACCAGGAGCAATTCATTGGGTTCTTCGAGGCTCTGGGATACGATCTAAAAGAGGCCGATAGTATCCGTGCTATTGTAGGTAAGAAGAAGAGGGATAAGATGGCCGAAGTAAAGCCTGATTTCATTAAGCGTTTCCGAAAGATCAATGAGGCTACTATCACTGATGAGCTATCACAACAACTTGTGGATAGTCTTGGTGAACAGATCTGGAAGAACCTAGAGCAGTTTGCCGACTACGCCTTTAACAAGGCTCACTCAGTCGAGTACGGATTGATTACCCTCTGGACTCTCTATGCTAAGTGGCTCAACCCAATCGAATTTTATCTAGCTTCAATCAAGTCTCTTGTGTCTGAAGGGATGAAGGGTGAGGTTCCGCGTTACATCCGTGAAGCACGGGCAGCGGATATCCCTGTCCTGCCCGTAGATATGAACCGCTCCTTGGCTCAGACTTCTATCGAGGATGATTCAATTCGGTATGGTTTCCAAGATATAAAGGGCATAGGTGCTAACGTTGCTAGATGGATAATCGAGCATAGACCTTACAGGGATTTCGATGAGATAATTGAAAAGGCTGAAGACCCCAACAACAAGATTCGTCTCAAGAATGGCGTCATGACCATGGCGGTCAATCGTGGCCACGTAGAGAAGATGCGTCGGCTTACAGATACGGAAGGAGAGGAACTACTTGAAGCTGAGGAAGAGCTATTAGGATATGCGCTGTCCGATAAGTCTGCTAACATACTAGATGAGTATGCAGACGACATTGAACAGCTTTGTGTTCCATTCTCAGCCGCCGATTCCCCCGGTCGTTACACAATTGCGGGCGTTATCACAGAGATCAAAGAGACTACGACGAAGAAGGGTAGTCCAATGGCCTGGGTAACATTAGAGAACAGCGGTGAGACTCTTCAGTGTACTGTGTGGGATTCAGAACTAACTAGATTGTCGTTCATTTGGAGACGAAGACAGGCACTCATAGCAAATATCCAAGTAAATGATCGAGGTATCAATATCAAAGGAGCTAAGCCCCTTTACGCAAAGAAACAATAAACGGACGAGGTATAATGAATGAGTATAGACAATCTTTTGAAAGAACTACAGAAGGATCTAGGCGACAGAGCTTTCTTAGCTAGTGAGGCACCATCCGTGAGAGTAATTTCAACAGGTATAACAAGTTTAGATGTAGCCACCGGTATTGGTGGGTTCCCTCGCGGTACTTTGGTCGAGGTTTTTGGTCGTGAGTCAAGTGGTAAAACGGCATTAGCTGTTTATGCTATGGCAGAAGTCCATCGAAATAAGGGCTACACTGGTTTAGTCAACTTGGAGTCTAACATTACTGAGGAAGGATGGAAACAATGGGCTGTTAGTATTGCTCCACCATGGTTTGATCCTGCCAGAGTACTTGTAACAAATCCAGATCCAGGTACAGAATCTCTTATCACATTTAGTAAGATGATCGCCAGTGGCAGTATGGATCTAGTAGTTTATGACTCTATCGGAGCTATGTCTACCGATAAAGAACTTCAGATAGGAGAGTCTAAACAGGCATTCGGTCAGTCAGCTATGGTAACACAGTTGATCAAGCAGGCTGCTCACTTCGCTTATGAGGCTCAGTGTGTCCCTATATTTTTGAACCAGATCCGCGATGATTCAGCAGGTAGATTCGTTATCGAAAAGGCTCCGGGTGGCCATGCTAAAGATCACTTTGCAACACTGCGTATCCATCTCAAGACTACTACTCAGAACTGGAAGAAGATCAAGATTGATGATGAAGATGAATTCCCTGGTTTCCGAGTAACCGCTAGAATTGTCAAGAACAAGGTAGGTTCACCAAGGCGTCGTGCGGGTTGGAACTATTGGAACTATCTATCACCTGATGGAGTCATCGGGATTGATACATTCCAGGATACCATTGATGTAGCTTTGCGGCAGGATGTATTCAAGTCTAGTGGGTCATGGTATTACCACGAAGCATTCCCAGATGGGAAACTACAGGGTGGTCAGAAGGTCATTGACTTTCTTCGTAATGATCCAGATCTAACCAAGAAGGTACGACAACAGCTTGTGCTCAATGCCTACAACGATGGGAACATCATGGCAGAAGAAGAATCTAGAGAGGTATTAACCGATGGGGTTATTTAATCTTCATAAGAAACTTGATTCGGGTGAAATGAGATCTTGGATAGAATCTTCACCAATAGCAGTAGTACCACCTTCTACCAGTAATACCGGTAGTGCAGTCTCAACTGTAACAGGGGTTAATTCTGGGCCGGTTTCTCAACAGTATTTTACCACTACTAATGTGAGTAGTCCGGATCCAACCGATGTAGCTATCCAAGAGTTGAAGGCAGGACAAGCTGCAATAGTGGAACTGCTTAATGGCATGGTGGATAAACTTGATTCACTTCAGGAACGGATTGAGTTACTCGAAGACGACATAATGGAATAATATTGCGAAGTAAATCAACCACAGGAATGGGTAAGGAGCATGAAGAGGCAGTAGTCTCTTCGTTTTCATGGGCTAATGCTCATCGAAGTAGGAGTTCGGGTGCATCTTTCCATGATCCAGTAGACGTAACGACAGAGGTATCTGTTATAGAATGCGAGGCTACGGAGAATAAGTCCTATAGTCTCAAAGAAAGTTTCTGGGAAGAGGTAAAGGAGAAACAGCACTCTGGTAAGATGCCCATGTTAGCGATTAGGTTCCGTCATCCTACCGATGGAAAGCACACAGATTTAGGTATCATCGATCTAGATAATCTATCTGCACTACTAGAAGAATTGGAGGTATATAGAAATGAATCCCTTGTCCCTGAGCAAAGAAAAGACCATAGCCATCATCACTAATGCTATCGCATGGGAAATGATTCCCCATGAAAAGAATGATGATGGGGAGATTACTCTTAGTAAGGATGAGGTTGCTCTATGTAAACGAGCAGCCGAACGTGTCTATCGACAAGCAATAGAAGGACGCGATTAATGGACTCACGTAAATTACGTAAGACTATGACCGCTGGACAGGGAGCGATTTTAGTTCCTCTCATTGAGAAGTACCAGCAAAAGGCTAGGTTCCCAGAGAAATGGGACATCGAGATTCAGAACGTGAAGAAGAATGATGGGCATTTCCATCCGTCTTCCCATTGTTTCACAGATCCTTATGATCTATGGCTCTACAAGCAAGGTAGACTAGCTCCTAGTCCTATCTCTCCTGCGTTGAGGCGAACCTTCGACGTGGGCCATATGGTTCACGGGTATCTTGAGAGTATCGTGATCCACATGGGTCTAGTAAAGAAGACCAACGTGGAACGTCACGTTACTCATGAGATCACAACCCAATACGGAATCGTAATAGGATCAGGTACCGGAGATATGATCGATGTCCAGATCCCCGGCTACGGTTCTTGGTTAGTCGATATTAAGACAATGAATAAGACCGAGTTTGAACAGGGAGGTAGAGCAGAGACACTCAAGAAGTGGAATGCTCAAGTCTCTTGTTACATGGATTGGTTCGGTGCAGATAAGGCTATGATCTTAGCGTTCTGCAAGGATTCTCCGCATCAGATGAGAGAGTTTCAGATCGTCAAGGATCAGAGTTTGCTCAATGAGATCTATGATCGTTGGGGTTATGTACAGCACTGTATAGATACTAACAAGGAACCGGATATGGAGTATGCAGTAGATCCTTTGCTTCTAAATCCTGGTGATAGTGTATTGGACGTGGAGTTAGCAAATAGTTTAGCCCAAGAAAAGTAGCACCAACAATCACATAATTATTGCGAAGGGATAAATAGGCAGATTATTTGACATCTGCCTATTTGTATGTTACAATACGTTTCATAAACAATAATGGTTATCGTAGGAATTGATGGTGGGTTCGTTCGACTTGGACTTTCAGCCATCTCACTAACAGATGAGGGGATTAGACTCCTGAATTTTGGATTGATTAGAAACCAAAGAGGGGAAGAAACCTTCAACGAATTTCTCACGGCTGGTATCGAACAGATCACCATGGATTTCCCTAGGTTTTTGGCACTGAATCAGCCGAACCTTATTGTGTCAGAGACTATCCCGGTCGGTAAATTGGGATCAAGTAATAGTCAGGTAGTAGCAGCCGTCACTACTTGTCACGTTATAGCAATCCAGCAAGGTATTCCATGGCAAAATCTGGGTGCCAATACTGTGAAGAAAGCTGTTACCGGAGATGGTAAGGCTAGCAAGACCTTGATCCGTAATACGATACTGGATAGGTTCCCCTCTATAGCACAGAAACATGCAGAGTTGAAGCGAGAACAGAAAGAAGCTGGCGACAAGACACGCCCTGGGTTACCTCAAGATGTCTTCGATAGTGTGGCCGTCGCTTTGACGGGGGCCATGAAAACGGAGTTAGATGAAAAGGAAACGATGTAAGGGATGCAAGCAACTTAAAAGAGAAAGTCTATTCTCACTAGGCAAGAATGGCCGCAATGAAGTTTGTCGTGCTTGTAACTACGATGGCTTAACGGCCAATGAGAAGCACAAGATTCTACGCGAAGCGTACAGGAATTACCTTACCTGGAAGGATCTTCTTACTTATGGTGGTGGAAGTGAACACCCCGTATCGAATAGAGAAGAGCTAGAGGTATTGACATATAGCATACCGGTAGAGAAAGGATCAGATGAATATGTTCCTATCTCTATTTCTTTTTATGATCTTGAACGTGCATTGAAAACCTTCAATGGTGAGATGCAACGTGACGGAACTATCCTCTCCAAACGCAAGGAAGAAGCATTCTATTTGAATGTTATTCGGGATATGCTACAGCGTGACGTGGCTGAGAAGATGGGCATAACAACTGTCTCGGTGGGTCAGTATGTCGAGCAATCTATGAGACAAATAGAGAAGTATTTCTTTGAAGAAGTATAAAATCTCCTATCCCGGACAGTAAATAAATAGAATGGCACAACGTACACCGTATTCCACTCGTAAGGAAGCTCTGTTAGAATTACCAGAGTTCGATCCTACTCGTACTGATTATACCGAGTATGAATTATCGCTGTATACAGATCAGATGCTGAGAAACGCTGGTGCAGCCGACGACGCACGTTTCCTCTTCCAAGAGCACATCGAACCTAGGTGGCGCAAAGAGGTACGTGTTGAGTCAGGCACACCAGACGCAACTATCACTCATTCACTCTCCCCGGACGGTGTTACCATGTACAACAGGCAGCATAAGAATGGGCGAAAGGTGAATAGTGATAAGCAGAGAAAAGATAGCGGCGCTTCCTATTATCGGACGTAAGGGTGGGGAATAGGAGGAATACCTATGGCCTCTAAAGGGAACATAGATACGCTTACAAATAAGATGCCGCTCAAGACTGAGAAGCGGTGTAATGTCTGTACCTCATCCAGTAGGATGAAGGTTGATCGTCTTCTTGCAGCACAGTTTTCCAACACAGCTATCGCAGAAGAATTGATTATGTCTGACCCTGATTTCCAGGGCAAGCAAGTAGACACAGTTCGTAGAAATGTAGAACGTCACGGCAAGAACCACGTTGATATTCGTAACCGATCTATCCGACGTATGGTTGAGAAGCGTGCTCAAGAACAGGGCATGTTGTTGGATGTGGCTGAAGGTAGGATTACTTCAGGCCGCGCTCTGCTCGATACCCTGATCGCTCAGGCTCAGGAGCAGCTAGCTAACCCCGATAGTCGTGTGCGTTATGCAGATGCTATCGAGGCTGTCAAGCTTCTTGAGGATGTTCAGAAAGCAGAGTTCCAATCACAGCTTGAAGTCTTACAGCGCCAGGTCTATTGTATTTCGACAGCCGTTAAAGAGATTGTACCTGAAGCTCTACTACCAAAGTTGGTAGAGCGGGCTGATCAACTATTCAAGGGTACAGAGATCAAGGAGTTAAGTGCCAAGTAATGATTGACCTTTATGAGAATGAAGTAGAACTAGTCTACGATACTGTGCAGTACGTGCAGCGTAAGTTCAGTGGGAAGATGGCTTCAGGTGAGAACCTAACCTTGCTTCAGAAAGAACTGGTTGGTAGACTAGAAGACTTAGGATTTGGTTGCACCGTCGATGTTACCCCTATCGCACAGGGGTTGCCGATCTCTTTACGGATCGATTCCCGTCTAGAGAATAGACTCTTTGACGCTGAGCGAAAGAGATGGGAGGTTCAGCGACGAGATGATGACACGCCGGTCAGTGAGATCGAGGGTCTTGTTTAATGTCATCAATGCCCGATCTAATCGAGCAGTTTGGCAACGCGATCATCAAAGATCGCGTTGACATTATTGAGTTTGTTGAGTCTCCGAAGTTCTTAGGTCGTCAACTATACCCTAGGCAGAAAACTCTTCTTAAGATCATCTATCTTCTAGACCTAGATGAGTATGATAAGGCCGTCATCGCTGAGTGGGAAGATCCAGAAGGGGAATGCACAGTCTGTACCAAACTCTATGATCGTATCGAGTTCCTTAAGAAGGAAGGTTACCCACATTTCAAGACTATTCAGTTGGTCGGTGGACGACGATCCTCCAAGGGTTTCATCACCGGGATTTGCATCGCGTATGAGATCTATTGTCTCACGTTACATGATGATCTTCATCAGCAGTTTAACCTACCTTCAGGTAAGGAAATCTACTTCAACATCGTAGCCGACTCATTGGATCAAGCCAAGGCTCACCAGTTCTCCGACGCTGCTGATGCTGTCATGGATACCAAGCCATTCCAGAAGCAACGTCTTTTCGGTAAGGGCTTAGCTGAATCTCTGAGTATCAATACTCCCGGCGATCTTAGACGCCTTGCCGACCTTCGAGCGGGTGGGTTGAAGGTAGATCGAGATATGGGATCGCTAATTGTCAAGGCCAACGGGACTAACTCCAAGACGATCCGAGGATCCGCTAGCTTGATGTTCGTCTTTGACGAGATGGCCCACCTTGTAGCGGGTGAATCTCGTATGTCCGATGAAGAGCTATGGAAGGCAGCTATCCCTTCAGTTCAGCAGTTCCGTGAGGAAGGAATGATCTTTGCTAACTCATCGCCATACCAGAAGCTTGGGAAATTCTACGAACTATATGAACAGTCATTAAAACTAGATCCCCCAGAAGAAGGTAAGCCAGAGTTCCCGGATCAGTTCATGTTGCAATTTCCTTCTTGGGAATTGTATAAGGATTATGAAAAGTTTGGGATGCCGATCCCCGCTGCTCTCCCTCCCGAAGTAGATCCGATGATGCGTTACGAAGAGATGCGTGATCCTGTATCCTTCAAGGTCGAGAACCGTGCTCAGTTCGCTGAAGTCGAGGACTCATTCCTCAGACCTGAGCTTGTGGATCGTATGTTCGATCCGATCTTCACCGAAGAGAGCATCGGTAGAACGATCCACCCGATGGCTGGCGCTGTGGGCTTCATGAAGTACAAGGGTCACGGCGACCCTGCATCCGTGGGTGCTAACTTCGGTATAGCTATCGGCCATGTAGAAGAGGTAGAGAATCTCAACACAGGGATCCTTGAACCTCATGTTGTCTTTGATTTCATCGATGCTTTCTACCCTGATGACTTCAAGGATCCTCAGTTCCCTGACCATCCGGGAACCATTGACTGGTTGGAAGTTATCCCCACCATTACATCTTTGATCAACAACTTCCGCCCATTCGAATTTACATTCGACCAGTTCAACTCAGTCATGGCCATCCAGCAGTTGCAAGAGAACCTGCGAAAGATGAGTATCCAGGACTCACTAGTTTATGAGAAGTTCGCAACCCCTAAACTCAACCAGAGGCGAGCATATAACTTCCGAGAAGCACTAAACCTAGGCCGCGTTCATGCGCCACACCCTGAGACATTCAATCCAATTGCTACCAAGAATCCTATTGAGCTAGCTAGAAATGAGCTTAAGTTCCTCAAGGAAAAACTAGGTAAGGTAGACAAGCAAACCATCGGCCCTGTAAGGACTAAGGATATTGCAGACTGTTTGATGGAAGTTACCGACGCCTTAATTGGTGATACATTGGGATCAATTTATGATGGATTAGGAGGAACACCAGCATTAGGTGCTCAAATGACACCCGCTGGTTTCCTTCATGGAAATACAATGCAATTCTCAGAACTAAGAGATTGGGCTAATCATCATAATACAATGAAGGATGTGAGAATACCGGGTCGAGGAATAAATCGATCCAGAAAGCATTAGATACTTCTAAAACTATATCGAACGGGGAGAAATAGATAGAATGGTCATTGAGGAAGCGGGTAAAGTATACCATATAGATGATGAAACTGGCCTTGTAACTGAGGCGAGTCTAATCGAGGACGCTGAAGCATTGAGCGATGAGTTCAGAATTGGTGATCGCGTTGTAGTTTCTGGGCAATTCGGTGAGGTCGTCAGTGTTATCCCAAGTTACTATGGCGCAGCCTTTGGCGTCCAGTTTGATAACGGTGACGTTGATGAATTTGGTGAGTCTCAGATGGCTCGTACCGCAGCAGAGAAGAAGGCTTCTTATGAGTCTCCGATCTTGGAGATCTTTGCTCGTTATGCAGCCTATCAGGAGATGGAAATCTATACTCCTGAAGAGCAGGAAGCTAAGAGAGCAGAGGCACGTTGGCTTAGTCTTAGTGCTAGCTCCTTGCGTGCTCACACCGGAGCTTACGGTGAAGCAGATCCTAAGTTGGATGAGATAGTTCTCACCACAAGATCTGATCTAAAGGATCTTGACGAGCTTAGATTGCTCGTGGACACTGAGGCAAACCAGAAGTACCTAACTAGTCTCAATCGTTACAAGATCTCAGATGAGATCCATGGTTATGGTGCTAGCATGGGCGGTAAGGATGATGCATCGTGGCTCTCTCTTGAAGAGGACAACCTTGAAGTAATAGTTACCACTGATGCTGATCTAGCAGCCCGAGCAACTGAAGTCGTTGCTTTCCTTTCACGAGAGCAGCTTCTAGATGATGACTTTATGCGGGTAGCAGGCACTTACCAGTACGAGTATCTACAAATGGATCCCACCCAGAAGAAGACCTTTGATCGTCTTCTTTCTAAGGCTCGTGTTGAGAAGATTAAGGAGCTTCCTGTTGAAACCAAGACAGCTTCTACTACTTTCGATTTAGAAGACACTACAGATATCTTCATTTAGGAGAAGAGATGTTATACGATCTAACTGTTAGTGAACGAGCAAACAAATCTGCACTACTCCTGGTCAATGAGAGATATTCTACACAACTCGCCCCGTTCGTAAAGAATTCTAAGGCTAGGTTGACGTATGTACAGGCAGATCTTCAGCGTATTATCGAGGCTGTTTGTGAAGAGACTGGTGCTGACCCCGAGTGGGTAACGGAGAGGTTCTCCGTGATCGCTCCTGTTCTAGAGAAGTCTCCTGCTAAGCACGAAGATCTCACTAATCCAGATCCTAACTCTCCTTACGCAACAAATTTAGATCCTGATTCACAGGTCGGTCGAGAGGGTATCCTTGAGGCCGACGTTACTGATCGTGGTGAGGTTCCCGGTGCAGGTTTAGCCGAGTCTATGACCCCTGGTGCTCGTGTAGATCTCAATGATGAGACAGCCGATCCCAAGGGTGAGACTGAGGTAGACTACAAGACTACGAATCTCAAGGAAGCTATGACGGCTCGTGACTTTGTAGCCATCGCTGGTATTCTAGCACAGAATAATGCTGATGAGAATCTGATAAATTCATTCGCAGATATGTTACAGGGAACTAATCCTCTCTTTGATCGAGATCGATTTATTGCAGCCGCACAGGGTTCTCCCCTTTCGGGTCGAGATGCCCCACGCATGATGTCTTGCTTTCGATGCGGGACAGATCTAGCAAAGACCTCTTCCTCTACCGTCTGTGAGACGTGTACTCAGGAGCTAACCAAGCTTGCAGTTCCAGCACCGCCTGGAACAGATGGAAGCAATGGTATCGGTGCTGGCGCACCGGCACCTGGACTTCAGGAAGAATTCGCTCCACCCGCAAACCCTAATGTGCCATACGTCTGCCAATTGTGCGGACGCGAAGGGAACAGGGAAGAGATTCTTACCCATATTAACCGTGAGCACGCTGATGTTCTAAACAAGCAGCAGCAGGATATGTCCACGGAGAACATGGGTCAGGATGATCTTGGTGTAACTGGTGGTAAGACAGCCGATGTCCCTCGTAATGAGGACGCCGCTGAGGTACAACCATTGCCCGAGAACCCTGGTGACAAGTTCGATGACTACGTACAGAAGCTAGCTGAGACAGCAGCAGCCCGTAAGTTTTCACAGTTGACTGATGAGGATATTCATTCGATTGCTAGCCAGGTAGGTCAGAGTCCTGATGATGTAAAGAACTCTGTCAAGTGTGTAGCTGTCTTTGGTGATCAGGTTGCTGTCAATGGTCAACTTGGTGGTGATCCTGCACCACCAGAGGGTTACGAAGAGATCTCTGTTCAGGGTCTTAGTGGTCAGCAGCCTAGTCATGACGCCTTGGTTCCGACAGATCTAATCCTCACGGCAGTAGCTGATCAGATGAATATGTCCAAGGATCTTGCGTACAACATGGTCAAGGATAAGTATGGCGCTGACCTACCTGATAAGTACCACGCCTCTGTAGGCGGTCAGGTTCACTACTACTTGCCTACGGATATGGCAGGTAATCAGCAACAGCAACAGCAGAACCCTCAGGTAGGGCCGACAGCACCACCGGCACCGGTAGCTCAGCCGCAACAGCAGCCACAGCAGCCTATGCAATAGAGAGTAATGAAAGGCAAGGAGTGGAAAAGAAAGAGAAAGCAGGTATTAGATCGAGATGAATACCAGTGCAAGCAAGTCGAGAATGAAGTTAGGTGTTCCAGTATCACAGATTTAACCGTCGATCATATACTACCAAGATCACAGGGCGGGACGAATGATCTCAGTAACTTACAAACTTTATGCTTAGAACATCACAGAATAAAGAGTCGCTGGGAACAAGAATACTACAAACAAGTTGGGGATACAGATAATGGATGTCTTGCGTTCGACGGAACTTAACAATTATGAAAGGTTAGCATTACATAAGTCCAAGGGTACACCAAGACCAGTTCTAGTAGACAGAAATGGTAGAGGGAATCTCTTCAGAGACGCTAACCAACAAGATCTTATAAGTGATTTCGCTAATCGTCGTGCATTGTCACGACGAACTGCATCTATGGGTGGTGATGATGTCTTCGCCGCAATGCCTAGGATGTATAGCCCGATGGAATACTTCCAAGCTCAGAAGATTCCGTATCGGATCGATCAGGATCAGGAAAGATTCAAGCTGTATCAGTGGCTGGATCTGTTCTATAGAACTCACTACTTGATTCCGATTCTGGTTGACATCTTCACTCGATTCCCCCTAGTTGGAATCGAACTAGAGTCACCCGATCCAGAACTCAAGACCTTCTATGAAGATCTCTTCTTCGAGCGCATGGACTACGAACATTTCCTAGTCGATCTCGGAAGAGAATACTGGACGTTAGGGCAGGCATTCCCATTAGGTCACTTCAATGAGACGCTTGGTATCTGGGAAGAGGAAGAGCTTATCGATCCCACGATGGTCAAGGTACGTAAGTATCCGATCATTGGTGGTGAACAGTTCTTCTTTGCCTCTGAGGGTATGGAAACTCTACGTAACATCGTAGAGAAGCAGCAGCCTCGTGAGATATTTTACCTATTGGAGAGAGACTATCCAGAATGGATCCCGTTCTTGAAGAATAAGAAGGACATCCCCGTTAGCAACGTACTGCTCAAGCAGGTAGCTTTCAAGTCTAACCCCCGTGATCTTCACGGTACACCTATCTTGCTCCGTGCATTACGTACATTGCTGCACGAAGAGAAGCTTATCGCATCACAGGATGCTGTAGCTGAACGACTTTACAACCCGGCCATCCTCGTTAAACTAGGTATTCAGGATATGGGTCAGAACCGTGGCCCTTGGATCCCGACCCCTGCTGAAGTGCAGGATGTCCGAGATCAGTTTGACCTGATGCTTGCAAGCGACTTCCGTTTGATGGTTCACCACTTCGGAATCGAGGTACAACAGGTCTTCGGTAGGGATCAGATGCCTAGATTGGATCAGGACTTTGATCGTATCGAGACACGACTTATGATGACCTTCGGTGTCAATCCGTCCCTTCTTCAAGCTGGTAGTGCTAGTCAGCCGTATGCTTCTAGTGCTTTGCAGGCAGAATTCCTTAACCAGATTCTTCGCACGTACCAGAAGTTCCTCATCAACCACTACAAGACTCGTGCTAGAATAGTAGCTGAAGCACAAGAGCATTTTGCCTACGAGAAGCGTGGAGATACAAGAATCCCAATCATGGAAGAAGTTCTTACCATCGATGAAGATGGAAACGAGGTAATCGAGGAACGAAACAAGCTCATGATTCCTGAGATGAGGATGAAGGTGCTTGACCTTAGAGATGAGGCAACGCAGCGCCAGTTCTATCAGGCACTCAAGCAGCAGGGCGTACCTCTACCGGATCAGGATCTCGCAATGGGTATGCACTACGACTTCGTTGAGTCTCTTGCTAAGACGGAAGAGGAAATGATTCAGAAGACTGTCAGCCAGCAGGAAGCTAAGGTTAAGACTTATGATATCCTTACCGCTAAGGGTCTTCCGATCCCGCCAGATCTAAAGCAAGAGGTAGAAGGTATGGCTGGGTTCCAGCCGCCACAACCTGGCGAGGGTACTGACATTGGTGTCACACCCCCGATGCCTGGTGAAGATATTGCGATGCCTCCACCGCCTGGTGGTGGAACAGGGCCGATTGGCCCGTATGATGCTGAACGTGGCGGAAGACCGGAGCAATCTGATGAAGGTAATCCGATCCCACCGCCTGGTCAAGTGCCGACACAGCCTCAGATTCCTGGGGTACCGGGACAGCCTGGTCTATTGGGAATCCCTGGCGCACCTAAGCCAGCGATCAGTAGCAGCACTAAGTTACCAAGAAAGAAAGCTAAGAATTTCACCGTACCTGACTTGACAAAGGTGGATGGGACTGCTACACTTAGCCAAGATGAAGATTCGATTACAGAATCTCCCGCAGAATAACGCGGCTGAAGATATGAGTAGACCCGTTTGTAAATGTCATGGGTTTCCCATGCGTAAGCACGGGTTCAGGCAGAATGGCAAGCAGACGTGGAGTTGTTCGTTGAAACGACGGGGCATAGTCCAGAAGTACCGTGATACTGCGGTGGCGATGGGACTATGCCCCTCTTGTTGTATCCGAAAACGACCATTGGGTCAAAGTAAATGTAATTACTGTGCAACATATCAAGTCAACAAGACAATAGATAAATACACATATTTGTTATCGCTGGATCGAAATGATCCAGAGTACATAGCAATAGTTCAAGGAGGTAGTGTTAATGGCTAAACCAAATAGGCCCAAGGTAACCGACGAGGTTAGAAGGGCTAAGCTAAAGACGAGCGCCGTTCTTCGTGCTCAATTTAATTTGAAGACAGCATTAGATCGTGTGGACTTCGCCTTTGATGTGGTTAAACCAGCACTTGCAGAGGTTGAGCTAGGTGCAACCAAGGGTGAACTACCCCAATTCGTGATTGAAGATGATAGTAAGAAAGACAACTAAGAAACTACGCATCCTCGATTTCGATATCGAGAACAGGCCATTGTCCTACTGGTTTGATGGACGATGTACCGCAGAGATCACCGCTATCGCTTGTTCGTGGAGCGATAGTGACAAGGTAAACGTGTGGTTGCTGGGTGAAGATGACCCCGAAGCTATCCTTGAAAACTTTGTCGAGCAGTACGACCAAGCTGACATCGTTACTGGCCACTACATTCGTAAGCACGACTTGCCGATCATCAATGCTCATTTGTTTGAGTATGGGATGAACCCGTTACAGTCAAAGCTTACGTCAGATACCAAGCTAGACCTGATGAAGATGGGTAGCTTTTCAATGTCACAGGAAGCTCTAGCGGCTTACTATGACCTGCCCGAACCCAAGCATCACATGGATCAGGCAGCTTGGAGATCAGCTAATAGGCTTACTGCCGCTGGTATTACCAAGACTCGTAAGCGAGTCGTAGATGATGTCATCCAGCACAAGGCTCTTCGAGAAAGACTAGTTGCCGATGGCGTCCTAGGTGAACCTGTTTGGTGGGAGTCTAAGGGAACACCTGTAATAGGTTCGTATACACCGTAATGGAAAGAGCGTACGCACCACACTGCGATTCATCTATCTTGCACAAGCCCGGTGAGTGTAAGTATTGTGATGAGTATGCAGACTGGCAGGAGATGAGAACGACCCAGCGGATCAATTTCACTGGTCACTTCGATAAAGATAAGGCTCCATGCCCGTCCCATTACTTCAGAGATCCAGAGATCGCTGAGTTGTGGGGCGGGAACATGCCTACCAGTATGGTGGATGAAGCACAGAGAGAAGTAATGTTAAAGACTTACAATATTTTAACCGCTCGTGGATTAGCAGTACCACCAGATTTGAGAAAGGAGATAGAAGGGTAGGGTCGTTTCTGGCGGCGCGAGCATAGTCAATGGTTGTCAGAATAGTAAACAGTTGGGAGGGAAAATGAGTGACGGTTCTAATTTAGGAGTAACAGCAAGGCGAGCATTAGACACGATTCTGGGTGGAGATCCGTCTCCTACTGAGGATGAGATCCAGACTCCCGAGCAGGTATCGGCTCGTATCATGAATGCTCCTAGTCCATTAGAGGGCGGGCATGTATTCGAAACTTACGGTGAAGATGGTTATGCTGTCGCCGCAGATGCAATCGCCAAGGCGTTCTTGCTGGTTGCTCTGGACGATCCTGACATTCTTGACCGGCCTGTATATTGGGGGCCAGAGAACACGGAGATTGAAGATCTCTGGGGTAAGCAGGCTTCTAGTCCCGAGACAGCAGTGTGGGATAAGGTTTGTGCCCAATGGCCTGGGTTCGATGAGTGGCTGGGCGGTGCGTCTGGGTTCATGGTTAGTTTCGCCTACAACACAGTCAAGTACATCATCGGCCAGGAAGTTACAGGTAATTCAGCAATCGTGGAGATCAATGTCTAAGAAACCAACAGGAATGCAGGTTACTGTCTATGATCTAGGCAGTAATCCCTTGCCCACAGAAGCAATCGAAGAGGTAGAAAAGGCTGTCGTCAATGTTCTTAAGCGACTTAAGAATCAGGATAGCTCGAAGTATTCTACCCTTGCTCATCTAGTGGTAACTGAATGAGGCTAGTACCAGTTCACCACATGGCTCCGTGCCATGAGCAACCGGGTAAACAGGAGTGGTTTCATTGGCAGTGTATCGCACTGCATCCTATCAGATATATTCGATCACGAGGGCCAGTGCGCTTTCGTTATGGAGGAAAGGTATGATTATTGGGTTAAACGGTAGGCTTAGATCAGGTAAGGATACAACATTTCATCTTATCAATGAGATGTATGGTGATGAGTTCAAGATTCAGCAGGTTAGTTTCGCTGCTAAGCTAAAGGACTCAGCAGCGGCTTCTATTGGTGTAACTCGTGCGGTTCTTGAAGAACTTAAGAACGATGAGGATCTTTACTTCATCCTCTATCGTCGTAAGAAATTACAGACTTCCAATGTTCAAGAAGACAGGGCTGTAAGATTCAATGTACGTGAGTATCTTCAGTGGTACGGTACGGAAGGACACAGGGAGATCTTCGGTGATGATTTCTGGGTAGATCAAGCTCTACCTTTAGACAAGGACTACAGTGATGGTCTTTATGTCGTCACCGATATGAGATTTCCAAATGAGGTTCAGCGTGTGAAGGATCTCAATGGTTTGTGCGTCAAGGTAGAGCGGGAATCTGCTACTGCCCATGGAGAACATGCTTCAGAGCAAAACCTCGATCATATGATCGATTATGTACTGGACAATACGGGATCATTAGATGATCTTCGTAACCATATAGCCGAGATGTTCGATCTGACCATCGCAACGAATGGAAGGGTGCTAAATGCTATTACAGGTTGATATAGATTCAACTCTCTACGACGCCGATAAGCTGTTCGGTGATCTAGCTGAAGAGGCAGGGATCAAGTGGCCTCGTAGAGACAATGGATGGAAGTCTCCTAGTGAGGTCTTCAAGGAAGATGGTACAGCTTGTAGCGTTGATGATCTCAAGAAGTTGTTCCGTAAGGCACACTCACGAGAGTACGTGATGCTCAACAAGCCGTACCCAAATTCGGTCAAGGTTCTTGGGGATCTTGTCCAAGATCACCCCGACTTAGAGATTGCCTATGTATCTGACCGTAACGAGCAGCAGACTTCTGCTCTTCGGGAGTGGTTGGATGATTGTGGGTTCCTCTTCAGTGAGGATACTCATGTAGCAGCAACCAAGGACAAGCGACACTGGATGCGCGAGCGCCGTCCCGAGATTGTCATCGATGACCGTGTTCGTACGATGCTGATGGCAAGGTACGAGCTAGGATCTTATGTTGTGTCGCTTCAGCACAACCATAACGTTAATCTCAAGGGCGAGTGTGAAAATATCCATATCGTCAAGGACTGGAAAGAGATTGATAAGGTATTACGGGAGAATATCCTCCCGCATGTTCAGCACAAAGCAGTAAGCAGAGAACGGGAGTTGGTATAAATGGATGATGAAGTAAGAGAAGAACAACAGAACGAACCCCGAGTACAGATCGGGCCGCATCCTCTTGGAGGTATTGCGGTCACGGCTCGTGGCCCTTCAGGGGATGTTGTAACCTCACGGATTGATTTGCCAGAGGCTACAATTCTGATGGCTCATTTGCAGTCATTGATTACGATGATGTTCCAGAGTATGTACGCTCAGGCAGCGCAGCAGTCTAATCTGGTGCAGGGGATCAAGTAAGATGGGCCAGATAGGGCCAGCAGAGAAGAAGACAACTGGTGGGGGAGACTTTCCCCCACCACAAGCACCACCTGAATTGGCGATTACCCCTGCGTTCATGTATGATCTTTATCAGGCTGGGGTCGTGGGTACCAAGGAGTTTCGTAACTTCCTGGCCAAGATCGATCCTCGGTTCGCTGAGATCAGAGATCCAGATGTCGATAATCAGATCGATGAAGAGGCTCGCCGCCGCTATCAGTTGTTCACACCGGCAGATGATGGAGTTGTCATTGACCGTGATGGGCAACTGAAGGGTGACGAATAGTTGCATTTCCGTGGCTCTTATGATATTATAGGTGCCATGGAAACTTCTACAGCAATACTTGAGCGGTTACTTGAGATGGAGCAAGAGATTCAATCTCTCCGTGGTCAAGTTCACACTCTGGATAGCACTTTAACTGGTATCAAGCACTTCCTCAAGGTTGGTGCTGACTACAAGAACGAGAACCCAGAGCAGATCATCGCAGCTATTCAGGCCGCATTGGGTAAGGCTGCTGAGTATCACAAGCCTGGTAAGGCTAAGAGACAAAGGAGAAATAGATAACATGCCGTTACTGTTACTAGTTGTTGCTGGACTGGTGTTGATCCTTGCCACCAGCTATACAATGCTGGGATGGGCACTGTTAGGATTGGGTGTCGGGCTATTCCTTTTGTGGCTCGCCTTCGTCTTCGGTGTCATCGCATACTTCTGGAACCAGGAGTTATAAGTTGGGATTGTTTGGGTCAAAGTCGCAGGGCAGCACTGTGAATGAAGAGTTAGTTACCCTCTACAGGGGCGAATCTATTCATCCTCAGTTAGCTAAGGCATTTGACTGGTTTGATGAGGATGTCAAGCCATTTATGAACCAGGATGATATCATCATCGCCGGTGGAGCGATGCGTTCTCATTTCACGGGCACACCAGTTAGAGACTATGATCTTTATGTCCCGAAGAAGTATCTTGGCCAATTAGGGGGCGCTACCACCGATCTATTCAAGAATCTTAGTGGTGGGTACTGGAAGAAATCGGTCGAGTCAGATATGTCATGGGTTTATAGATGTATAGAGTACGATCCTTTCAATCAACGGATGACCGATAGGGCATTCAATGTATGTAAGAAGCCCTTTGAGTCTCCGCAGGATGTAATCGATACATACGATTTCACCGTATGTATGTGTGCAATGACGCAAGACTCAATCACTCACCACCCTGATTACTTTACCGACCTAGCTACAAAGACCATTAGGATCCACGACTTGCATGATCCCATGGCTCTACTCTGGCGGTTGCAGAAGTACAATCGTTATGGATTCCAGATTGATAAGACTGAACTGTGGAGAGTAGTCGAAGCCGTCCATGAATTAGACGCACTACCTAAATTGAATACAGAGAACACAGAAACCAAGATCGTGAGCCTCAATGAGATCTTCCGGTCGTCGTAGGTGAAACATGAGTGATGAAAAGACAATAGAAGGAATGAGATATGAGTTAGGCCGTGAGTCTGCTCAGAAGGGTGACCCTTTACATGAGGGGGCTTCTGAAGAGTTCTATCACGGCTATACGGACGCTAGACCGACTGCTTGGGCAGGATCGTCAAATGTCATGCCTCGCCTCTTTGGTAAGGGAAGAGTTGTTCGAGAAGATCCTTGGGATTGCGTGTGCGGTGAACGAAACCGTCACTACTATCCAAGGTGCCAGATGTGTGGTATCTCGTACTCCCTAGCTAAGGAAGCTCTTAGTGAATGAAGAAATTAATATCGATTGGGAGTTCGTAACTCTGTACAGTGACAAGGATTGTCGTGTGATAGGCGATGTCTATTACAAGGCAGGGTACAATCATGGCCTAAATAGAACTGATTGTACTTTAGCCACTGAACATCCCGATCTAATCAAAGCGTATAGGATGGGATGGACTGATGGTGAAGGGGATCGTCTTGAACGATCTCTACAAACCCTATGGTCGTCTTCTGGCGGCGAGTAGGGTTCAATGGTTGTCAGAATAGTAAACAGAAAGGAGTTGAAAACCGCATGAGAGTTAGAGAAGACGTAGGACTCAGTTACGACGATGTGCTACTTTTGCCCAAATTAGGTGTTCTGCGAAAACGAGCAGATGCCGATATTTCCGCAGAAGTGGTCAAAGGGGCAAGAATCGGTGTCCCGATCATTTCGGCCCCAATGGATTCCGTTACAGAATGGGAAATGGCGGCAGCTATGACTCAATGCGGTGGATTCAGCTTTATTCATCGAAATCTAACTCCGAAGGAACAGAAAGAGCAATTTCTCAAGTCTACTCTGGGTAAAGAGCAGTATATTGGCTTTGCGGGCGTTTCTATTGGGATCGATGAAGGTTATGAGCGATGGAATCTATTGCGAGAGGCCGGATGTGAGATTTTCGTCCTAGATGTTGCTCATGGTCACCATAAGTCAGTAGGTGAATTCATTGAGAAGACTCCGGTGGATCTTTTTGAGTCATCTAGCCTAATTGTCGGTAATATCGCTACAGCGGAAGCTGCACACTACTTTGCTGATCTGGGTGTTGCTGGTGTGAAGGTTGGTGTAGGCCCAGGAGCCGCCTGTTCGACCCGTGCAGTAACGGGTCACGGCGTACCGATGCTCACAGCTATTAATGATGTCTATTGGGCTATCTTCGACTATGGAATTACCCTAATCGCTGATGGTGGTATCAAGACCAGTGGGGATATCGTTAAGGCTTTGGCGGCTGGTGCAGATACAGTGATGATTGGTCGGCTTCTAGCTGGTGCTGATGAATCGCCTCATCCTGGTCTTTATTGGGGTATGGCGTCCCAGCGGGTCAATGGTCATCGTGCTCCTGAGGGTGTTGAGGGCGTAGTGGATCGCACTGGCCCTGTTGAAAACACTATTAAGCCATTAGCTTGGGGTATCAGAAGTGGCCTCTCATATGCGGGTGTTACCAACTTACAGGATCTTAGAGATATAGCGGAATTTATTCGTGTAACCCCTCAATCTACTCTTGAGTCGGGAGTAAGAATCTGATGGGTCATGTTCCTATGAGAGGGCTATATGAATCGGCATTCACTAAAGTAAGCATGGCTCGTGGCCCAATCCCTCC